GATGACGAAGATGATCTAGACGATGATGATGAAGACGACGAAGATTGGGATGATGATGACGAAGATGATGAAGATTTAGACGATGATGACGGCTATTAACGTTTCATTTGTTTTCTAGTTCTCTTGGCTTTTATAGCCACAAGAAGCGGATCATTTTCTGGAGCTTCGTAAGAAGGAAACGCTCCATTTTGTATTTTGTTTAGATTTAGCGGAGTTTGTGATGCTAATTCACCCTCAGGTCCAGCAGAGCCAAATATAGATTCTGCCCAATGTTTGAAGTACAGCTTCATATAATATATGTATGAAAATTGACGTATTTATATTTAACTATGGCCGTTTCTACGATGCCAGAGCTTTGTACGATACATTTGATAATCTTGGATACGAGACTTATTTACTTAATTGTCAAAGTCCCACAGACCCACCCTTTAAAGCCACTGATAGGATACTTAAACTCCCGAACATATTTTATTCGGGACAGTGGAACGAAGCTTTAAAGTTGTCCAAAGGGGATGTGTTATTTCTTATAAATTCTGATGTTAAAGTTAATCATCCTAAAATGATTATGCATAGGATGAAGAAATTCTATAATCACTATGGAGATAGGGCTGGTATTTATGCTCCCAACCACTATTGGACTCCCTGGACCTACAATCCAGATTTACTTAAAACAGTAGAATTTGGATTGAAGAAAGTGCCAACACCAGATAGTACCATTTGGTCCTTGAGCAGAGCGGTTGCTGATGAAGTTGGTCCAGTAGATACAAAGATCAATGCTTTAGGTTGGGGTATTGAGATTGTAGCTTCTTTTTATTGTTCGAAAAGTAATAAACTTGTGGTAAGAGATTACCATGTCCATTGCAATCACCCACGCAGCACCGCGTATAATCGAAATTCGGCAGATCAACAGTGGCGAGCTTGGATAAGTAGCATAGGATTAGGTGGAGAGTTCTGGCACTATTATAATTCTCGTAACAACTTTGGATTTGGCTGGCAAGGCCATCATTTCGCTTCAGCAAACGAATTGAAAATGCTATGAAATAGTCTTTTCCAATTCCTCTATCGTCTTGATTTCTACATAGTGAATTATATCGACAATCTTCTTGTTCTTTTTAGCCTTGCCAAACTGCCTGAACGCTATCCACTCAATTCCACCGTCCTGATGATCTATTATGTTCTTTAGCGTTAAAGGGTTTGCCCTATTATCTTCTGGATTAAAGGATTTTTTAGGCAAGTAGATTTCGTACCCTTCATCGTTATGCTTTACAAAGATTTTGTATTCTGTAGGTATTAGTTTATATTTACAGAACACTTCATTGCCAGGTTCGGAAGTCCTTCCCTGGTAATACCATACTGGAACACTAACGCCCACGCAACTAACCTCTTCACCATTGAAAAGGTCATAGCGTTGTTTGCGTTCCAAAAACATGTTATGTGATACGCTTAAAGTTAGGCTCATATTAAGTTAAAGAATAAAATGGACAAATCTTCCTATAGTTACAACGGCTGCAATGCTGGCCGACATTACCTAATACACCATTAGGGTTTGTCTTGGCAATGTCATCATAACACTTGAGTAGTTCAGCTTCAACTCGATCTAACGATTGCTCGCTAAAACTAGCACCTACCAACTCAGCCCCTTCAAGGTAATATAACGCCGCTTTGATGTTTTCAGGCTTAGCGTTAAATTCCTTTTGCACAACCCTGGCATATGTCTTTAACTGAAGGTCATTTACGATATCCTTTTGGGATTTTCTCCACGGACCCTTCTTTGTGGTTTTGTAATCAAGAATCCAGAACTTATCACCCTTCTGCACCAGACGGTCGATATAACCTACAACAAGTTTCTTGTGCGGCGGGTCCAGGTCGAACTCAAAGGGCCATTCCGTCTTACCTTCGAACCCAAGCTGATCGGAGATTTTTTTCACCGCACGAATATGGTCCACAACCTTGTTCTTATATTCCTGTGGCAATTTAATGTTCTTCTTGCCTTCACCAAGGGGAATTTTGCCGCTGAGTACGTCCTCGGCAATTACTGAAATTAAAATTTCGCCTTTTGTTTGTATGTATACTTCGGCAATTTTGTGTATAATTGATCCGTAAGTAAAATAGATCGGGTCTTCCTCAAGGGAAGGGATTTTTTCGTGGTATTTGTATTTGTATTGTTGCTGACAGAGTTCCCACACACCAACTCTGGACACGCTTAAATGGTCTATTTTCATTAGTTCTACTTTCTTCATTACATGAGGGTACAATAAAAATGAGTTACAATCAAGAGTTTTTCGATGAATATAAAAATTACTTGCAGGAACCAACGGTTCGTAACGTCCACGATTTAATGTTACAAACATTTAGTGACAGTTTCCCAAAATGGAAATATCCATTTAATATCATAGATTTCGGTTGTGGTCAATGCTGTGAGTATCTGAATTACGGACAATTTTCAGGATATGCTGGCTTGGACCTGAATCCGCCGTTACATCCTGGCTGTTTCAAAGCAGACTATACCAGGATGCATGGTGAGGATATGAAATGGTTTGCACCATACGCATTCCACGGGTTTGTCAGCTTGTTCTCCACGGAATGCTGTTTGACACGGATTGGTAAATATGAGTTTTATCGTAAAGTATTCAGAGAAACAGACGTGCAAATGGGGTTGGTGGCTGGCTTTTATTACAAAAGTAGGATACAACAGGAAAAGGTGGAAGAAACTGGTGGAATCGTTTCCTTCCAGTCCACGGAAGACCAGCGAGATTTTATGTGCCCTGAATTTATAGAATACAGGACTTATATCGACGTGCCATCCAAGATGTTTGGCCCCGATGTGGTGGAAGTATGGAAACTGCTAATTAAAAAACCTAATCATGGCAATTGACTTTGATAGTTTTGTTCAATGGTGTGAAGATCGCTTTGCTGGTGAAGTAGTCGTCAAAGGCAAAGAAGTACGAATTAATTCCATCTTCTCGCCAGACAATAAACAGCATATGTGGTGTAATCCCTATGGTGGCAAACACCATAGGGATGATGGAGTCTATCGGTGTTTCTATACCGAAAAGATCGGCACCCTTGTCGGTCTAGTCATGGAAGTTGACAATTGCAGCTATGAAGAAGCTAAAGAACTACTTTCTGGCAATACACCAATCCGTATCCTTGAAGATGAACTCGATAAGTTCTTCCAAGAGAAAGAAGTTGTATTTCAATTGCCAGAAGAAGTGCAGATCAAACTGCCACTGTATACCTACTTAATTACAGGCTTACCCAAGAGTAGTCTGCTCAGAATGGAAGCCGAAGACTATTTGACGAAAAGAAAGCTATCCACGGAAGGATTATACGTCTGTTCCACTGGAGACTACAAAAATAGAATCATTATCCCTTACCACGATGCCAAAGGTAAATTAATCTATTTCAATGGCCGTAATATGGCCAATAAAGGATTAAGATATCTCGGCCCTGAAAAAGAAATTGGCGTAGGTAAAGGTGACGTAATATTTGCATCTATGTGGCCCGCCAAAGGGTCAAAGATATACCTTACCGAAGGTGAACTAGACGCCATCACGCTTAAAATGTGTGGATTTGCTGGGATGGCTTGTGGCGGTAAAAGCCTAAGCGATAAACAAATTGAATATATCAGAGATTACAAGATTTGTTTGGCGCTAGACGAAGATGAAGCTGGATTTGCTGGCGTTCTTGACATGGGCAGGAAACTCATAGCTAATCAAATATCAGACATTACTTTTGTCAGACCGCCCGTTGGTCTTAAAGACTGGAATAAAATGCTAGTTCAGTTTAATCCTGAAATCATAAAAGCATGGATTCAGGAACATGAAAAACCTTTTGATGACTTTACAACATTAACTCTATTGCTTAATAAGACTTAAGGCATGTCATTGCCGCCGTTTAAGGAACTTATAGACATACCGCCACTTAAACCAATAGACATTTTCTTAGACTTCTTTTTGTCTCTTTGCTCGACGTATGCGGCAAAGGATTCGTCCTTAAACTCAGCTTTCTTTTTAGGTGTGCCAGATGTAGTTTCTGGTTGTTCTTTATAGTGTGGAGTGTCGCCTTCTTTTTTCTTGTTGGTAAAAACGGCATAAGGACATAGTTTGCCTGAGTCTTTACCCTTGCAGGCTTCTTTGCTGAACTTCTCTGGATGATGCGTTAGGGCGGCTCTAATAGTACCCCGCCAACCTTTATAAGCTTTGTTGTCTGGTCCTGGCATAATAACTATTTACGATTACTATATTGAATTTATGAAAGAGTATTTCCAGTATTTCAAAGGTAAAGCAGTCACGATTACGACGGTGCAAATCAATTTTCGCTTTAAAGAAGAGGCGATGGCTGATTACTTCTCTGGTTTCGTTGAGATTCTTGACGAAAAGGGCATCTGGTTACGGCATCCAATCACCCATTCTTTGAGCTTTATCCTTTACGCCTACATCGTTTCCGTTACCGAAGAACAAACTCTCTATGAAGATAACCCCGAACATGCTAAAATCATTGAGGAATATCGAAAAGAGAAACCACTGACCGCTGCAAAAAGAGCGGTAGTACCACCCATTAAGGAATCTTCGGCATATGTAAATCCCGCTGCCTTGGCTGAAATAGCCAAGAAAGCGAAACAAGCTTTTACCGAGGATGAAAAAAGATGAAATTGCTAGGGCTTGATTTAGTCCGTTCTACCGAGAATGCGGCAATAGCAGCCTCTCATTGGATAGGCAGCGGTGATAAGTTAGAAGCTGATAAAGCCGCAACCGAAGCCATTCGCCGCCGATTAAACAAAATGGACTTTCGCGGTAAAATAGCCATTGGTGAAGGCATTAAAGATGGATCGTATGGCCTGTATTGTGGAGAGCATGTTGGCTTTTATAAGGATGATGATGACCGTGCAGCAATAGATATTGCTGTTGATCCCATCGAAGGCACAAGACCAACGGTAACATCTGGTCCAGAAGCTATGTCAACTATCGCCGTTGCTGACGAAGGCAGTATGTTTCGCACCGAACAATTCTACATGAACAAACTGGCCTTTGGCCCGTTTATCGCCAAGACTGTTCAATTGAATATCAACGATCCTATTGAGCGAACAATACAATTAGTATCACTCGCCAATGGGAAGAAAATCACTGATATTATGGTTTGTATATTGGACAGACCACGCCATGTTGAAGTGATTGAGAGAATGAGGAAACTAGGCGTCAGAATTAAGCTAATACAAGACTGTGATGTTTCTGGTGCCATAGCAGCTTGTTTACCAGATAGAGGTATTGATCTGTTATATGGTGCTGGTGGCTCCCCCGAAGCGGTTTTAACCGCCTGTGCTGTAAAATGTTTGGGCGGCGGTTTTCAAGCTCAACTATGCGACAAAGACGGTAAGATTTTAGATGATAAGGTCTATCGCCAAGATGATTTGGTAGTAGGTAATTGCGTATTTGCAGCAACTGGAATAACGGACGGCAGCCTTCTGAAAGGTGTACGATTTAGTGAGTTTGGTCCTATCACAAATAGCGTATTTATGCGTTCAGAAAGCGGCACTGTTCGTTGGCTGACCAGTTATCACGGCAATTAAGCTCTTAATAATGCCTTGAGGTATTCGACTTTTTCACTTATGGGCAAAGAAGCCAGTTTGTTCTCTTGCACTATTTTTTTGTACTTTTCAACTACGGATTCCTTCTTTTTCAAGTTTGCATAAATGTGTGGATTGCTGTAATAGTTCATTATTGTGGCAATGTAATCGCTCTTAGTAGAAGTGCTATCAAATTCACCTTCTAATCCTAGTGATTTAGCTAAATCCTTAAGTTTCTTCTTGCCACCCTTTTCAGCAACCATCTGATTGAGTTCATCTTCAGTATACTTCTTATCATTAGCTGGTGGTGCGGCAGGCTCTGATGCGGTAGCAGGCGGTGCCGCTGATGCTGTTGGGGCTTCAGTTGGTGGTGCGGCTACTGGTTTTGGAGCTTCCGCTGGAACTTCTGTTGGCGTCTCCACTGGTGGCTTCCAACCAAGTCCTTGTTTCAATGAATTAATTGCCGCAAATCGGTTAGGACTATTGTGCCCACCGTAAAATACTTGACCTTTATCATCCTTTGGCAAAAACTCAGTTAGTTTGTTCTTGGCAACAAAGTTCTTGAACTTTAATGTCGGCCACAGCATTATCTTCTCTTTGTCGGCTTTACCTTTATCCTGTAGTATATCTAAAAGTTCTTCCTTGCTTGGGGTTGCGACTGGCGTTTCCCCAGCGACTGGTTTATCCCCAGCCGCCAATGGAGTTTCTTTTGGAGTACCAGAGCTTGCCAAACCCTCAGCTTCTTTCTTTGTTTGTAAGTGGTGAATGTAAGCGTGAGCCAATTCCCTATCACCCTTAGCTTCATCAGCGTTGTCAGGGTCACGGGAACCGTCTTGTAATTGTCCGAGTATATCAGCAAGTGCCTTCGTGTCTAATGGATGGTCCTTATCGCGGACTACAACCTTTTTATTGCCATCTTTATCCTTTTCTACTCCATATTTGTCCATGTATGTCAGTGCCACGCCTAATCTGGTTAGCTTCTTTTCGTCATCCTTAATCTTATCATAATAGTCGATAACACCCTTATCGTCGTCAATACTTGCTTCTGGCGATTTTACTTCTGGTGGCGTTTCTGCTGGTGGTGTTTCTGCCGCTGCTGGAGGCGTGGCTACAGGAGGTGCCGCAGGCGGTGTTGGAGTTGGTGTTGGTGCAACAGGAGGTGTTGCCACTACTGGTGGCACAACAGGTTTAGGTTTACGTCTAGGCGGCTTTGGTGTAGGAGTCGTTGATGAAGGTATAGTTGCTGGTGATCCTAAACCAGCATGAGTCACTGGTGGTGCCGCCGCTGGCGCATGTGTTGGTGTTGGTGTTGGTGTTGGTGTTGGTGTTGGTGTAGGCGAAGGAGCATGTGTTGGCGCATGTGTTGGTGTAGGCGAAGGAGCAATAGGAGGTGCAGTTGAACTAGCGGTTGGGGAACCTTTAGTTGGTGCTGGGGCCGTAGGGGTAGGCGTTGGAATCCCTGGAGAACCTAATGGCATAGGCGCGGGCGGTGACGGCGAGGAAGATGGTCCACCTGAAGATGGACTTTTCATTGGATTGACCGCCATGCCAGGCTCAGGAGTTTCACTATCTGGCATTGATGTTGTTTTAGGTGAAGACCCAGCTACACGATACGCCCTGGCTGATCCTAATTGGTCAATCATACTATCCAAAGATTGTACGAAGTTTGGGTTCATGTCAAAACCCTTGGACAACTCTTTTAATTTCTTGAGGGAGTCTAGTGCCTTTTGCTTTGTCTGTTCGAAATTACGTTGAGTCTGACGGTAGTGCCAAACTCGTTTTAGCAGATGGGAACCACCACCATATAGACCACCCATTAAACCGCCAGCTAATCCACCCAGGCCCGCACCCGCGAAGGTGCCAGCGCCACCTGTAGGAATACCACCAGCCGCACCGCCAGCTAAAGCGCCATAGCCTGCACCCTTGCCAGCGTTTCTCCAAACATCTCCCCAAAAATTTCCTAACTCTTCGTTAAACCTTTCTGGTGGAAGATTATGAGCATCTTCGTACCAAATAACAAAAAGCTCTAATGGGAATTGTTTTTCTTCTACTAATTCTGCTGTGACTTCTAGTTTAAGGTCACTAGCCTTAGATTCCAGAATCTGGTGGTAATCATTAACAAATATATTTTGGAACTCATTGAGAACGAGGTTCTCTTCACCGCTATTTACAGCTAGGGTGTTGTTTAAGCTTTCAATCAACTTCTTGAGGTGAGCGAACTCCTGAAGAGATAGTTTTAAAGAAGTATCTTCCTTTATTTGGCTGCTAGCCCAACTTTCCAGTGGGTTTATCCATTCGCAGCGAGGAACTCGCGCATTGTTTGTGTTACTATGTATTCTCGCAAACAACCCGCGAACTTCTTCTACCTTTTCTTTATATAACTTGCTTCTGATCTTTGACCACTTATTCATACCGATATTTAGTTAGTATCGGGCAGTTTCTTCAAGGACATTAAGCAAGAATCGAATCTATGAAATTCGCTATTTAGATATTTCCTATACAGCCTGTCAAATTCTTCTACATCTTTTTCATCTATTTCGAAGTAAATGACCTTGCCCTTTTTGCCTATTGCCTCATATTTATGCATCATGTAATAAGCCGCCGCACCAAGATCACTAATCATTTTCTGTACACTCATTCTATTCCTTTCTATAATATTAAATAAGCCTTGGGATGTTATCACCCCAAGGCTTACACCATACTTAAATGAATAACTCTTTAAGTTTTTTCGTAACAATATTACAGATTACGGCCTGTGCGTTTAATTCCTCTGAAATATTTAACAACCCCTGATAAGCTATAGCCAACTTTTCCATACTAATTTTAGTAGGACAACGATTAATCGTTAGAACTGGATTCCACGATTCTTCGCTCCAATTTAGCTCTAACTTGGGGAAAGACCTATTGAGTTTAAGGAGAATATAATCCATTAAGTCTTTGGTAGGACAGAAAATGTGTGGGTCTAAGTCATTGCAGCCAACTTTTACATCAGCCAACCTTCGCCATAAAGCGAACTCATCCACGTCTTGACGGAAGCCACATCCTCTTGCACAGTTCACATCAGGCTGACAAGCATCACTTAATTCCTCATCGAAAGTAAGTCTAGGCTCTTTACTTTTCTTGCCACATGCTTCTTGGATATTATCCAGTGTTGCTTGATGCTTTTGCTTGCGTCGTTCTTCTGCGGCCTTTTCAGCCTGTGAGATAATTTTTTTGACTTCTTCTAAGTCTTGGTCGTTTAGAGCAACCACTTCGGGTTCCTCTGTAGGATGTATTGCTACATCATCATCATAAAATTCCATATTTGCCTTTCTAATTAACAAAATGCCCTTATTTCGTCTAGCAACGAGGATCAAACATAATGGAATCATTCCATACAGCCTGAACAACTATAAGGCTTTGCGTAATTATGTATGGACAAACATATAAATTTTACCACTTTATTGTAAAGAATTTTCTGCGGCGACTAAGCAACCGCGAGCAACGCTGAACAATGGATCATTAGGTCTAACGATATTACCAATCTGAATTGGCAGTTCTGCCTGCTTAATTATATCCCTAAACAGATTATCAAACCCTATGGGGAGTGATGTTCCACCCGCGATTACAATGTCAACTGGCTTGTCTGAACGAGCCTTTTTACCAGCCTCAGTTAATCCCTTTTTGATAACATTGGCAGTTTTCTCAACCATAATCTTATATTGTGTCTGAATTGCCCTTTCAACTAAGTTCGCTGGATCAGCGGTTAGATTGATTTTTGTTTTTTCCTGATTGATAAAGGTGATACTTTCCCCTGTGGCCTTGGCTGCCATTTTGTCAATCCAGTCGCCACTATTAACAATTGCAAAGGTGAAAACAGGGACACCAAACATAGAAAAGCACAAATTAACCATACCAGCACCAAAGGAGATGCCGATACCAGTATAATTATCAGCCTTTAATTCCGCATAAACTAGAGCCAATCCTTCATTAATTGGGAATGCCTTGATCTTGTGACCTTCATCCGACTCAAATGCCTGGAAGATTGAATCTAGTACCTTGGTATGAAATTCGGCATCTGTTTCTTCGTTGATAGCATTGGCTGGAACGCTGTAGTAAAGCACGTCTCGATCTTTCTTGACGTTTCCTTCCAATAGACTGTGCAGCATGATACTCATGACTTCATAGGCATCATGTTCCTTTGAGTTTACGCAGCCATCCTTCATCGGACGCTTTAGTTCCAATTGAGACAATGTGTAAGCCATTCGGACAGCTTTTTCCCCAAGAGCATAGGCTTTCTTGGAACGCTCAATTAAAGGAACACCAACTGTCTTCATCATCTGAAATACCAGCCGATCCTCTAAAGCAATCTCAAGGAAAGCATTTACTTCTCTATCATAAACGAAATCATTCTTATCGTCTCTTGTGCAACACACAAGGTTATAAGTACCAGCGTCAAATCCTATAGGCATAATTACTCCTCTTTTCTTTTGCCAAACTTTACTTTATCTTCCGATTTGAACTTAGGTATTGCCCAAACCGTTTTCTCTTCTTCTTCCTGTTCTACTTCTTTTACTTGTTCTTTTTCAATTTTAGCTTTGCTAGATTGTAATTCGACAGTACCAGTATTCAGGTTAATGTTCAGGTCTATTGTTATATTTAACTGACATTCACCATCTTTGGTAACTACATGAACTTTAGTGGGCCTTATCAAATCTCCCATAACTTATTATATAGGCCACTTTAACATCATTTTATCAATACCTGCTTCTATTTCACCTGTAGTTAATTCAGTAATGCACGGGCGTAATCCCAAAGCATATCTCTGATTATTTGGGCCGACAACAGGTGCATCGCAGTTAGGGTGCGAACAATATAGATAATTGTAGCAAGGACCACCACAAGGCCAATCTCCGTTATCCCTGTGCTTTTGAACAAGCACAAAGTCGTAGAATTTACCCCTTAATTTACCGTCTACATGAGTAAAAATGCCAGTCAATGGCTTTCCTATCCCGCCCGCGTAATGGAAAGTCGATGTATCCACCGTAACAACATAATCTGCTGCGTGAATATAACCCATCCAATCCGCCAAAGTTCTGCCAGTCAGGACAGGTACTTCCAGAGTATTTAATATGCCGATAGGATTATTGTGAGCCGAATAAACAAATAGTCCCTTTTTACGCATGTATTTGACTATTTCGCTTATCTTCTCCTCCGACAAAGACCTAAGTTTCTCAAATGCCAAAGGTGAGAAAAAGACACTTGGCCCATTTTTGTTGTGCCTGAGTTGCGATCCATCCCTTAACTGTTTAACTGACAAAACCCCATCAAGTATTTTTTCTTTACTGATGAACGGCAATTGCATGTCGTGATCTTTTAGAACTATACCACAATGGTCAGCCCATATTTCAGCCCGATGTTTAATATTCCTGCTCATTTCGCGTGACTCGTATTGAATACAACAGTTACTAATGTCGTATGAAGTCATGTAATTGGTTTTATCTATATTTTCAACGCTAATCACATCATCCAGACAAGGATGATCTTTAACCAGTTCAAAGTATTCATCAAAGCAGGCGAATGTTAAATGCAGGTCAGGAGCTAGGGATTTGAAGTTTTTGAATAGCATTCTACAGTTAAGAATGTCACCAATGCCCCTGGCATTACGAATAATAAGTACCTTGTTGCGTTTGTTGTATAGGTCACGCAGGGTAGGCTCTGGTGGTCTTTGTTTCTTTTTGAGTCCTAGTATCATGTAATAAGATAGTAAACAAAAAAAGCCCTATCTTTTGGATAGGGCTTTTTTTATTAGGATAAATCCTTAGCTGTTGCACTGAACAGTTAGCGATAGAACGATCTGTAGAGTTGTCGCTACAGTGCCACCGTCAAATGCTAGCTTGGTCAAAGCCAAGTCGCCAGCATTGAAAATCTGTGTGTCGCCAAAAGCTAGCAACATAACTGCTGAAACGTCGCCGTTTAGCTGGACAGTTACGTTCTGAGTTGCGGCTGTGCCCAAGTTCGTCATCTGGACGAAAGTAGCTGCTGCACCATATGTGCCAACAATGTCGATAAAATTGGTTGCAAATGTATCGGCAATAGCGACTGGATATGGATAGAAAACCTTCGGGAAGGTGTTTTCGCCTGGAATGTCTGAGTATACGCTTCCGTCATCCGTTAGGACTTCGATAAAAGCGATTTCCTGTGAACACTGTGGGTAAGCAAATCTCTTCCAGTAGTTACAATCCGTAAATACCTGGCCGTCAAACAACTCACGATAGATGCGATTTGGGCCTGTGCAGTACATTGTGCGCTGCTTGGAAGGCTGCATCTGATTGCCCAAGAAACCTGGGCTTGCAGTGGCTGGGTTATAATCTAGATAACCCTGCTTGCCTGGATAATTAACATGTACCTTAAATACACTCATTTTAAACTCACTCCTTGTTTGGATCGGTTTTCTGTCTGAGTGTATATATGCCCCATACTTTAAAAATCTTTTGGAATAGGTATTTTTGAGTCTTCTAAAAGTGATTTTAAGTCCTGTAATTTTTCCAAATTACATGTGTTAGCTATTTGGCCTTTATATTCAGCCATCTTCGACTCCAAGATAATGTTGGCGCGATCCTCGGCAATTTGTTTAAATATGTCTTTACAAGCTATGAATACCTGCAAACCAGGCAATTCTCTTTCAATGTAATGTCTGGCATCTAAGACTTTTACTAGAAACTGTTCATCTTCCCCAAAATAACTAAGGCAATAGTTGTCTTTAATATCTAAATATTGTGTAAAAGGTATAGGCATATGACAGAATCTCAAGAGAAAACTAAATTAGCTTATGAAAGTTTCGATTGTTTCTTTAAACAATTTGAACCTTTCGATTATCATAGTAAAATGGTCCTAGAGATTTTCTTTAAGGTCGTTTTGGAGAAAAAATATGGAAAAAGTGTATCTCTACCTTCGCAAGAGAAATAAATCCGATGCCAAAATCATTGGCACATTGCTTTGTAGCCGTTCAATACCAGCATCAAGATTGACCAGTATTACAGATTTGGGACTGCCTTCGCAGGAGCGAGCAGACTTAGAAAAAGTAATATATAACCATCGAATTGAGTGGGAACCGTGGATCGAAACTTCCCCTGATTACCATGTTTTGAGAGAAAGTCTACATAAGGCAGGCGTATCTGCACCGCCATCTCCTAATGCACCGCTAATTAACTTCAAACCACTAGAGGTGTCTAAAGTTGCCGAAATCAAGTTGAATAAGAATAAGACTATGATTCGAAAGAATTAAGTATAGTCACAAAGAACTTCGGTATGCGAAAAGTCCCTGATCTTACTTCCACCAACAGGATGTTGTCATTGTCACATTCCAGTATGGTGCCCCCACGTCGCTTGAAGTCTTTCGCCATTTCGTAAAGATCGCCTTGGTCCACGTCCATTTTGCCTGGAAGCCTCTTTAGACTTATTTTGGACTCGACAATGCATCCACGGTACTTCGGCTTACGAGACTCAAACTTCTTTTGTTTGCTCATCCACTTTCTAAAATCATTTAGTGAGAAATTAGGTTCCTTCCCGTTATTTTTATCCATCATTGAAAAACCTTTTCAAATCAGCCAAGTTTATATATGTAGCAAACTCGTAATCTAAACTTGAGTCAGTGTAACCCACATTAATTTTTGCCTTTTGCATCCAATAAAGGTTAGCATCAATTAATTCGTGAGCCATTTTCTGCTGGGGGTAAACCCATAGGCCATTTTTAACCTTCTCAGTTCCAGGTCGCTCACTTGCATACATCTCTAAAGTAGACATAAGTGCTAGCTTTTTTACTTTGTACTTATATGACAATACGATAGCCGCACATACCGCATTTCTATAGTCATCAATTAAGTTATTAGTAGTTTCTTTATATGGTCCACTATACGCCTCTCCGCTTGTAGGGGAGTAAGTGTATAGTAAACCTTGATAAACTTCTAGGAAATGCGCATTTGTTCTGGTAGAAGCTATACATTTCGGCCACGATCTGATAATCTGAGGATAATAATACAAGCATTCCTGGTATGGATTATTGACAATGTAGTAGTTAAGTCTTCTCTGACTGCTCCACTTAGCAAAAGATTTGTTAACACCCATCACGATTACATCAGGCGGCAATTGCTCTATAGCTTTTACACTCTCTTCAAATCCATAACCATCCCCGATAATGACGATTTTATCGTGTACAGCATCCTCCATGCTCTGATATCTTTTTAATCCATTTTTAAGCTCATTCTCTAGGATTAACTTCATATCATCCAATGGAGTAATATCATTGATATCAACAGGCTTGATTATTGGCTTGGTAAAATTCCTCACCCAATAACCGCACTTGGATAAACAATATTCATTCTTGTTTATATGATTTTTAATTAACATAATTATCTCTGTGGAATAACCAAGTTAGTAAACATCTTTTCTAAATCTGGACTTGGTTTTAATTCCACTGGCACACCATTCCATCGCATTTCGATGACTGGATTCTCAGGCATTACTAATTGAATAGTCCTTGGTATATTTTCAATAATTTCAATCGTTTTTGGTATGCCCGTAACCTGAAGCGTCTGTGGCATCCCCGTAACTTCCAACTTTATAGAACTTGGGAAGTTAGGCGCAGGTTCTACCAAAATCTTACGCGGCACATCCGTCGCATCCAACATAATCTTGTCTGGAAGAGTATGAACCAACTCAATAGTCTTAGGAATATCCCCGCGAATCATTATTGCGTCTGGTATCGGCATCCCCACAAGCCTAATTTCTTGTGGAATGTCATGCATCACCTTAATGTCACTGATCTTAGGAACCACCAGCTTGATTTCTGACGGCAACAATTCATTTAAGTTAATAGGAATGTTGTCATCCACTTCAACATGATGTGGCGCTGGACTATTAAAGTTCATTGGTCCCACCATAGGAGCAATATTGCTCGTAGATGGACATACAACACTAATCTGACATTGAACGACTGGTGGCGTACCCCAATTTACTATCACGCTTGGCGCTGGACCAAACGTAATTGGTGGGAATACTGGCGGTGGACAGAAACTAACACATTCAAATGTCGGTGGCGCACAGAAGCTAATGCAAGCTGGAAACACAGGAACATTGCAGAAGCTAATGCAAGCTGGTATCTCACCGCATATACTGATACATTCAAACGTCGGTGGCGTACAGAAGCTTATACATTCAAAGCTTGGCGGTTCGCAGAAACAAACAGGCTCCATGCTCAAATCTATTATAACATCAAATGATACAGGATTAATGTTTGGAAATGCCGCAAAACTAATCGGTGGCACTTCAGGAAATGCACAGAAGCTTATGCACTCAAATGTCGGAACACCACAGAAGCTAATGCACTCAGGGAATACAGGAACGTTACAGAAGCTTATGCACTCAAAGCTAGGTGGTTCACAGAAACAAATAGGCTCCATGCTTAAATCTATCGTTACGTCGAATGTAACAGGATTAATGCTTGGGAACGCCGCAAAACTAATCGGCGGTACTTCAGGGAATGCACAAAAGCTAATGCACTCAAATGTCGGAATACCACAGAAACTAATGCATTCAGGGAATACAGGAACGTTACAGAAGCTTATGCATTCAAAGCTTGGCGGTTCGCAGAAACAAACAGGCTCCATACTCAAGTCAATTGTTACGTCGAATGTAACAGGATTGATGCTTGGGAACGGTGCAAAACTGATCGCTGGTACGTCAGGAAACGCACAGAAGCTTATACATTCAGGGAATACAGGCAAATTACAGAAACTAATACATTCAGGGAATATAGGCAAATTACAGAAGCTAATGCACTCAGGGAATACAGGAACATTGCAGAAGCTAATACATTCAAAGCTTGGTGGCTCACAAAAGCATATAGGTTCTACACTTAGGTCCAAAGTGACGTTAAATGTCACTGGAGCTATACTTGGGAACGGTGCAAAACTAATTGCTGGTACGTCAGGGAACGCACAGAAGCTTATACACTCAAATACAGGTATATCGCAGAAGCTAATGCAATCAAAACTTGGCGGTTCACAGAAGCATATTGGTGCCAAACTAACATCAACATCTACGTTAAAAGTCACTGGAGCTATACTTGGGAATGGTGCGAAACTTAATGCTGGTAAATCAGGGAATGCCGTGAAACTTAGTGCTGGTAAATCAGGGAATGCACAGAAGCTAATGCAATCAAAACTTGGCGGTTCACAGAAACACACAGGCTCCAGACTTAAATCAATAATTACATCAAATGATACTGCATCAATGATTGGGAATGGAGCAAAGCTAATCGCTGGTACGTCAGGGAACGCACAAAAGCTAATGCACTCAAAACTTGGAACATCACAGAAGCTAATGCAGTCGAAGCTCGGTGGCTCACAGAAACATATAGGCTCTAGGCTCAAGTTAACAGCAACATCAAAAGACACCCTTTCCAAACTTGGGAATGGTGCAAAGCTGATCGGCGGCATATCAGGTAATGCGCAAAAACTAATACATTCAAAGCTCGGTGGCTCACAGAAGCATATTGGCTCAATGCTGAGGTCTACAACCACATCGAATGATACTCTTTCTAAGCTTGGGAACGGTGCAAAGCTAATTACGTCGAAGCTTGGCGGTTCGCAGAAACATATTGGTTCTAAACTTACATCAACAGCAACATTAAATGTCACTGGAGCTATACTTGGAAATTCCGCAAAGCTAATTAAGCCAAAACTTGGTGGTTCGCAGAAACATACTGGTTCCAAACTTACATCAACATTAAATGTCACTGGAGCAATACTTGGAAATTCCGCAAAGCTAATTAAGCCGAAGCTTGGCGGTTCGCAGAAACATACTGGTTCTAAGCTCAAGTCTATTACTACATCAAATGATACTGCTGGCAACGGCGTAAAGCTAATCGGTGGCATCTCAGGAAATGCACAAAAGCTGACACATTCAAAACTTGGAACATCGCAGAAGCTAATGCAATCAAAGCTTGGTGGCTCACAGAAGCAAATAGGCTCTAGGCTTAGGTTTACAAATGCTTCGAATGATACCGATGGGAACGCTGCAAAACTGATTGCTGGTACGTCAGGGAAAGCACAGAAACTAATACACTCAAAACTTGGTACATCGCAAAAGCTGATGCATTCAAAGCTTGGCGGTTCACAGAAGCATATTGGCTCAATACTGAGGTCTACAACCACATCGAATGATACTCTTTCTAAGCTTGGGAACGGCGCGAAGCTAATTACGTCAAAGCTTGGTGGTTCACAGAAGCATATTGGTTCTAGGCTCAAGTTAACAGCAACGTCAAAAGACACCCTATCTAAGCTTGGGAACGGCGCGAAGCTAATTACGTCAAAGCTTGGTGGTTCACAGAAGCATATTGGCTCAAAGCTCAAATCTACTGCCAGGCTAATAGGCGCGAAACTTGGCACTTCGCAGAAGCATATTGGTTCAATACTAAGGTCGATAACCACATCGAATGATACTCTTTCTAGGCTTGGGAACGGTGCGAAGCTAATTACGTCAAAGCTTGGTGGTTCACAGAAGCATATTGGCTCAATACTGAGGTCAATGGTTACGTCAAATGACACTGCACTAATAGTTGGGAATGGCGCAAAGCTAATTACGTCGAAGCTTGGCGGTTCGCAGAAGCTAATGCACTCAAAACTCAGAGATGCGAAGCTAATTACGTCGAAGCTTGGCGGTTCACAGAAGCATATTGGCTCTAGGCTTAAGTCTATTACTACGTCGAAGGACACAATGCTTGGCATACAACAGCCAACAAGTGATATGACGCTTGGTATTTGGCAACCTTCTAGGGAGATAACGCTGATTTTGCAAGGGCTAACAATCTGAATAACCTGCGGCGTTTTGCATGTTTCAATAATAGACACTATCATACTTGGGCAGCATGATGCGATTGATGGTGTACCAGAAGGACATAGGTTAACTTCAGGCAGCAAAATAGGCGGCAGGTTCAATAGTGGCCCTGGACAAATTTGTTTAGGGGCTACGAACTCTGGAAACGCTGGAATATCAGGAATATGTACCACGAATGGTACAGAAGGATTTGGTAGGTTAATACCACAACAAAATTCGTCAGCGGTTGTTGGGCTTTGGACTATGCAACAATTTGGGGCGCAGACTGTTACTGTTGGGTTATAAGGACCAGCACTAATGTATTGGTGGACTCCAGATAGTTGTGCGTTTTCTTTTATACCGTCGCCAAAGTCAATTTCAAAGGAATTATAATTTCCGAATATTCTTATACAGTATTCGGCTAGCTGGCCAGCAATAGTAAACTCAAATTCTACATCGGGACAGGAATCATCGCCAACTTGTGGGCAACAACCTACCATTGAGGATAAAGAAGCATTTAGTGGTGCGGCAAATACAGCATCAGCGGCGGCGAGTGCCATTTTGGATGCTGGCAGCAGGTTTTTTCTGATGTTTTGTTGGACCTTTAACTGTGGTCCTGCTTTTAATATGTCACTAATATCACCAATAGCTTCTTCAATTGCGATTACCGCATCAACTAGCTGGTTATGGGTCTGTGCAATGATATTTGCTAGTACAGGCGTGCCCGTATGGTAGAAATTTACACTTCCTTCAACTCCACGGATGCAATCTTTTAGTTGGCATACTTTACCATTCTCATCAACCCCAACTGAGTCGTAGTATATTAATTCATCTCCAATGGTTACGAAACCATTTTCAGGCCATATGTCAACGGCATTTTGGCTCTGAGGAAAGATTTGGATTATGTCTTCTGTTTTTTCTAGATTTTTTGATAACGTAGTCTGGCTGCTGTTTTTTACTTTAAACAGTGTATAATCTGAATCTAACGCAATTGGATATACTGGCTTGGGTATTCCCCTTGGCACTTCTACTCCTTTATCTTATATATCAAAAAATTGACATTAACCATTGCCTATTTAGCGGGCCATGATGGAATGTGACATAAGACATATCTATTTCGTTGAACTTGAAGAATGACGTGTCTTCAATACCTATATAGGCTTTCGATTCTGAATCCGAGGCTGCCAGCAAGCTATTTAATTCATTTCTGGCAACCTTGTTATGGGAGTTAACCAGTTCCCATGCTCCGCTGGTGCCATTGAAGCAATATGCACTTCCATGATTGTTAAAGAAATAGACTCCGTTGTTTAAAGCCACTAAAGAACCTTCCTTATTGCCGTCTCCAGGCATATCAGGAAGTTTGACAATGTTTCTAAATGGTAAGCCAAGAGTACCTTCTGTTTTGTAGAAACCCTGAAAAGAGAAATACTCCCCTAAAGTCGAGTTTCTTAATATGTATCCAGTATTATCCTTCCAAGTAGTGCGGTAAGCCGCATAGTGACCATGTGGAGCTTCATAAGTCGGCGTAAACACTCCAGGGTGTGTCGTCAAATCATGGGCACCATTCTTGAAGTTTTTGTATTCCAACGTATCCGAAGACCGTGCGCCAGTTGCAATGTTATAAGTTAACTTTGATTTATTGGTAAGTGATACTGTTGGCAAAGGCTCCTCATTGGGCAAGCCAAATACAAAATGAATGTCTTTATCCGAAACTAAAGCCGCCCAATTCCAAGGTCTATTGATGGAATGCTCAATCTTGTAAACATCATTAAAGGCATTGTAATTGGCGAAATGTATCTGCTCGGCGGCAATTGGATCGTTTGCCGTTCTTCCGCTCGCCCAAAACAACAAACACTCCCCGCCTTCTCCAGACTTGGTGTTACCGATTCTTGCAGCACCGTTATTTCTCCAGAACTCAAACTTCTGTCTATCATCTTGAAGGAAATCATCTGTCGCCTTGATAACATAGGTATTATTCGAAGTCTTTAAAACCTCACTCACTAAACCAAACTCATATGAACGAATCCTTTGCTTATCCTCGTTTTTCCAAATCCAAAGGTTAGTAGGCTCAACTACGTCAATAGCATTTTCATAAGTTGTTACCCTGTAAGAACCTTGGGCGGTATCTGTCCTTAGAACCAGATCATAATATCCACCTACCGTGTAAAGAGCTTTAGTCTTATGGGTATTTGTATGAGGTAAATCATCATGTAAGTTCCATGTATAATTTGTTACTGCATCTACAGTTTTATTGGTTGTTGGATTGATTAGCTCCCCAGCAAATGTCTTCTTATTCTCCATTGACTTCTGTGGAACCTCAACTAATACAGGCTGGTTAATTGGCGTTCTGATTTTAGGAATAAAATCGTTAATGAATATTTGGTTTTGGAATGGCAGGAACTTGACACTTGCCTCTTCTGGCGCTTGTCCCTTGATTTTGACCATATCGACAAAGGTGACTGTATCTTCTCCGTAATGATTCTTTACGGTCAAGGACACGGTATAATTGCCTGGATCAAGAAAGGTCTTTTCAATATTTGGGTCTATTGTGGTGATTTCTTCATCGTTAAATCTCCAGGTGTAAGTAACATTTCCAACTGGCCCATAGGTTCCAGCACCCGCGAAAACAAAGTTCGTCGTAAATGGGGCTGCACCCATTGTTCTTTCAACCTCAAACCAAGCTTTAGGAGCAAACAAAATCTTTTTAAGAAAGTTAAGTCTGCCAAAGATTGTGTCACTACGCGGCTGGTCCGCAACCTCATGTTTAGTACCAAGAAACTTCTCAATTGCTAAAATAGCATCCTTAAGAGCTTCTCTATGATTTGCCATTGCCTGTAATGTTATTGTTGTGATTTTCTTAGGCTTCATGCAGTCTATGGAATCTGGCAGCAGTTCTAGTTCTGTGAACTCTCGATTTGTTCTTGAGCCATAGTATAAAGATACAGCACGCTCACTAGGCGATCCTTGTTGTTCAACCAGTGTGATGATGCCCGATGCTGGGAATTTACTTAAATCACCATCAGCCATGATGTTTGTGTTACCAGGGTAATAATCAAAGCCTAATGGCACTCTTAATGCATCATGAACTAAATATAGATTCTGGTCCCCATCTAAAGCTTCTGGATAATTGCTGCCTTGCGGTATCATATTACTTCTATTCCTTCTGGTAGTGCTACTTTCTTAATCTTACTGTCAGACAACCTAATGATTAATGATGGCTGATATGATCCTTTTTTACTGTATTTGTGCGTAACGCTGTGTATATTAGGATTACTTATAGTGATATCAGTCCCATCCCCAAAAAACCAGTGCCGTTCAACGATATCCCCATCACTCTGATCCACAAATGTAAAGTCAGTAGTTGCTGGACCCTGAAGCGGCGTGACATAAAAGAAAGAAGGGAGTTGCTCGTTATTCACCTCTATGTAGTCTGGCTTTTCAGTTAATCCCTGACCATTATTAACAGAAGTCGTAGTTAATCTAACCGTAAACTTACCTTCAGTCGAATAGGTGTGTATAGGGTGTTGCTCACTGCTAGTCTCTCCGTCTCCAAAGTCCCAAAGGTATCTACCGCCGTATCCCATTGAGAAGTTGTGAAAGGTTACAGTCAAAGGCGCAGCACCCATTCTTGGATAAGCTTTGAATACTGGCTTCGGAGCTAGCCACTTGTTCTCCAGGTAATTCAAAACTCCGTTAAGAGAGTCCGCAGTAGGACTGTTCTTCAGTCCTATCTTCTTCTCTATCTGCACGATTGCGTCTTTGATAGCGTTATGATGTTCAGCCATTAGTGGGCAAGTGACTTTACTGCCAGCAGGCCATGCGTTGGTAGACGTGTTACTGTAACCCCTATGCAATAAGTGTAATTGGTCGCCTATTTTTCTACCATAAAACACCACTTCATTTGCGGTTAGAAGATTATCAGACGACGCTGAGGTAATCTTGATTATGCCACTGTCTGGAAAACTGCTGGCGTCATTCAAGACGATATATTTGCCGTTTGCGGGCAAGACGTGTCTGAGCGTATTTTCTGCCTTATTAGTGGCATAATGTAGGTTAAATGGTGTGTCTTTAGCCTTTGGGAATACCGATAAAAACCCTGGTTGTGATGATTTATTTATCGTCAATTTGTTTTCTGGCATTATTCTCCTCAACACTAATCTGCATTTGAGACTTAGAAAGTTCCAACATTTTAATTACTCTAGCCTTAACTTCCGACTCATTATGTAGTGATAAAGCTGTTTTTAACACATCGGTAGGTACTGGCTGTCGCATTAAGGCTCTAAGGTTAATTTCTTCCGCAATTTTAGCTTCCCAAAACTCTTTCTGTACTTCATAATCATCGTAGTCTTTCAGAGGCTCGATCTTCTCCAAAGATTCGTAAGCCTGAAGGAAGAAATTAGCTTCTTGCATCTCAAATATAAGCTTTTTCTCTAGCTTATTTATATTGCTCAAAATGGATTCTTCTTTCCTTTTTAGCATTCTGGATTTAATTGCTCGTTCTCGCTTACAAATCGCGTTCAGTCTAGAATTTTGATAAACAGTGGTGTCGTCCTCGGTATAGAACTTCTCATTGTCAATTTTCAATAGTTCCACTTCGTCCTTACAGTCTTCGATTTGTATTTTAATAACGTCAATTGTTTCTTTTCTTGATTGTAGTTCCCGCAGACATTGCCATAATTGTGCTTGTGTGGTAGGCTCCTTACCCAGCACGAAATATTTCAACTGATAATAGCTGTGACGGTTTTCAGGTGCTTTCTCCAATACTTTGTCGATCTTCTCAAAAAATTCATCTTTATTTGACATTTTATTGTCTCCTGGTTATTTATTATAGTTTCGGAGGTTACAAATGGCTACCAAGACAAAAAAGAAGTATCTCGCTGGCAGACGATGTTACCTATCTGGCCCCATCGAAAATGGCGATAGCGGTCCTAATTGGCGAGTTGAACCTAAACGCATCCTTACGCGGCGTTTCAAAATCGAAATGTTTGATCCCTTCGCTGATCCGAAGCAAGTCTTTGCTGACCCACTTTACGATGCAAGAGATGCTAAGGATTACGATACCATTGCAAAAATCGCCAAGGGCTTTGTCCGTAAAGACTTGGCGATGGTAGACCGTGCCGATTTTCTGATTGCCTATTTACCTTACAAGGTTCCTACCTGCGGAACTCATCACGAAATTATCAACAGCAATAATGCCAAAAAGCCAACGTTACTCATATGCCCGCAAGGTAAAGAGTTTGTACCGCTATGGTATTACGGATTTATCCCGCATGAATGTATGTTTGGTTGCTGGAATGATTTGTATAAGTATCTAAAAGAAGTGGATGACTACAAACATGTTGAAAATAACCGATGGCATTTTATCTATGGGCTAGTTTAAAAGACCTTGCCGCCTACAATTCCTTTAAACCTATATCCGCATTGAATGGCTCTTGTCGCCCAAATTAATTTACTGTCATCTAAAGAAGTCATATCGGGAAAATCACCCACTTCCCGATATGACTTCTTGTGTAACAACAACCCATTATTGATATCCGCTTCTGCAAAGTTCAAGTTTCTGTTGATTATAGGAAACAGTATATCCTTCTCATTCTCTATAAAATAGGAGTATTTAATATCTATCCGATTCTTAATCCATCCCTTACAGAATATTATGAAGTTCCACTCAGTAGATGGAGCATGACTCAGGCCAATATTAATCATTGAAGCTGTTGTCTTACCACCCTTGTAGCTTTTTTTGAATTTAGATGCTGTTTCTAATTCTTCTTTAGTACAACTACTAGGCAATACGATAACAGACTTAGCTTCTGGAAAGCAAATATCCATAGAGCTAATTGTATTTTTTAAATGACCGATGTTAATGTTTGGGCACAAAACAATGAACCCAAAGTTTAGACTTTTATATTGATATAAATTACTCATACGAAACACACGAACCAACTCCAAGAAATTTCCATTTGGTCGGTCTTATTTAGATCAGAGAAAGTGGCTAAATTGAAAAGTGTACCGTCGCTCAGTTCCAATGCCATCTCATTCAATGGGAAATTATTCCCTTCATTTTCACCAATGATTACGCTAAAGATAAGTTGAGTAGGCATTTCCGAATCAATTGTCGCTACTACTGTTTTCTTTACTCTTGTTACGCCATTCAGTTTGTCCTGCATTGGCGAAACTTCTCTAGGTTCTCCGTCTACAGTACCGCCGTCGCCAAATAACATATGCTTAATATGAAGCTTTGGATATTCTTCTAATAAACACTTAGCCAGAAACGCCTTACCGCCATCCAAGATAGTATTGTTGAACTGGATCAACTCTGTTTTGCCAGTATCTTTATGCGTAATCTTAGCTTTTATAAAACCTTTGGATTCAACTAAATCTCTCATAATTCTCCTAGACCAGTCTTCCGTTTTCTATATTACCATTTTTGTATCTGATTTGGCAGTAAATAGACTCGCTACAACTAACCTTATCGCCCGCAACGCTTTTCTTACTGTTTTTGACTTCACTCTTGATTTTTTCAACTGGCGACATTACAATTTCTGTAATTCGATTAGCTATTTTCATGCTATGTAAAATAGCATGAAATGGTGCATAATCCACAATGATTTCTTTAGCTTCTTTTATTTTATCGTCATCAGCTTGATCTAACTCTAGATGGATATTAAACTTGCTGCTTTGCCCGCCACTACAAGTGTCTACGAAATCCTTATCCATATCGCAAGGATTATTAGAATTATACAGACTACCATTGTATGTGTCCATATTAAAAGCTTTTTCACTGTATAGAAAAGTGGTTCTAATCTTACCGAAGGTCACTGGATTCTGGAAAGCATGTCTCTCTGGTATCAAAAGATCAAACAAAGGATCATCTTCCTCGATCAACTTGACATTCCAATTCTTAACTGGACATTTTATCTTAGTCTCATCCCTTTGATCTGCCAGCGGCAAACTCTCAATATAGTTTTCTAGGTCTTTAGCATCACTAGGGATGTTGTTGTAATTGTACCGTATCTTAACAACGTCACCCTTGAACAACTCGATTGGGTCTTTTTGCACACCACCATTCCAAATAACCGCAATTTTTGGCTCTGGAACCATAACCTCTTGCATTATTATGATGTTGGATGGCAAGCTGAAGTATTCCTTTGTTTCGGACGACTTAATGAATACCTCTAAATCCATATCCTCAGTAGGCTTCTTGCTTAAATATCCTATAATATCACTACTACCAATGTCCTTGCCAATCACGAACCCGTCAGTCCAGGTATAAGGTGATACCACTTGCCACAGATTGGTCAGCTTGAGCAATTTGATGCCGATTTTATCCAGTGCTTCATACAATCCCTCGAATGTACCCTTCTTTTTAAACAAAGGTAAGGCGTGTTTAATCTGGTTGCGCCAAGCAGCAGGATTTTTAGACCTTAATTCAATATTGAAGAAGTTAGCCATCACTGGCAAGAATCCTTCAGGAATATAGGTCGGATTTAATATGTCGATCAACCCAACCGCTAAGTCATCCAACTCAAGTAAACTTTGTGCTACAGCCTTGTTCAGTTTAACCAAAACTTCTGGCGTAATGTCATTTGGTGTCGTCTTTACCCGATACATCGGTGGAATGTATTTATCGAATAGGAAGTTGTACTTTTCCCTTGGGGCAAATTTCTTATAAATACTACTGATCTTTTGTTCACTTGGATACAAGGTGAATAATTTTTCCGCTGCTCTTGTCTGGCCATCCTTGGAGTTCTTCCAATACCAACGAATCAAATAACTGCCTTCTCTCATATCCTTTGGAATCCAAAAGAACATGAACTTGCCATCAGCACTATCAATATTCGATATCTTGCGAACTGTGCCGTCACTGGTCCATAACGGAGTTGCAATTTCCATAACCACAAAAGCATTGGAATACGAAAGAGTTTGTACCTTTGCGGTTTCTTTCATTTTTGACTGGAGAGCCATCAACTTGTTAAGATTGCTCTCAGATGGATCGTTCTGTGTTAAGTCATGCTGGTGATCGTGAGCTTCTTTTAAATCTTCATTGAAATCATGTGTTACAATGGTTCTGTCGTTCTTGTGAGCATTCTTCTCGATGTAGTAAACAGTTACTTTGTCTAGAATATACGGATTTTTTAACAGACCATTATCACCGTAGGTTTCTAAAACAAAACCTACCGTATCATCTATCTTAGGACTGTCCGTATATTTTACATAATTCATTGATCGTCTCCAGTGTCATATGTAAAATGTATGTTTACGTTGTCTGGTCTTATAATTTCATTATATCTAGCGGTTATAATGTTTTCTATACTTTTATTACTTTCAATGGTTTTGTTTGTTATAAATCCTATATCAAACTGTTTGACTTCCTTGATTGTCGATATAAACTTAATTATATCCTTTTCCTTTAATGATTGTCCAAACTCCCAAACAGCTAGATCAAAATACTCGCCCATTTTTTCTACAATCTTGTTTTTAATTTCATTTTCAAGCTTTTTGAATTTAATGTTCAAGTGAGCATTAACATTTACATCAGCATAAATTACTTCGCCATCTTTGACACATAAACTATCTGTGAACATTTTCTTCTTATTCAAATTTTTTAACAGGGCTTTCTTAAGAGCGTCATTGGCTTTAATCAGTCGGTGATCCCCTGTTTTGGCAAGGATAATTAGATCAATTACATTCCCTGCACACCCATGATTCCTTAATACTATGTTCGACTTGCCAACCACCCCGTCGAATGGCGTTGCAAAGGTGTCCGTCAGGAACTTGTAATCAGCGCCAGTTACCGCACGATTTTGTGTTCTAAGGAAAGCTGGCAATTTCTTTCTAATATCCATGATGGAATCGCCAGGATACCCATACTCACTCTTCGTGTAATTCTTTACGTTAATAACGATGTTGTCAGAAGCGTTAGGCAATGCTCCAAATACTTTTGTATCAAAAGCTCCACTGATAATCTCGGAAGTTGACTTGTTCGGTACTCTAAACCTAACGACGATTTCAGCGCTTGGCGGTGGCACACGTCCTGCCTTGTTGTCTCCAAATATCAATGACGCTTTGTAATACGCATCATATTCAACAATATACTCTGGTCGAGCCTGAGATTCTGTAAAGTAATCCACCTCATCCCAAGCAATACCATTTACTGTAACCTTAATTGACCCTAGATAGACGTTTTCAAATGGTAAGGTTAATATCATGTTGGATTTGCCAACACTGTTATGGGTGTATATTTTCGTCACTCCCTCTAGGCCAACAACAGACTCGGTAAACATGCTGCCCGCTGGTATTACTATGTCGGCCCCAAAGACAGGGCTGTTATTTGCGTCGGCTGCGTAGAGTTCATAAGCTATATCAAATCCCATACCATCCAGATTTATCAATATAGGTGTCTTAAGTGTTAAATCGCTGTTATATACTGTGTTTGATCTTGCCAAAAACATAGCTTTTGCAGGAAGTGGTGGCATTGGCTTGTAACCCACCAACTTAGCCAGTCGGAAAGCATTTTCTAATTCAGTTACAGTGTCAATGTAGAGTTCGTTAGCCAATTGGTCGATCTTGAAGGATAGCATGTCAGCCATACCCGCCCAGCATTCAATTAACATAACCGCAAGCGAAGCTTCGCTTATGTCGTTAAATTCTTTGGCAAAATTAGACTTTAACAACTCTAAGGTTCTACTCCTTATTGAGTAGAAATCCTGGTTCGTATAATTTAAACTATACACTGGTAAGTTATTAACAAATCTAGGTATAGCTAATGGTGTTACCTCAAAAGGGCATGTGTCTGCCATTAATTCCTCCAAGGGACTTATAAACAATTAAACTTTCTATATTTCTTACATTTGCTGGATCAATAAACATTACATTGACTTTTAATATCAGTCTATTGTTTTCTTTATCCTGAACAAAATCAACCATAACATCATGAACTTGAACCCGTTTTTCCCACTTTTGAAGTGATGTAGCTACCTTCAATTTGGCTTCACTTTTAGCCATTTCTACAGGAACATTGAGCTTAACTTTGCTTAATCCTGTACCAAAGTTAGGTACGAAAATTCGTTCTCCAGGTTCAGTCAAAATGATCGCTGCCATATCCGCTTTGATCTGGTCGATATCATTCGCAGCGTTATGGAAATAACCTTGTGGGTGTTTAACAATAGGATAAGCTATTCCTCTATATCTCATTTATTCTCCGCTAATCGCTAGCTATTCCTTCGCATGGTTCTGGCTCATGAAGTGCCGAAGCAAATACATGTTCGCTTGCCTTAAGCCCCGTAACAGCAGAGACATACTCAGGAATTTGCTGGAAGGCTACGACAACTGGATATACACAAGGTTGTCCCTGTCCAACAGGACTTTGTGGCTCGCAATCCTTCCCAGCTAGTAAGAATATATAGTCGTCAGCCCAAAATACATGAGTGCCAGCACGGTTATAATACACATCTTTAACGCTTACTAACTTATGGCGAGAAATAAACTCCATCTTGTCAGAAGGATTGTCCTTTTCTTCACCAACCACCTCAACAAACTTGTCGTAAGAGTAAGTAATATAGTCGCCACCAGCACGCAAAAATATCTGTCCTGGTCCCTGCGGCCTTTCCTGCATGTGGAAAACGTGTGGACCACGAACCAAATTGTCCTTCTGTGGTGACATAATCTGGAAATACTGTTGATCGGTCTTCGTCTGATCGTGGAAATCGCATAAGGTCACTGTTATGCCATAACCACTACGCAAACGGATGAATGCCTTCTTAGCATAGGCTCCAGTTTTGGAGCAACCGTTTCTGTCAGCACTGCATTGTTTATTAAGCTCGTCAACCATGTCAAAGGTATGATTGGCGGTGCTTTTCATGTGAATGCCGCGTAATGGCCCAGCTACACACCCTGGTAATGTTTCATCATTTAAGCAAATCGAGTTACCACTTGCCGTAACAATGTTAATACCATTTCTCTTGCCTCTCAAGTGTGGTTGACTTTCGTGGTCAACTAATTCAATATAGTGCCCTGTTGCTGATCGCCAGTAAGTCCTACCACGGAAATTACCTGTGCAACCGTCATAATCAAAAGGCTTCAAAGTTCGTTCCCATTCTGGCTTTTCCCTTGGCTCCTCCACAGAGTCATCAAATACAATTGTAGCCCCCGAACGAGAACGAACTTGAATGCCCGACTGATTCAAACCACAGTCTTGACAAAGATAAGGATAACAGTCATGTCTATGTTTTTGGTATTTGTTCTTGCCGTAGTTGTTAAACTTGAAACAAAAGTCTGTCAAACCATCTATAGTGCCATTTAAACAATCTCTAGGTATTTCTGGCAGAATAATGTCAGGGAATGGCGTCTTCGGTGGACACCAATCCTCTCTACCCACCACCACTGGAATACTGGTTCCACCCGCTCCCTGTCCTGTAACCCCGCCATCTGGAAATGAGTAACTTCCAGCCCCAACATATTCTTGGTCAACCGTTAAACTTGGTGTTTCAGGAATTGTGTTACAATTCTCTGGACCTTGTGGACAAGTATAGGGAAATGGTACGGGTATAAATGATATGGTGTTGTTGATCGGGTCAGCTAGTACCGTCATTGAAACAGCACAAACAGAGGGAACAACATCAACATAGGAAATAAAACACTGCGGATTTAGCCATTCGCCGCATGGATGGTATGGGTCATCTTTCATTAGAAATAATGCACCCATACTGGATATTATTTCTAGTCTCTTCCATCTTCTATTGCACTTTGGATCACCGTCGTCCATGATGACGCGGTGCTTATCTGGTGTGGATATACTGTAGGAATGTGGCCATGTAGTCTTGTGAACAGAATCAGGATTAAATTCAACATCAGTCTGAGTGTCTATGTCATAACCCTGATAGTTGTCTGTATTATTGTGTGCGAACACCTGTGATTCGTCGTTCATGCCTACCATGTAGCCATTGCGGTGTCCTTCCCAAATCTTATAGTATTCTTGGATATGGTAGTTCCAATTGTCGTGCTGAATTGGTCCTTTGTCTCGATACCAAGTAGTGCCTATGTAAAACACCATGCTTGGGTCGCCATGCAAGAACGTTAAGCATAACATAGACCCAGGAGGTGGCACCCAATTCAATCCGCAATCATCAAAGCCGCCCATTGAGGAAATCGGCCACGCCCAATCCAATTCTTCTATTTTTGTTGCTACGCTTTCCCCTGGAACGTTGTTAGGGAGAGCTTTTTGACTATATCTTAATCCTGAATGTAATACTGGACTGAAATATTTGACTCTATTTTGTTTTAAAGGATCGCGGGTGTCTACGCAGAGCGCCATATGAACGCCGCGATAGGCGTTCCTTTGTGCCATGAAGTTGATTTTACGCTTGAATATCTTCTTGAAATTCTCCTGAAAGTTCATTTCGCGGAGTCTTTTTTCGTGTCTATCAAGCAGTTTGTATATGCTATCTAGGTGTTCTTTTAAACTACAAGGATTATCCATATTCTCCTATTAATCAGGCGGTAGAGGCTCGCCAGTATCGACATAGTTAGTTCCGCAAGGTGTGCCGCCGCCAACCCATACATTAGTCTCCTCTTGTGACCACGCAGCAGCAGCAGAACCAACTAAGTATTTGTTCAAACAGCCGAATTGACCGCCATATGGCATTGGCACTGCCTGATCCCACGCACCAAGTCTAACAACGGAGCCAGCGGGATTCACTTCAGCACCTGGAGCAAGTAACTTCAACTTTAAAGTAGTTATGTAGTTACCATCTTTTATCTGATGATCTACACCCATGATAAACCAACCCTTGCTCGTCAATAACTCGTTACAAATACTCTTGAATGCTTCTTCTGGACTATCTGGATCATTTGCTGCCCAAACTGGACAATCAGTGTCGGAATTTCCGTGTACCAAAAAATATGGATTTATAAACACTATACCCACACATCTTCCATAACCATCAATAGGAGTACACAGCCAACTAGAAGGATCACCCTGTACTCTTAAGTCGGCTTCAATAGCTCCAATAACCAAGTTTGTCATAATATGGTGATAAGTAGCTTCTTGAGTCTGAACTTGTGGATTTCTGACCTTCATAACCGCGCCTGTTCTGGTGGGCACGGCTTGTCTAATTGGGCCTGGCGATGCCGCAATTGGACAGCCTGTTTTCACAGCACCTTCAATTTGGTTTACAATTGCCTGTCCAGATGGAACGTTACCACCACCAGCCTTCTGTGCAGCCATTGAGTGCCATCTAAAAGCAGGAGCAAATTGCATCACTGGTGAACAATTGCCACCATTGACTACATACACAGCTTTCATTCTAGCGTTGATTTCAGAATCATTAAAATTACCCTGGCAATAAGGAATACCATTTGCCCACAATAAAAGTCTTCCATACTGTGGTTGGTCAGAATTACAAGTAGAACAAGGTTCTTTAATCGCATCTAACTTAAATTTATAAGTAGGATCGTAATTCATAGTAATGCTAGTTCTTCCCAAGTTACTTGTTATCTTACCTGTTAAATCTTTGGCAAATACACCATTCTTTAACCATTCGTGAATAATAGCTAACGGAGCCTTTTGATCTGCATACCATTTGTCATATGGTCCCCAACCCTCACAATCTATATCATACTTTTCACAGTCCGCACCATTTCTACATGTTCGATCCTCTAACTGACCATCTCTTTGAACAAACTGCATGTCTACAACTGATCCATCTGCCCTAATCGCCTTGAACTCAGGTCTAAATGGTGGGAAAGAAAACTTGCCAAGTAACTCAACAGCCTTGGTAAAATACATTTGCTTGCCATCTCTACCGAAAATCTTGTTAATCATTTGTTCCTGACCACGAACAAGTAAATCAACACCTTCTAGTTCATATACGAACTTGCCACTGTCAAAGTGAACGTTAATCCAGTCAGTAATAAAATACATAACTGGACTGCATATAACAAAGGCACTGTTAAATCCTTCGCCTGGAACCGTAATTCTTAATGTCCCACCCTCACTTTGTTCTGTGGTTAATGGCATTGGTGGTTGACCACAAACATCTTCTTGTGCGCCACCAGTTACATACCAACCAAATTGGACTTTCATCCTGTATTTACCCTGAACTGGAACAGCATCGCCTTCAGGGTTAATACCCATTCTTTGAACCCACTGTTGGAACGTACTGCCCTTCTGATCTAGAATTGTAAATCGGCAACGATTACCACGGTCTACCGATCCCCAACCGTATTGAAAAGCCTTAATCGTAGCCATACACTTCTCATCGTTAAATGGCTGCGATACATTGCCCATTGTCAATATGGTCTTCCATGTTTCTTCTGGATTTTCTACAGCACCTTCGTAATCTTGAAATGCAACTTTAACCCAAGCGGACTTAGTAGTTCCACCAAGAGCAGTCTTGTACATTGGTTCAAAGTCATCATTAAGTTCTGGAAACATCATGTTACACCCAGGCGGGCCAATAACACAGTCTCCAGCATCACAGTAAACGAACTGATTTGCGTAATCGCTGAAATCTTGATCCCTAAAGCAACAATATGTTCTGGCATAATCAATGTCGCAGAAAACAGGAAATTCCCTATCAATAGGGTAATTACAATCAGGTGGTATTTGTACTGGTGGTAGTGGGTCGCCTTCAGCCATAGTTCTCCTTACTTCAATAAATTACTGCCAGGGATGATTATATTTCTTCCCGCTCTAAATTCTAATATGTCCTGCATACGGTTCATTTCCATGATTTTCCACCAGAAATCAGGTGCGCCAAAAAACGCATTGGACACTAAATCTGGTCTGTATTCCATATCCTTAGTTATCTCATAATGTTGATCTGAAGAACCAAAAGATAACTTCTTCTTTCTGTAAATGGGATACGCCAGCTTACCTTCATATTCAATTACAGGTATAGTGGCATACCTGCTTGTCGGTGGCACATATCTTCGGCCTTCTGATTTGGTATAATGTATTGGTTTAGGCATGATAAATCCTTTAACTGAAATTAGGGTGTTTATTCGACCCGTTGTAATATTGACTACCTGGACTTAATCCATCAGTATCTCCAGGCTGGAATACATCAGCACCATTCAAAATACACTTATTAACTGGCAGTTTATTACATGGATAAACAACTTCCCAAGTGCAGCTTATGCTAAACTTGTAAGGGATGTATGTAACAGCATCCCATGCAACATCTGTAGGATAACGAATACTGTAGTTTTTAAGTATCAAGCACAAGCCTTCAGTACCGTCCATCAATACACCACAAACAAATCTAACAACAGGCGGTGGTGTAAATGGGACTATACCAGTCTGAGGTCCAGGTAAAACAAGCTGTTGGATAATTCTGATTGCTTTTAAATTAGCTTCTATGTCTTCAAACTCGGTTATCATGAAGTGAAGTTCAGTAGAAATTGTTCTCGGATCAGAATAAGCATAGGTTAACATCGGGCTTGATCGGCCTGGAGCGGGGTCGTTGACGTAGGTTGCCCCTTTACTGTCAGAAATATCTGGCAATATCTTTAATGTTATACAACCGCAGGGAGTTTGTATTTCACACTTCCCGCCGCCACTATTTGCATATTGTAGTGGGGCTAATGCACCACTACTTTTAGTTCCTCTCGGCATTCAACTCCTTATGACAAATCTGTGTAATCAATTTCTAAACCTACGGTTCTGCCTATACGCGCACCAGGCCATTCCGTACTCAATATTTCATCAAAAAAAGCTTCTGTAGGATAATCTACACCCTGGACACCCTGTATACAATTGCCGTTATTTCCTCGCTTCGCTAGTAGTCTTCCTATCCGACCTAATAGCTTAACCATAGCCCTTGTGTTAGCAGCGGTAGTTCCAGTGTTTGCTTCAGTTCTTGCCATATCAACATCACTACCGCTTGATTCCGCCTGACGCCTTCTCATCTCGTCTTCAGCACCTTTAGCTGAACCTGGAAGCATCGAACTTACCGCAACTTGGTTGCCGTCAGTCGCTGGTGTTATAAATGCTGGACCCTTGACGGCGGTTATTTCCATCCTATTCGCCAACATATCTTCCAACAGTTTTTCTAGGTGGGTATCATGAGTGTAAATTGAGCCTGGATTTGATGCTTTTTTGGCCATCTCTTCAATTTCTTTATTAGCGGTTGGACTTATCGACTTGTCAATTTGTTCTTGAAGATTCTTTGCCATATTGTCTAGCACTGTTTTACCGCTGCCAGTTGCTTCTCCTGCTCGTTTCTTAACATCAGCTAACTGATCCTTGAGAACATCTCTTGCGCGTACCAAAAAGTCGAGTTGTTCCTTTGTAAGTTTTACTGTTTCTGGATTTTGTAAGACTTTAGCAATGTCCTGCGTATCTGGAGTATCAACCCCACGCTTTCTTGCCACTTCTCTTGCTCTCAAGAACTGCTCGTCTGTTAAACCTTCCTTTTTCGGATCAATCAAGCCAGCCGTAACCGCTTTCTTAGTTAAATCATTGTAATCCTGTTGTGCAAAAGCCGTCTTGAGATTTTTAGCCATTTCAACTGGTAGTTTAGAACCATAGACATTAAGCATTGACTGAACTATATCCATGTTTAAAGATTTGGCATTTTTCTTGATATAGTCCATCGCCGCCTCTGGACCTTTCTCCCATAATATGTCAGCCAATCCTTCATAATCTTTGCCAAGTTTCCCACGGTCTACACCTTGTTTTCTTTGATCGACCGTGCTAATTCCATATCTTTGTCTTACATACTTCTGGTCTGCACTTTCATTACCAAGCATACTAAGTGCTTTATGCCATGTGTTATCGTACACCCTCTGCGCATCGTGCTGGAATGGCTTCCACAATCTCTTTTGAGTTTCTTCAAGAGTCTCATTTAATTGATCGCGTCGTGCAGCCTTTTCAGCACGCTCTCTTTTCTCAGCGCCAGTCCACCATGTCATATCGTCTAACTCAGCTACTCTTTTGTGTAATGCATTCCTTTCTTCTATTTGTTTGTCTTGTATGCCTTTTTGCTCTCTTTGTTTCTTCATCATAATGTTCCAATAATCTTCCATCTGCTTATTGGCTAAATCACTTCCCTTCATCGTCTTCATCTTGTCAGCTTCTTGTGCTTTCGCCACCTTCAACTGTTCTTCTAAAGCCGTCTTTTCTTTGTCAATCTGTGTCTTTCTAGCACGGTCAGCCGTAACTTGCGCCACTTCCTCTGCATTACCACCGAATAAACCAACCTTCTTGTCCTTGTTCTTTTCGATTCTTGTTACAACCGTAGCTTCTTCTCTAAGTAATGCCGCTCTCCTAGCTTCAAGAGCAGAAACATTGCCTTGTAGTGCCAAATCTTTATTGTCTGTTATGCTTTTGTCTGTTCTCTTTTGATCGAACTCAATGCCCTTCTGGATTGTCTTATTCAAGTTGTTCTTAGCATTGTCTAAATCCTTAAAAGCTAATGCTAGTGCAACGATACCCGCAACCAAAGCACCACCACCCAATGCCAATAGTAATCCTCCAAGACCACCAGACAATGCTGTGAGTCCTAGAAGCAAGGCTCCACCAACAGCTACCGCCGCACCAATCGCAACCAATGCTGCCAGGATCATGCCAAGCGCCTTACCAACCATTTCCCAATCCGTTTCATTGAAGAACTTAATTGCTTGTTCAAGGAACTTAGCTATTCCGCCAGCGTTTTCTTTAATGTAATTTCCAATAGCTTCAAGCAATGGCTTGGCAATTGTTGCTATGCCGCTGACGAGTCCAGATATAAACTTCTGGAAGCCAGGAGTGTCTGCAATGGAAGCAACCTGAGCCATCGCTTTCTCAATATCCCCAGCCATGTTTGCAAGAAATTCACCAAGAAGTTCGACGCCTTTCTTTATGTCGCCTTCTTTGAAAGCCTTCCAGAATGGAGCTTCATTCAATTGCTTAATAGCCTCTGTCAAGAATGGCAATGCCTGGAATATGGCACTTTGCATTAACTGTTTGAAATGAGCCTCAATCAAATGTACATTTTGTTTAATGTCTTCGACTGGATTAGATGCTTGCATACCCTGCTTAGCTATCAAACCTTGCACTCTGGTAAACTTCTCCACGATGGCAGTCATATCTTCAGGCTTCTTGCCAGCAAGAGCCTTCTGAATCTCCTCAGGTGTTGGTAATATGTTGACAATTTCTTCCTTGCCAAGTTTTTTGGCTTCTTCTCTCATCCTTTTTGCCTGGTCAGCTAAAACTTTTTCTATTGCCGCGCCACCATTAGCAACATCACCACCGATAGCCTTGAGATACTCTTGGAAGTTTTTGCTGCCTTGCGGACCAGCTAACTCCTTAATTGCTTCATCAAAGTCCTTACCACCATCCTTGATGCTGGCATTAAAAGCATCAAGTAAATCTGCACCTGTTTTTAGGAAGAGTTGTTGCTTCTGGAAAGCAGCTTGTTGAGCGCTCAATTGACCCTCTAACTGTTTTCTTAATTCTTGTGGCAACTTCTCCATGTTAAGCATTTCATCTATTGCCTTGCCTATGTCACCCTTCTCTGCTACTAACTTGTCAAATGTCTTTCTCCATTCGGCACCGCCCTTGTCCATTACGCCTTGTAAATCCTCAAGGCTCATTGTTGGACCTCTTGCCGCCTTGGAAAAGTCTGCAATTCTTTCACTAAAGCTCTTGGTTGTCTCTTTAATGTTGCCAAGAAGCACACCCATTTCATTCAAGCCTACACCAACAGTCTGTTCCATGATGGCAGTATATCTGGCTCGCTGTGAAGGAGTTAATCTCTTAATGTTCTCTTCTAAAGACTTAGTAGGATCGGCCTTAATCAACTTCCTTGTCCAATTCTCAAGATTTTGACCAAATGCCTTAAAGTCTTCGTCAGTATCCATTAACGTACCTTCTAATACCTTACGGGCTAAATCTGGACGACCACCCGAACCAATGGCTCCTAATGCCTGTTCCTTTGGCCCACCACCCCCACGAAGTATACCCTTAGAGAGAAAGTCTAATGTTCTTCCAGTTGCAGCTTCTGTGCCTGTCTTTCTACCTCTTGCACTCAATTCAAGAATGTTCTTGGCGGCTGTTGTGCTTAAATTGCCAGCCATTCTCAAGTTTTCCATGAACTGATGAGATGATTTAGCAATTTGCACTAATTCATCGCCAAAGATGCCTGTGCTTCTACCAATTTGGGTAAGATTTCTCTGCATACCACGAAGGTCGATTGTAGACATACCCAACCTCTGGTGCCAATCCGCAAACAATTCAGAGGTACTTTCCGCACTTGCGCCAATCAAATACGCAGTCTGTAAACCAGTCTTTGTAACTTTGTTTAAAGTCTTAGTGTCTTGAATACCGCGTTTGAAATTTCTAAGAGTGGTTTTCTGTATGACGTTGAAGCGCTGGCCAGTTTCTCCTACATCACTCATGTAAGTTCCAAGCTTCTCCAAGGTTCTTGCAGAGCTATCCATGTTTTTGTTGGACTCTGCAACTCGCTTGGCTATGTCTGACCATTCTTCGCCAGTGCCTGGAGGTGGCGCACCGCCCATTTTAATGCCAGGTATAGATGTGGTTGCACCAGTTGAAATATACATAGCCTTTGTTGCTTCATCCATGTATTCAACCTGCTCAATCAATGGCGTAAGTACGAAGTTTATCAAACCTTCCGCCAAACCACCTAATGCCGCACCAACGAATTTGATGACTGGCCCAAGAGCCGTTAAACCTGGAATTGTAGACTTTTCTACTAGCTCGCCCAATGCCCAAAATGGCCCTTCAATTACCTTGCCGCCAACCTTTGCAACGCCCTGAGCGACACCAGCCAACATAGATTCAACAGGTTTGTCACCAAATACCATCCTACTTGCCGCTGAAGCTCCAGAGATTGCTTTGGTTCTCGCACCCTGTCCTGCTCTGGCAAACTTTTCTTTACGTTGCTGCTGTAGATACTCACGCATCAAAGCTTCCTGACTTTCCCCGCCTTTACCTCTACCCAACAAACCTTTAATGCCAGCCCCTATTGATCCTAATAAGCTAGCTTGCGATTTTGCTCCTTTGCCGTCTTCTTTGGACTTGGCTTTTTTGTCTCCTTTAAATAGCTTCTCTACAAAACCACCTGACTTCTTTTCGGCAGCAACACCCTTTTCAGTAACGCCCATTAACTCATGAATACATTTACAAATACATTGACATAACTGTAAATCATCCTTGCCCATTTCATTGACAAGAGTTTCAGCCATAGCCTCCGCTTCACTTGTTGCCCCGCCTTCTACATCTGCTTGGCCTCGCGGTCTGGTTTTACCAAGGCCAAATAGGTCTTTAACTGTACCTGCTGTGGCTTTTCCTAAAGTGCCAACAGAACGTGCCAAGAAGCCTGCCCCCTTCGCTACTTTCGCCGTTTGTTGTCCAATCCAGCTATCTGAAACTTTCTTTGCAACACTGTTCCATAAACCAGATACCTTGTTGGTAACTCCACTCCATAGACCAGAAACCTTGTCCGTAGCACTCTTCCACCACCCTGAAACCTTATCAGTAACGCCAGACCATAAATTTGAAACTGTGGTGCTGATTTTTTGCCACACTTCAGTTAATATGTTCCTAGAATCTTCGGCAGCCTTCTCGCCTGATTTCTCAAACCACTTAAAAGGGTTCAATTTCGCTATTCTGTTTCTGAATGCTTCGCTGAATGACCTCTGGAAGTCTTTGCCTATCATTCCAAAGGCGGTACTAAATCTTCTTTGGCTTCGTTCTAGAACCTTGCCAAAGGTCATAGTTTTGTCAGTAACATTTTCAAATGCTGGGGCCATATCTTCAATAGCGTCTTCAATGGCCTTTTCTATGCCATTTCCGACTGCTGGATTCATACTCTTAGCAACAGCTTCCCCAAAAGCCTTTGCCTCTCTGTTTACGTCGCGGCTAGACCTCTTGCCAGCCATGTCTTCACAACAATCAGCAACCTTTTTGATAAGTTTATTAAGAGCCTTTAATTCCCTGTCGAGTTGATCGCCAACAATGCGTTGTAAATTGTCGTTTAGCTTCTTCAATTGCTCAGTATTTTCGTCTTCTCTTTGCGCACCTTTCTTGTCTTTGGCAACATCACCAACTAAGGCTGCGCGCAACTCTTCAATACTAGCTTTAACTTCACGATCAAATACATCGACTGCTGCCATAATGCTATTTATCTTTCTGTAGTAACTATTAAACGACTAAAATGGATTCAAGAAATGAATTACCGTATCTATGCAAGTGGAGTCTGAATTTCCCCAGGTTGTGCAACTGGTTGATTTATTTGGTATTTTATTAACTCTTCTATTTGCATTCGTATTTGGTCTAACTCATTAGGGTCTAAAGTTCTAGATAGTTCCGCAACACCCTTTAAGAAAGCACTGTCCATCATTCTTAATTGACTGATTCCATTTCTCTTATAAGTTCTGAACGCTCCTGGGTTGTTTGGCCCTCCAACTATATAAGGATCACCCTTTATCATAGAATAACTGAATGGTTTATCCAAAAATCTTTCTAACATGTTCTTAACATAAGGCACCGTTAGATAGTTTAGATTAACTCCCCTGATCGCATCACTAAATATATCTGATACTATAACCAATGGGTAAGGGTCATGTATCATCTTGCCAACCCTCTGCCCAATATAATGAAAGTTGATGACGCTGCCTTTGTGAACTATCTTAGGTGTAGCTACCGCTGGGGTCGGATAACTAATAGCCTTGAACAGACTTCCTAGTTTTTGTAAATCTTTTGGATTAATAGGCGGCATGGTTTATTTAGCCTTATTAACCATAACTATTTATATGATTCAGTTAAACCCGCCATTGCCGCTGGAAACTCCAAAAGGTAAGGGTTATGCTCACTTTCTAATAGACTATAGCCAGGAACATAACCTATTATGGGTAGTTTTTATTGACGAAACAGGAGAATGCTGGACATTTCAAAATCCAGAAATAAGATTACAAACCAATTTCACTATGGGACGAACAGTTAAGCCTTCATGTAAGTAAGATTGCTGTAATCCATACCATAATCAGAACTACGGACAACAACCTTGCCCCAAGGATCACGGTCAAACTCTTTATCACGCAAGTCCTTCTCCGCAATTGCACTTCGGTTAAAGAATTTCTTTACTTCAGTAGTAACAGCCGAAATGATCTTCTTGCCAGCCTCCTCAGGCTTATAGTCACTTATCAAATCCTCGAACATGGTTTCTATGTCCATTGGGTATGCGCGTCCGAAAGGTTCGGTACTCGCTTCCTTCTGCACCCTGAAACTAATTTGATCCCCAACCTTATAAATTCTAATGCCTTCGAAGAAGGTATTCTTGCTTGGATTATAGACGAAAAGGAACGGATCATCGTCATCCAGATGGTTTTTGACGGTCATGCCGTTAGACAAAAGTATCTGCTCAATGATCTTGAGTTGCTTTTTAGTCTCTCTTTCCTTCTTGTCTATAAATTCAATGAACTTTATCATGCTATTACTATTTAGGATATTGACACGTTTTTCTAATTAGATTATATTTTGCTATGAGACAAGAGTGGAATGTTAATAACCAGAAAGTAATTTGTAACGATTGCCTTCCTGAAATGAGAGCCATGCCAGAGAAGTCTGTGGATGTTGTCGTCACCAGCCCGCCATACAACCTTGACATTAAATACAACACCTACGACGACAAACTGAAGTTCGAGGAATACTGGACCTGGCTGTTCGTCATCGCCAAAAACATATTGCGCGTCCTGAAAGACGATGGCTCATTCTTCCTGAACATTGGTAGTAACTGCAAATATCCTTGTTTCGGCATGGATGTTTGCCAGATAGTAAGAAATTCTGGATTCGTATTGCAGAATAATATCGTTTGGGTAAAATCATTAACCATTGGTGACACTAATTATGGTCACTTTAAACCCATCAAGGGTGAGAGATTCCTGAACAATCAGTGTGAATCTATCTTTCATTTCACCAGAAAAGGTGACGTGAAATTAAAAAGACTGGATATTGGCGTGCCATATTCCGATAAGTTTAATGTCAAGCGGTGGAAAGGCAAAAAGGCCGACGTGCGATGCGGAGGGAACGTCTGGTTCCTGCCTTACAAAACATATTCACCGTATTCAGACAGAAATTGGGAAGTAAGAAAACACCCAGCAGGGTTTCCAATTTCTCTGCCAGAGAAGTGTATCAAACTTCATGGCATAAAAGAAAACATGCTAGTTCTTGATCCCTTTGTGGGGGCTGGAACGACCTTAATGGCTTGTCAACAACTTGGTGTTGCTGGTATTGGCATGGATTTAGATTTGGATTATTGCCTAATAACTTGTAATAATTTGGGGCATAATGATGTTCAAAAGTAAATATGATAAGCGTGGTGCTGGCAAAGAAGGAAGCTTTGCCGATAGCATCTATAACCGCGTGCTACAAGAAAGCAACGTAAGCTTTCGAGACGCTACGGTGAAAGAGGATTGTGCGGGTAAAGACAAGATTCGTGCAAACGGAGAAGCCGACGATGTGAAAGGTCGGAAGAGTGCGGGAACCCATCGAGTTTGGTTGGAAGTCTGTGCTGCCAATAACGGGTCTATTGGCAGTGGGTGGACTTATCATGACGTTTTCATCGCACAAATGATGATCTATGTCGATGAGAATAAGAACATAACGGATATCATCTTCGGTCGCTATTATGCTCCCGATGCCGTTAAAGAAATCTTAGAAAAACTTGATTTGACCAAGGAAACGAGAATCAACAATGAGCTTAACAAGCTCTATTCGAGATGGTCGTTTGACCCCTACGATAAAATGCAGAAGCATCGTGGGTCAACAGTCTGTGTGACCTACTCAGACCTCGAATCTATAAGTTCATTCGAGCGCATCCAAGTGCCACGCAAGTATTGGCCAGAAATCATGAAGTTCTACAATGATCTGGCCCTTGACCAAGCCAAGGGCAGAAGTGTTGAAGTGCCATACAACGGCATCGTATAAACTAAAAAGGCCAGGAGTAAAATCCTGGCCTTTTCTTTTACCCACACTGTCTCATTAGTATCTCTGGTGCATTTGGCACACAACGCTGCAACGTCTTCAAATCACTCGGATTACCAGTGTATGGCGTCTCCCTAATTACTATGCCAGGGAAACTAGATGCTGCTTCCTTGATAATCTGTGCCGTCGCCGTCAAAAACAACTGACCCTGACGCTTCGCTATGAACTCATGCTCCTTCTTGTATGGCTTGCCGTCTTCATCCAACTCACCACTGTCCTTCATATACATGATCTTTACATCAACGAAACTAATAATTTCACCATCTTCATCAATCATTGCCTCAGAACCATCGTCCTGCTTCAACTTAACCATCAATGTCCCATCCGTGAAAGCTGCCTTCAAAGATGTAGCAATATCCCAACCAATGGTGTAAACTGTGCCGTCAGTTCCAGTTACGTTGATAATGAATGCTCTAGTCTTGAATGTTTCTGCAATAGAATCTACTACGATACGCTTGCGGAGAGCATCTTTTTCTTCAGGACTACCTTCTTCCAATCTTTGGATTTCTGGTGCTTTTAGGTATCGCTGTGGGTCATCTGTTCTCAATGTCCAGTTACCGATATAAACATCACCAAATCTAGCATTGAATCTGGTAGACATACGAATGGAGAAATCCTGTTCGTTGTAGATCAGGTCTTCGGTTGAACCACCGCTACCGACTTGAACGGAGCCAGTCAAAGCGGCAATAAACTTACGGTGTAGATCAGCTTTCATGCTGTATAAACCAGTTAGCTTAATGTAGACGTTGTTCAAAAGTGGCTGGGTCTGTAGCACATCTACAATGTGATTTGCTACGGATGTGCCTGGATTGTTATGGTCCAAATCGTCCTTAATCATTTTCTTGATTTCTTTGGACGCTTTTTCAATGTTTGAATGTTCTCTAAGGAAGACTACCTGGAGGTTATCTTCTACGAACTTCCTTTGGTAAGCGTCAAGGTGTCTGTCGCGCACATCCATGATAAGACTTTTCATTTCTTGAACGTCGCCTTTGATGGCTGAGTTCATAAATTCTTTCTTCCACTGCTCGAAGTCTAGGTGCTTCTTTTCTTCGGGCATGTCTGGATATTGTGGATCGGCGGAAAAGTCTTGTTCGCCTGGTTGTGTATCCATTTGGTCGGGTGGCATATTAGCTACGTTTGGATCACCGCCTGGAGAAGCAGCAGGAGAATTTGGACCCGCTGGCGACGAAGGATCACCCATAGAAGAACCTACAGACGGATCACCTGGACCCGTACCCGTGCCGTAAGCTTCCTTCTTAATCTCCGCTTTCTTTGAAGCTGCTTGTTCCAGCCAATCCTCAAGATTTATTCTGTCCGTCATTTGCTTCCTTTTGTTTTTGTATCTTCTGAATCTGCTTGATTAATTCCCTTTTACTAGAGCTATCACCTAAGTTTATAGTGTTATTTTGGTGTGCTGCCAAGTATCTAGGGAAGGTATCACGTTCTTTGAGCTTAACTCTAGTAGCTAAGTCAAGAACTTTAGTCATTTTTTCAGAGATGCCAGCCTTAATTTCAAACATTTTGGTCATGGCTTCTTTACTAGCGCTGGTCGAGTCACCTTCGTTAATAACCATCTCTATTAAACTTTGTTTAACATCGTCTACTTCTTGCCGCTCTTGGCGAAGATTGTTCATAACTTCGTTGCACCAACCTAACCAGACTTCATCAGGGATTAAAGCTTTCTCCTCTTCTTGGGGCGCTGGGACATTTACGTTAAGTTGGGGAAGTAATTGCTCAAACTCTTTGTTTTCATCCATAATAATTATTTATGGTAAAGGTATGTATTTTACTAGAGTCAATCTTATTAAAGCTATATAGTTTAATACCAAAAAGGAATGTATGGAAGAAAAATTCTATAAGGAAGTGAACGATTCTCTTAAGTTAGTTTTTGATATTACGTCTCGTATTGACGAACGCATGAAAGTTTTGATCGAAAATAACAACGATTCGAAAGAGAAAATCGAGAAGCTATACGATCAACATATCGTAATGCTCAATCGTATAGTCATCGTAGAAAACAAAAACAATGGACAACTACTCAATGATCTTAAAGCTGAAGTTAATATAATAGAGAGTAGGGTTGAGCATTTGTCCGAGCGACTAATCCATGTTGAAAAGGAACTGACGCAGACCACCCACAAGTGGACGACGGTTGTTGATTTTATATTCAAGGTAGGAGTAGTCGTAATTGGCAGTATAATTTTGTGGAAATTGGGCATTAAACCGTAAATATAATAATAGGTGAAAAAGGGTATGAGAAAAACATTTTTAGAATATGTTGGATTAAAAGAAAACACTGAAGCTAAAAAAGCTTCTTCTGAAGTCAAATTGGCTGACGATACGGACTTTAAGCCATTTGTTATTGATGGTGAAAACCATCCTGGGTTGAGAGTCATTGTCAAAGCTTTCTTGGACAGTGATAAAGTTTCGTTGCCTGGTCCTGATGGCTACCCACAAAAGTTAACCACCATCGACCCAGCCAAAGGTGAGACTTCGCCACGTCTAAAGAAAAAGGGTCTATATCTTGTCGGTGGAGCCGTTCGTGACCACCTTCTAGGCAAAACCCCTAAAGACTATGATCTAGCAACAGACGCTGGACCTGACGAAATCCGTCTAATCCTTAGAAGCGGTGGTTTTACAGAAGTCAGACCACAAGATGCCAAAGATAAAAAGTATGAGAGATATCCAGAAGCAGGCCAAAAGAACAAGGTCTTCTCCGCTAAAGGCTGGGACCGTGGCGGCAAGGAATACGTTTTTAACGCCAGAGTTAATGGCGAAGAATTTGAAATAGCTACCTTCAGAAAAGATTCCAAGGGCGGTGATGGCAAGACTCCAGACAGCATGGAGTTCGGTGGACTTGATGACGACGCTGGAAGAAGAGATTTCACAGTTAATTCCATGTATATTCCACTTACTTCTGCTGACGGAGCCAACGCCAAACTAATCGACCCGCACGGTGGCGCTCACCACTTACGTCGTGGTGAAGTTGAGTTTGTAGGTAATCCAAAGGATAGACTTGGTGAAGACCAGTCCCGCGTCTTGCGATATATCCGCCAAATTGCAACCCACGGCAAGAATACCAAAGTAGGCGATAACGTAAAGTCCGCTATCAAGGACATTAAGGATTTGCCATCGGTTAGCCGTGAAAAGATTAAGGAGGAGTTCCTTAAGGGTCTACAACACCCCGACGTTGATCCAGTTCACTACGTCAAGATGTATAAGGAACTAGGATTGTTAGACACCGTATTCCCTGACATGCAGTTCAAGCTAGATGGTCCAGACGATTTCTCCGACAAGAAAGAGAAACGATTGGCTATCGCTTGGTTGCTAAGAAATAACCCAACAGAAAGAGTAGAAAAGATGCTCCGTCAGGGCACTTGGAGTGATGAAGAAATCAGAGACACTGTTATGCTTATTAAGCTTTCAAAATGGCTGAGTGAGCATGGCAAGAACCCAAGAGTCTTCTTGGATAAGTTCTTCGACATGAAGAAGGACTTCCATAAGACAGGCATGGTCCCAAGCCTAATGAAGCAGTGGTGTAGTATGAATAAACATCCAGAAGATGTTACACATCACTTCCTAAACCATGAACTTGATACCAAGGGTTATGTTGATGATGAAAGTGGTAGGAAAGCCATTAATCCAGAAATTGCCAAACTGTTTGGCGGTCGTACCCCACAAGGTTCAGAATTTGCAGATGCCATCAAGTGGCTAGAAACTGATAAGTTCCGCAAGAGATTATCAACAAAAGCCGAAGACTACAAAGATGATGAAGAAGATCATGATGATGACGACAAAGATCACGAAGATCATGAGGGTCATGAGGAGTAATGATGTGCTGTAAACATGAGGTTTATAAATTCATAGCATGGTTGGCTTTTACTTTTTCCCTAGTGAATAGCATTGCTATGGGTGTTCGCGTCTTTTGGTGGGGCGGCTACAGCGACTGGTGGATGAACTATTTTGTGTGGTTCGCAGTCGCTTCTGGATTTTATATTTGGCATAAGCTAAAATGATACTAGAGTTTAGAAAGTTTATGGAATCCGTACCGCCTGGTTTCAAAAGAATCGTAATTTTCGATTTTGATGATACGCTGGTATTTACTCCTACGCCAGAAGAAGGCGCACCTAAATACCAGCAAGCAACTGGTCAGCCCTGGTATATTAAAGACCCGCAAACTGCCCAGGCCCACGGCTATCCGTCTAGCTATAGACGGGAAGGCTGGTGGGGGAATCCTAAAACAATAGAATCCCCAATCTTCGACCCACATCCAGATAAGCTTAATCAAGACGTAGCCAGAGCTTTTCAAAGCTTTAAAGATGATCCACATACTTATACTGTGGTAATGACTGGCAGAATTGCTAAAATGGAGAACAGGATTAAGGAAATCCTAGCCCATTATAACATTCATGCAGATGAATATTACTTCAAAGACCAGAAAAACCTCACCCAAGATAAGAACTATCCCCGCAAAGGTGACACTTTTGACTATAAAGCCTTCGTTATTATTAACCGCTTGGTTAATCAAGAGACGCAATCGGTAGAAATCTTTGATGATAGAGCCGAACATATCCCTAAATTCGTTGAACTTGGTAGAAATTTAAAGGAAAAGTGGCCGAATATGCAAACTGTGATAATTCATGATGTACGCCAGAATAAAAACTACAGTTTATAAGTGTAGATAGAGCTACAATCTTGTTTTCGGGGTGACTATGGCTTATGATTACTTCCGAGAAGTAGCTAGTTTCTTTAAGAACTCAAATCTAGTTGATGAACCTATTTCCGTTAGGCGTATGAAGATACGAAATGGTCTTGATGGGTTGTGCGAAAAAAGGAATGATAAATTTGTTATTAAGGTTAGTTCAAATCTAGGTGAGAACTACTCCATTGATGTGCTGATACACGAAGTTGCTCATGCGGTAGCTTGGGATAAAGACACAGATATTCACGGACCAAATTGGGGTAGAGCCTACAGCAAAGTTTACCGATTATTCCTTGAAAAGTTTGTGAGCGACGAGTAGGATAAAATATTACCGAATAAATGGTAGCAATTTCTTTCGCTCAAAGTAAATAAACATCAAGGAGTAGGAGATGGTGCCAGCACTGTTTATAGGGGATAAGGTTGTTACTGGCTTGCATCATGGCGATGCATTTTCAAAGTTGACCGAACAAGAGAAAAGCAATGACGAACTCCTAAGTGGCTTCCTTGATAATGACCACCATAAGTTCGTCACCGATACCGAAACAATCTATCTCAAAGATATCATCATCCTAAGACATGCTCAAAGTGATCTGCGGGCAGAAGATGGTCCAATTACCCCAAGTGGCCGTGCCCAAGCATTCCGTGCGGCAGCATTCTTAAAGGAACTTCACTTGGCTGGCTATGCTGGCTATTGTAGTCCCTATCGCAGATGCCAGCAAACTTCCGCTATCATTAAAGAAATATGTTCAATCCCTTTTGAGACAGAACCTCACCTTTGTAAGCAATCGCCATATGAGAATTATCAAGACTTCACCACCAGGATTACAAATACGCTAGATTTCCTCCCGCCTAAATCAGTCCTAATCACACATACCGATTTCATCCAAAATATTCTGTACCTTACTAACCTTATAAAAGAACAATTGAAATTCGTTGTGAATTGTAGTATAACCTATATTCACCAGAATAGACTTATATGGCTAGCGAAGGAAATCAATGCTCAAGAAAATAGAAGTTGACCCCCGTATCAAAGTTAAGAACGTAGCCGACCTAATTGAACAACCAGTCGTTATAAGACTCAAGAAGTTCAATGAAGAAAGCACTGATAAATTCTCTGAAGAACTAAATAAAGCCCATGAGACAGGCCAGCCTATCATCCCTATAGTTGTAGACTCATATGGCGGGCAAGTTTATTCCGTATTGGGCATGATTTCAGAAATTCAAAATGCACTTTTACCAGTAGCCACTATTGTTGAATCCAAAGCAATGTCTGCTGGCGCAATTCTCTTTGGGCTAGGAAACGATGGCTTGCGATATATGGCACCACATGCTACATTAATGCTTCATGAGGTTTCAAGCTTTCAATTTGGAAAAATAGAAGACCTGAAGGCAGATGTGGATGAAACCGACCGTCTCAATAGCTACATTTTCGAAATTCTGTCTAAGAATTGTGGGCTGTCTAAGAACTATTTCCTAGACATAATTCATGAAAAAGGTCATGCTGACTGGTATCTCACAGCTAAAGAGGCCAAAAAACATAACCTGTGTAACCATATTGGTGTGCCTTCCTTTAATGTGAAAGTATCTGTAGATTATAAATTTAATTAAGGAGCGACAATGGAACTCGAATTTTGCACTACCGAAGAACTTGTTGATGAATTAACTAAACGTACTACATTTGCAGGCATTGTAATTCGTTCCGAAAGCGAAGCTAGAGGAAATGAAATCGCCGTTCATCAAAATTGGGATATTACTTATTCAAGTGGCTTCTCCAATAGACAAGTAGCCGAACTTCTGGAAGACGCCGTTGGGCACTTTCATCAGTTGGCAGAAGCTGAAGATGAATAAGTTGCTTTCATTGCTGAGTTTTGATAGGATGGGGATGCCTGTCCTCTCGAAACGGAGAAAACAATGCCAAAATACTATGTGGACGCAGGTGAATTTCGCAAAGTAATTGACGAAGTTGACCCGAAAACCGCCGCCATAGAAGCATTTAGAACTTTAGAAGAGAATCCAGTTCCTAGCCTGAGCAGCGTCACCGTCGTAAGCGAAGAAGGCTTCGACACCAATAGTGAAAATGATTGGTGCTTCTCTACTATGGATATACTTGAACAAAGCGACCAATTGGGTCAATATAAACCCGATTACTAACCATAGATAGCCTTTTACCCTTGGAGTAGCCTATGCCTATTTTTAGCGGGTTCGAAGGTGAGGAATTTCAATTTAATGGGATTCCCAATAAGATTTTCAATCTGTTAACAGATGAAAATATACAAGTAAATGCACTCTTCAACTCGCACAAAAGGATCGACCTGATCGGCATAAGAATAGGCAACTCCAAAATTAAATGGTCAGCACAAGATGGAAAAGCAGAAGTCAATGGAGAGAAACTTTATCATCGTGCTTATGTCACTGTTGATAATCAAGCTTATCATACTTATGTCGAAATGAAACCCCACCTGGCCTCACCAGAAACAAACTCCCTGTTCATCAACGCAGGACAATATCATTTTAATATCGTCAGAAATAAGAATTGCAGCGTCGTTCTACCCTACTTTTTTAAATTTGACGCAGTTATATATAATAGAAATGCTCGCCCACATGGTATAGTAGGTCAAACAGCCGATTACAATGGTGCCCCAAGAATTGACTCTGGAGAACAAGGCGAAGGCATCATCGACGGCAACCCACTAGATTATATGGTAAGCGATCTATGGAATAAGGATTTTAGATATAACAAATTTAAGGAATGAAATGGACGTTTTTTATGTAAAACCTAAAGACTTCGCCGCCTGCTCTTTTGATAATATAGACGAAGCCTTAGAAGAAGTAAGAATGCACTTGGCAGATGGAGTCAAAGAAGTTAAAGTCATAGTTAAAGAAATGACCCAAGAAGAATATGAATCCTTGCCCGCGTTTGAAGGATACTAATATAAGGAATACACAATGGATAATACCATCCCAATAGACCGTGATATGGCCCACGTTATCTTAGCCGCTTTCAACGTTGCCTCCTTGGAAGGTATGAGCAGCCTTAATTCAAAAGACCGCCCAATCAAAGGAAAACCCGAAGGCCAAGACTACGCCGATGCCGAACTTAGAGTCCTAAGAGTCCTTACCGTACTCTATCCAGATATCGCACATCAATACTTCGATATAAAAAAACAATGAATAGGAATGTAATATGAGAAATATTTGGGATACATTGATGGAAGACCCGTACACAGCCATCGCAACCTTAATCTGCGCAACCATCCTCGGTTGCGTGCTAGTCTTCGGTGGCGTAAGCTGCGTTAAAGCCGAATATGAATACAAAATTAAAAGACAAGAATTACAAAATCAAGGCAGTAAAGAGTTTTTCAATAAAGAAAGATAATGGAATCATACTGGACCCCTAAACTAACCCTCGAAGAAGCCTGGAATTACTCTGAAAACGGCATCGCCATCTTCGGCAACCCCGCCATGCGTGATGTTATATGGGAGAAAGGTTCCCCTCATCCTAAATGGTGGATCAATAAAGGCTACAGGGATACCAAACCTGAAAGATTTGTTAACCGCATAGGCTGGTATCCAGATAAACCCACAAAGGAGTATGACGAAATGGCAGACAGGGAACGAGAACTCTTTGAAACCAACCGCCCTAAAATGAACACTTGGTATACCCAAGGCAAAAATGGCGGCTGGATAGAAGTAATCCCCAAACCCATTAACCACTCCAAATGGATACTAGACGAAACCCGTAATGTCTATCGCTATGAGAAAAATGGCAATTGGGCCGAAGTTTCCGCCGCCCTAGATACTACCGAAGGCTTCTGGCCCACCAAACTCTGCATCAAAGGCGAAATCAAAGAGTTTATAGACCACGGCTGGTATGACCGCGAAGGCTCAATGGATTATTGCGAATGGCAAGTAGATCATCCAGACGGAATGAAAATGGGCTGGTGGGGTTCGACTTGGAGATTGTTGGTCTTTGCCTTGTTGGTTTTTACCTGTTTCTCCTGGCCTTTGTATTCCTTCATAGGCTACTGTATCTTTACCTATACTGTAATGGGCTATCTCCTACTCAGCGGAGAACTAAGCTCCGTAGGCTCAGTACGGAAACAAATCATTAGCGGCTTCTTCCTCTGGCTTCTCTCGCCCATCGTGTTTATCTTCCTTCTTATATTCTCTTGCTTTGCAATCCTATGACAAACAAAGAACACTACAGCGACTATAAGTGGATCAAAGTCAAACGACATACCGATGACCCCACCAAATCGTGGGAAGATCGCTATAAAGTCCTAGACGAACACCACCTAAAAGAAACTACCTTCCTGATTGATGAAGTCAGAAAACTAGCCGATAAACTAGACACAACCGAAAAACAAGAAACCGAACTTAAAAAGAAAGAAATGAGAGCAGATCGCTTCCGATCATTCCTAATCTTCTGGTTCGGCTTCTCTTCCATCCCTATTATTATCCTAGACTTCTTTGTTGATAAACAAACTCAACTTTCATATCATCCTTGGATATTGATTAGTACGTTGTTATTTGGCTTAGGTTGTTCGTCGTTATTAACATACTGGAGAAAAAATGCCAGCCCCAAATGACTTTCAAGAATGGTGGGATAATTATAAACACAAGATTCCTGGTCCTAAAAGGAACTCAGTAAAACATTGGGCGCTCCTCGGTTGGAACGCCCATGTTGATTATCTTGAACAACTTGATTTGCAAAGTAAAGAACACGATAAAAAGATGATGGAAGAATACCAAAAAGCAGGTTGCCCTGCTGGTTGGTGGGGCGACCCCGATTAGATAATTACATTAAATGGATTCGATGTAACACTCATAGTCTCTGGTGGTATCACTACGTTTCCGTGAACCGCATTAGGGTCTAAGAAACTCTTAGGAAATACGTCACCAGATACTGGTGGATTGTAAAAATATCCAGCCTGGAATGACCCAAATGGTGAAAAATTAGCACAACCATTCTTCTGCATTACCGCAGTAGCCACTAACGTATAACCATCACCCGATGTAGCAAGCTCCAAATCATCAAATACCGCTACACCATTAACAGCCGCTACCGTCAATGTCCCTGTCAGTACGCCAATGCCAGGATTCGTGCCAATCGCAATCGTTACAAGATCAGTGCTTGTTGGATTCTCTAAATCCACAACAACACAGTCTATCGTCTCTGCCGCTACTGTTTCACTTATTACTGTTGAAAACTTCATAATCTTTCCTTCCTTAAAAAGATACTGTATATATTACTTCGGTGGCATTTTAGAATCTTTCCCGTGCTTCTTACCCTTCTTGTTATGCTTCACAATCGCATCCTTCTCCCAAGGTGCCGCCGTACTACGACTGTTAATCTCCGCATCAGTTATGTCTGGTCCTAAATCCTGTGCAGCCGCACGTCGCTTCCTAGTAAATGCACTAGATTCCTTAATCTTCATCCAATTTAAAAATGTTTTAACCATACCTTATATATTAACTCCTTCCTATTTCCCTAGCCTTCGCATCACCACCATAATGTATATTGTGCAAAAATGTCTGAATCGCTGAATCTACTAACTCTGGACCACTCACCCTATTCAATGCATCCAAAGATAATACCATCTTCTCTATATTAACCAACCACTCATTCTCCTGTGACTGATATGCAGGATTCATCGTGTCTATTACATTCTTCGCCGCAGACTTAATCCCAGCTATCAACGAAACAGGTAACGCAAATACATTACCTAATGTCGTTGGCTGCTTGCCTACCGTTACACCCGTCCCCGTAATCTTTTGCGGCTGCTGTGAATGGAAATGATTCTCTAAATCACTCAACGCCTTATTCAATACCGCAGTCTTTTTCTGACGTGCCTGCGGTACTTGCTCCCTGGCAACATAGTTTAATAACCACGCACTGCTGTCATTAAATGCCTTGCCAGCTAATGCCTTGGTTTGCTGTGGCGTGTCCGAAATATAAGGATTGCCACGCGACATCGAACGATACTTACTAGCAGTCTGACCCAATCCACCCACAATCGCTGGACCAGCACCCGCAGCCGCACCAGGAACATGACCAAAATACTTAAGCAAATCCCCACCCTCTCCACCTAATGCCTTCCCAGCTATCCCGCCAAGATTACCACCCACCCCTACATTGCGAAAAGGATTGTAACTAGCCTCGTCACGCCTATCTACATATTCCCTGAAAGTTCTCATGGTTTTATCTATTGTTCCCAACAATAAAATCGTATTTTATTAATTTAACCATACTCCTTTATCTCATGGAAACTAGACTCATTATTGTAGCCGTAACCGCCGCCGCTGGCTACGCATTCGGATACATTCTCGGTTCTATCCTCAGGAGAAACAAATGAATATCATTATCCAATTCCCTAACCATCACCACATAGGTCAAATTACGTTAAATAGCGAATCTTTTGAGAACGGCTTAATAACTACCTTCCCAAGCATCAATGAATGGGATGACAATAAAACCCAAAGCCTTTTTGGTATCTTCGTAGACTTCTTTAAATTCGGTGCCGATTACTTTGAGAAAGGTAAAGTTAACGGCGAAGACGTGGCCGCTAAAATCAAACATCAACTCGGTGAGATTTGGCTAGATGATCGCTGGCACTTCTCTGGCGTCTGGCCACACTCCGTTAACTTCGGTGAAATGTGCTACTCCTCAGACCCGACCGTTGACCTGGAAGTTACCTGGCGTTTCCAGAAATTTGAACTACTAAATCCATAAGTCCCTCACTATTTCTTCTGGTATCCCATGCGTATCCCATAAATAATGAACCGTCTCATCACTCCGACCACGCTCCTTCGTAACCTTCTCTACCACCTTCGTTGACCTCTTTAATAACCTGAAATACATAATCTCTTCATCCTTGATGCTCCCCGCTACATCCGTCCTGACTAACCATTGCTGATTGTTAATAAAACACGTCAACACGGGCGATAAAGTCATACTTAAACCATCAGCATAAAATAACCTGGCAGCATAGTGATCCTTGCCGCCACACGGACATTCATACCAGACCAGATGCCTGCCCATGAATACTTCACGCTTTACTTCCTGAACGTCCCGACAATCCAATACCGCCTGGAAATGCTCAAACCAAACCTTATAAAGATCGCTAATTACCACGTCACCGTTAACCTCCAACGACCTTCACTCCATTCCCGCCCCGTTACATAATCCACATTACACGCTTCCATATAATTGTCGCAACGTATCATCACCGAATCTATACTAAACTTATAATCTTTGTTGTGTTTCAATTGAGTAATGGCACTTTCCCATACAGGGTTAACGGTATGGCCATCACCATATTCCAACTCAACCGACCGCTTCGCATCCTTGATTGCCCCAAGAATACACTCTTCAACATACTTAACCTTTTCCCTAATCTCTTTAGCAAATTGCTTTTCTTGCTCTTGTTGTTTCTTAACCTGTTCTTCCCGCTCTTGACAGGCTTTAATGGCACCTAAACGCTGTTTCTCCAACTTATTCTCTTGGAGCATTCTTTCTAACTCGTCTTTGGTGGGTAACATGATTCATACTCCAATGTTTCATAATGAAGTCTAAGCTCTATTATATCTTCATTATAAGAAGGTATAACATCCACACTTACACCATTATAATTAAATCGGTCAGTGTTCTGCCTCTCATAATGACCCCCTAATAAGGGGGTTAACTCATGCTGGCAATTTGGACACTTAGGCGGAACCTTAATATAATGCTGAATACTTGCCTTCCCTTTCGGGAAGGGCGGTACTGCAAAAAAATTCTTTATATCGCATTCCAGATCAAATAACATAACGTGAATCTCGTTCTCCTCCGTGGGAGATATCGTTATATGTGCCTGCCTTGGCTCTATCTTAAAATCACCAAACTCAGCCGCAAACGTGTATTGCATTCCATATCCTCTTAATAGTTCTTAAATCGTGACCATAATCATTCATTCTCCATGTAGTCTTTGGCAAACCGTTTATATGATCCAAAAACCGCTCCTCCATCGCCAAAAACTCCTCTGGTATATTATAAGAACGATGTGGCAACTCCAACGCATCAGACCACAAAAAATTGAAAAGTAATTCCTCTGGCCTGTCAGCCCTGTAATAAAACAAATTAGGCCCAATCGACATGCTGGGATACTTCTTTATAGCATACGGCGGCTCGTTTAACTGTTTCGCATGACATAATTCTACCAATTTGATCTTCTTAAACTTTTTGAAACTGGTTCCTTTATAGCGGAGGTCCATATGAGTTGATCTACCGAGTATAGAGCCAGGATGACCACTTACCCCCACAAATTCCGCCGTATGTATAATCCCACTCCGCTCATCATCATTCCGATTTACCTTACGATCCGATTTAGCGTCAGTTGGATATAAAGTTTCCTGTACCCGCCACCATGCATCAATCTTCCCATAATAATTCTCCTCGAACGTTGACTCCCGCTCAAAAACATATTGTGGATACGCTAACGGCAATGCAATAATGTCAGCCCGCTCTGTCGTAAATCCGTAAGCTAATGATTCAATGTCATACATGCAATCACTTCGGGGTTGTTAACAAAGTTTATCACCAATTCCCATCATAATCCATCCCAGCGTAAATTGGTATAAAAAATCTTATAGGTGGTGGAATTTTTGGGCGGCGGGAATTTTGGGAATTGGAAAAATTAGTTTTCTTAGATTTGTGCGGGGGAATCAAAAATCCTGGCGGCGGGAATTTTGAAATTGACTCTTTAATAAACTCACTGGTATGGCGTCCAGGTAGGGTATCCCTATGTTACTTTTTTAAGGAGAAAATGAAATTAATTAATCATATTTTAACTCTGCAAGCCAATCATATTAGTATCATTGGGGCATCAATGATACTAATATGATACTGAGCATTAGCACGTCTGCATACGCTTGGCCCATCGTATGCTGCGACGATAGGCATAGCTATCGAGTCGTGCTGTCGTGCTGAACCGACGCTTCCGCTTGCTACCATCGACAGTCGCTTGCGGCTTCTTCATCGCGGGTTCTCCGTTAGGTGTTTGGGCACCTTATAAGGTACAATCGCAATTGTATCATAATGGGGTTGGGCGAACCCCGCTTGTTACTTCCCGAAACAGCAAACGACGGCGAGAGCGATACTGCGTTTGGTCGCTTCGATTTCCCTTACGCGATCCGTATGCCAGGTAGTACCTTCCTTCCATGCTGGCATCTTGGCCACTTCCGCTTCGAGCGCTTCGAGATAGTCGTACTTGGCTCGCAGGTTCTTGTCCATCGTTCGACTCCGTTAGGTGTTTGGGCACCTTACTAGGTACAATCGCAATTACGATATGTTAAGAGAGTGGGCGAACTCTCTTTAGTTTCAGCCATCGCTGAAGCTATCGAGCAGCTTCCGCCGCTGTTTCGGCGTGGTGAAGATCATGACCATCGTGGCGCAGATGATGAACGCGGGGACGCAAGCCAGGCGGATCAGTGTTTCCTTCATCGTCGTTCTCCGTTAGGTTGATTGGGCACCTTATAAGGTACAATCGCAATTACGATATGAATGGCAGGGTTTGCATTCCCCTGCCCCTCCCCTTTAGGGGAGGATTGGCTTATCGTAGTCCCATTGCTCTTGCCAGCCCTCGCAGACCCGTATGTTATGGGCTTTGATGCCCCTATCTTCCCAATGCGCTGCCTCCACTTCAGCGCCCTTCTGCGTTAGGTGATAGCTGGAAACATGGTAGTCGGGCGGCGAATCCCAATAGGCGTTGCCCTCGTCATCGTAGTCAAGGCCGTCATCCCAAACGTAGACAATCCAGCACCACTGCGGTTCAAAGTTATCCCAAGGGTAGCCTTGATAGCGGGCCTTGCGTTCGGCTTCGCGTTCGGCAAGCAGCTCGGCCTGCGCGTCGAGGTCAAGGTAGTTCCAGTGACGCACGTTCAACCCATGTAGCACGTCGGTCATGTGGTCAAGGTGGCAAGCGGGGGCCATCGGCTCGCGGCGGATAGTGACCATTCGACTTCTCCAGTTGGGGGTTGATTGGGCACCTTATATGGTACAATCGCAATTGTATCATAATGGAGTGGGCGAACTCCAAGCGTTACGCTGCTTCCATCGCGGCGACGGTTCGCGGGAACTCTTGCCGCATCATGTCAGGGCGGGAGAGAAGCAACTTGCCCGCATCCGAACCCATGAACAGGTAGAAGAAGAGACGCTGCTGGTCCGCGTGACTGAGGCGATACTTGCGGTTGTAGGCGGCGACCTGGAAGCGGAAGTAGATGACAGCGATTGCCAGGGCGACGGCGGCGAGCGCGGCTTCGAGATACTTCATCGCGTTTCTCCGTTGGGGTGTTTGGGCACCTAACTTGGTACAATTGCAATTAGAGGAGGATTGGGGAGTGGGCGAACTCCCCGTGAGGTTAGCTGTCGCTGTTGAACATACTGCCGATGACAGCGATCAGTGCGGTCAGGACGTGGCCTGCGCAATCCATGAGGTTGAAGGCAATCCAGAAGTTCCAGAAGCCTCCCTCGCTGGCGTGGTGAAACCAAGCCACCACTAGCACAGCCAGGACCAGGACCAGGGCGATAACCACTAAGACTTCCACCATGACTTCCTCCGAGTTAGGTGTTTGGGCACCTTACTTGGTACAATCGCAATTAGAGGATGAATGGGGAGTGGGCGAACTCCCCTTCCCTTTACCTTGGCACTATGCTAAGCCAAGCCTTGCGGTTGCTCTCCAGTGCCTCCAGGTTCAATTGCACGGCACGGTCGAGGTCTGCGGTCAGCCCGCCCCGCCCATCGGGGTAAAGGGTACGGCCCTCATGGACGATGGCGTATTCGATGCAATCCAGGCGGGTTTCGGCGGCGGTTGCGACTTCGGGCACGATGGCGGTCAGCATGGTTCTCTCCGTTGGGGTGTTTGGGCACCTTACTTGGTACAATCGCAATTAGAGGATGAATGGGCGAACCGCCCTTTACGGGCGGCGGTGGTTCTTGTAGCGGTCGGAACGCGGCTGGCGGGCGGTGGGCTTGTCATCATAGTAGTTCGGCAGGTTCGCCATGTTACGGGCAGGGCGGGCCATGCCGTCAACGCTGGCGCGGCGTTCTGCGGTGGTCTTGGGACGCTTCAAACCGAACTGGCTGGCCATGTTTGGACTCCGTTGGATTGGGCACCTAATATGGTACAATTGCAATTGGGGTATCATTAGGGCATCCTTGCCCTTGCCCTTTACTCCCCCTTCCATTGCCGCTGCTTGCGGGCTTGCTTGACCTTGCGGCGATTGCCACGCTTGTCAGCCATCGCAGCTTGTGCGATTTGGACGCCAATCGGGAACAGGTTGCCAGGCTGCACAGTGGCGATGGTGATGGTGAAGCCATCGCGGGACAGACGCTTGCGGGGTTCGGTGGTATTATGCATGTGTTCCTCCTACCTTAACTGGTACAATTGCAATTAAGGTATGTATGGGCATCCTTGCCCATTTCCCCTTAGTCGGTCGTGCGGCAATAGCACCTGTAAGCCTTGCCGTCGTTGGCGTAGACGATGAGGTTGAAGCTATTGCCGCTCCCATCTTCCCGTTGGATGCTGGACAGCGTGACAGGGATGCCATTGATGGAAATGACGGCGTTGCGGTTGCTCATTGCGTTGAACAGGGTGAACTTCGTCATGGGCGTTGCACAGCGGGTGAGGCGCTGTTCCATCGTGAGAGCCAGGGTAGCCGAACGGCGAACGGTTGAAGTGAGCATCTGCGTTTCTCCGTTTGGGGTGTTTGGGCACCTAATATGGTACAATTGCAATTAGAGAAAGCGGGGTTGGCTTTCCCCCGCTCTTGCTTTACTCCTTCTCGAACAGGATGATACACGGCTTGCCATCGGGATCAGTGCTGACGATAGCATCGTCCACGCTGACGATGGGGCCATCCTTGCGACCCAGGTAGACACCCATGCCATCGGTCGCGGTTGCCAGCAACTGCCGCAGAGCTTCGACCTTGAGCGTATCCATTGTTCTCTCCGTTGGGGTGTTTGGGCACTTTAAGGGGTACAATCGCAATTAGGGGATGATACAAAAAAGGCAGGGTTTCCCCTGCCTTTCCTTTAGACTACCTTTTCGCACAGTTCATTCAGCTTGCAGGCGAGGTCGGGGGAGAAGCAATCCCACCGATGTTCGCATTCCTCGGCAATGGCCATGATCTGCCAGGCCACGTCTTCGGGGATATGGAACGTAATGTCCTCATCGGCGTCCCAATCCAGTTCATTGTCGGGCGGTTCGCAATGCACCCACAGCAGCTTGTAAAGGTCATGCCCGTGGGCATAGCGGTCGCCAACCCAATCCAGAGCCTTACGTTCGCCAGCGGTCAGAGTCAGGTGATACATGGCTTTCTCCGTTGTTTGGGCACCTAATATGGTACAATTGGAATTAGGCGGCTCCCTTCTTTTGCCATTCCCATGACCATTCACCAGAGCGCTGTTCAGTGCCGCTGCCCCTTGCCCAATTGCGTATGGTATACATGACGAAGCTGGGGACTTGCGTGACGTTCTGCATGTAGATTGCTCCCGCCCTTGGGACTGGAACATTGGCGAACTTGACACCGCGACGATAGATGCTGATTTGTTCCATGTTCGACTCCGTTGGGGTTGTTTGGGCACCTAATATGGTACAATTGCAATTTAGGGGATGATAGGAAAAAAGCGGGGGTGGCATTCCCCCCGCTCCCCCTAACGATTACGCTGCGGTCTTGCGCCACGGCACGCTACGGCTGCCACGGGTGAAGCCAGTGGATTTGGCATCGGCAAGCCACGTTCGGCCTTCCTCGATGGCGTCATGTGTGCTGGGGAAGATGCCAGCGCTCTCCCAGCCTACATTGGCCACGCCACCGTCGCGGACATAGGCCACGTTGAAGTCGAATAGCTTGCGTTCGGGGTCGATGAACAGCAACAGTTCTGCACGAAGGTCAGGCATGATACACTCCGTTGGGGATGTGGGCACCTATATTGGTACAATTGCAATTGGAGATGATTAGGGCGTCCTTGCCCTGCCCCATTAGGCTACCATGTCGCTGAGTTGTTCGCTCTGCCCCTTATTGGCGTTGAAGGGGTAGAGGTAGAAGCCGTGATTGATGGTGTTGCCCATCCACCACGTCTGCCCCATGTGCGTTACCAGCATCATATAGCCATTCTTGGCCTTGCGGTAACAGAGGGGGCCGAAGCTGCGGGCGCGTTGCCGACTGATGTAGACTCGCATGATACTTCTCCAGGGGTTGCGTTGCACCTAATATGGTACAATTGCAATAAGGGAGAAAGGGAGTGGGCGACTCCCTGCCTTACGCGGCGAGCTTGGCGTTGTCCTCGAAGACGGGAAGGGCGAACACCGTGAAGCCCTTCGTGCTACCGTCGATGCTGGTGAGCTTGTCATGGGTTGTCCAGACTTCCTCGCCACCGATGGCGAGCTTGATGTTGCCGCTGTCCGTTTCGGCAATGCACTTGCCGATCTTGCCGTTGAACAGAAACCGCTTGTTCACAAAGTAGGTCGTGACTTCCATCATCTGCGTTTCTCCGTTTGGGGTGTTTGGGCACTTAACTTGGTACAATTGCAATTAGGGGATGATACAAACGAAAAAAGGCAGGGTTTGCTGTCCCCTGCCTTACCCCTTATTCCTTTTCGGTCAGTTGCGCCTTATGCTTGGCGATGAAGGCGCGAATGTCGGCCTGCATATCCAGCACCTGCTCCCATTCGTCGCGGTAGAGCGTGACGGGGAATCGCCGCAAGCCGTCAAGCTGCACGGCACCCTTGGGAGATACCTTGAGGGTGAGCTTCTTCTTCGTCGCGGCCTTGACCTGTTCCGCCGAATTGTCCTCGATCAGCTTCGCGGCCTGCGCCTCGGTGAGCTTGCCATCCTTGACCTGCTGCATGATTTCGAGTACGTTCATCTGCGTTTCTCCGTTTGGGGTTGATTGGGCACCTTATCTGGTACAATTGCAATTAGGGGATGATACGAAAAAAGGGAAGAGAGGCGAACCTCTCTTCCCAATGGTGAGTTAGCGTCGTCGCCTTGACTGCCATTTTGTGTCGGGCTTAGACCGCCAGTTTACGTCGGGCTTAGACGGGCCACACTTCGCAGGCTCCCCAGCTACGGGACGTTTGTAGTGCGGGGTAACGTCCCATCCGACCCCTTCACTACTAATCTTGGTACAATTGCAATTAGGCCATGATGCAAACAAAAAAAGGCAGGGTTTCCCTGCCTTAGCCTTACGCGGCCAGCGCCTTCAAGTCCAGCGTACAGGTGGGGCGCTTGGCGAAGCGGTCGGGAAACCGCCTGAACTCCCGCAAAGCCTGCACCTCATCCCACCTTCCAGGGATGGTACGCTCCGCGATCACCTCCTTGCCCATGCGGACGTAGATCGTGGTCAGCGTCTTTTTGACGCTGCCGTTGCGCTGGGTGAAGGTGGACACGCCGACGTTCAGCTTGCCGATCAACATGCGTCAGACTCCGTGGGGTTGTTGGGCACCTAATATGGTACAATTGCAATTTGAATCATATTGGGAGTGGGCGAACTCCCAATTGTTTAGTTCTGGCGATACTTGGCGATAGCTTCCGCCAGCGATGCCTCCATCGTCTTGCCAGCCTGCACGCCAGCCATCGTGTCATTCCGCAGCTTGCCGAGGTCCATGATGTTGAACTGAATGCAATTGCCCTGCGTGCGGAACGCATCATCGAAAGCCTTCTCCAGCGCCTTCTCAGCCTTGCTCATTCGTGCCATTGTCTTTCTCCGTGTTGGGGTGTTTGGGCACTTAACTTGGTACAATTGCAATTAGGGGATGATAGAAAAAAAGGCAGGGTTGCTGTCCCCTGCCTCACCCCTTAGACCTTTGCCAGCAGCTTCGCCCACTTCTCATGCTGTTTCCAGTGGGCGCAGACGTGTTGTTTCTCCCGCAAAGCGGTGCGGATACGCTCACGAATCTCATGCGTCTTGTAAGCGTAGGTGCAAGTCGCCCACAAGTCCTCGGAGAAGGCAAGCAAGGTCAAAGCCTGCTCATACTCCTCATTGTTGACCAGAGCCAGGATAGCGTCTTTCTGGCGGATCAGAGCGTTGTCAAGTTCCATGTTCGACTCCGTTAGTTGGGCACCTAACTTGGTACAATCGCAATTAGAGGATGAATGGGGCAAGGTTTGCTTTCCCTTGCCCTTCCCCTTTACTTTAGGTAGACAATACCATGTGCGGTCAGGCACTTGCCGAAGTCATCGGAGAACACGCTGCCCCGTGCGTGCTTTGCGGGGGCTTTGAAGCCAGCCGCCTTATGAATGTCGCCCGCCTTGAGAGCGCCAAGCGTTTTGGTGAAGCCGTCTTGCAGGCAGATGAAGCAATAGACGCTAGTTGGTTCCCGCTTGCCGTTGCGTTCCTCCAGCACCACGACACGCGCCCACTTGTCACTGATGAAGTCAGCGCGATGGGTGGGAGGTGCGGAGTAAGTGTAGCCCATCTGCTTCCAGTGTTCCGCCGTCACTTCGTCGGCCCGCGTCACAAAGGCGTCGATGCGATCTTTCATGATTCTCTCCGTTGGGGTTTGGGCACCTAACTTGGTACAATTGGAATTAGGCCACTTGGTATTCGTGTTCCCCAATAACAATCATACCACCGAAGAATTGCCACGTTGGGCTTGACGCCAGTGCCGCTGTATGCTCTTTCTCCAGAGCAGGCATATCGGCCTTGATTTGTTCCGCCGTCAAGTCCTCACGGGTGTCACGATGATACGCTGCGATGATCTTCATGGTCAACTCCAGGGTTTGGGCACCTTACATGGTACAATCGCAATTAGGGTATAAAGGGAGTGGGCGACTCCCTGCCCCTAATCCCCTTCGTAGTCTGGCCCATAGTGATTCTCGAAGTCCTCCATTTCCTGGCGTTCGAGGATAACGTCGTGCGCCAATTCCGCATCCCAACTATCCTCGAAGTTGTCCTCATCGTCATCATCGTCATCATCGAAGATGGAAGGGCCGTCGCCATCGGAACAGCAAGGGCAAGGCGGGTCGCAAACGTCGCAGCGATTGTTGCCGTTGCAATCCTGGTCCAGTTCGTTACCGCAACCACAGTAAGGCATGGCGTTCTCCAGTTTGGGGTTCGTTGCACCTAATATGGTACAATTGCAATTAGGGGATGATAAGAAAAAAGGCAGGGTTTCCCCTGCCCTTCCCCTTTACGCGGCGGCTTTGGCGGCTTGTTTCGGTGTCTTCTTGGCATGGGATGCCAGGATGCCTCGCACCTCGACGGATTCGAGTAGGATGTGCCGCAACACGTTGTCGATGTTGCCGCGACGGACTAACTCCGAACCAATCGAAGACGCCAGAAGCGCTTTCAGCTTCTCCAGTGCCTCGCATTCCGTTTCGTGGCGACGCGCTTCATCGCGGTTGGTGAATTGCTTGCCGTCAGCGGTCTGAAACAGAGAAACAACCTTCATGGCAAAACTCCAGGGGTTTAGTGTTACACACCTTTACTGGTACAATTGGAATTAGACACCAGCTGCCAGTGACGCCACATACTGGAAGCGATAGACAAACCATTTGTCGCGGCTGTCTTCGGGCCGCACGCGGATTACCTTGCGGTCATGGACGTAACTCGCGTGCAGAGCGGCAGAGCGGGAGCAACTGGCCTGATAGATACCCTTGTAGCACCAGTGCCGACCGTACTTGATTTCCACTTCAAACCGCATGGTAGACTCCGTTAGGTGTTGGGCACCTATTATGGTACAATTGCAATTAGGGTATTATTAGGGCATCCTTGCCCTGCCCCTTAGACCATTGCCTTGCCACGCTTGCCGTCGATGCAATCCTTTGCGGTGCGATACCATTCCGTGCCATCGGACCATGCACGCCATTTCTTGCCGTAGTTGTTCGGGTCGGGATGCCCTGACAGCATGAAGAAGCCAGGAACGCTCCAGAGGTAGACGGTATCGCCATTGGCCAATGCTGCTTCCAGGTCGGGAGCAAGGGCCGCATAGGGGCGCTTACCGCCAGGGGAAAGGTAGTCACGCAGCTTGAAGTCTACTTTCGCCATGATTGACTCCAGTTTGGGTATCGTTGCACCTATTATGGTACAATCGCAATTAGGGTATAATGGAGTGGGCGACTCCATTGCCCTACGCTGCCTTTTGCTTGGCAAGAAGCCATTCGTAGGCTTGTGCCCAGGCATATTCGCGGTCGAAGCGGCCCCAACCGAAATCCCCGCAAGGATGTGCCTCAAAGTAATGCGGGCTTTTGTCGAGAGTAAACTTGATGCTGCATTCCGCCATGCCGTCGTTGAAGATGTGTTCTTGCCACTGATAGCCCGCTGCCAGGAACGCTTTCTGAATCTTTTCGATCATGACTGACTCCTTTGGGGTTGCGTTGCACCTAACATGGTAGCCCTTTGCGTCACACATCAGAAGCCATCGCATTGCTATTCTCCTTTGCGTTGCACCTATTATGGTACAATTGCAATTAGGGGATGATAGGAAAAAAGGCAGGGTTTCCCCTGCCTTCCCGTTAGGCGGCGATTTTCTCGGTAACGTCGAAGAGAAGCCATTCCTTGGCATTGGCTGGCGTGATGTAGAAGAAATCCCACAGACCATGCTTGACTGGCAACTGCCATTCCGTGGGACGAGTTTTCCACGTTTTCAGCTTGCCATTGACACGGCAGCGCTTGGCCGAACCATCCGAATTGCGGGCGGTCTTGTGGTAGATCGTCTTGCCCTTGTAGAAACCAGCGGCCAATTCCTTCGTAATCATTCCATTCTCCAGTGGGGTTGTTGGGCACCTATTATGGTACAATTGCAATTGAGACGGGAGTGGCGTAGGTTTGCCTACCTTACGCTGACAGCACCACGCTGCCAGGCCACTCCCGCCTCGTTTACGCTACATACAACCCTGTTTCACCCTTGACCACGGTGACGCAATCCGCTTCCGTTTCGAGCAGGGACGCTTCATTGCTACTCACGATATAGCTGCGCCACTTGCCACCTTGCCCTTCGTTGTAGGGCTTCCACTTGTCCCACATCTCCTGCAACAGTTCATCGCGTTCGTCAGGCATTTCATTCTCTCCATTTGGGGTTTGGGCACCTAATATGGTACAATTGCAATTAGGGGATGATACGAAAAAAAGCGGGGTTGGCTGTCCCCCGCTCTCCCCTAGATATTGTTGCCCCTGCTCCCGCACCACTCATTCTGCGGCCCGTCATCATCGTCAATCATGGGGCAGGCAGCACTCCAGCGGGAGTATTCTTCCATTGCCTCATTGTATTCATCGTAGCAAACCTCATCACAGAACTCGCGTTCGCCGCAGGGCTTCTGGCAGAATCGACAGGCCATTGTTCTCTCCAGGTTAGGACTTCGTTGCACCTATATTGGTACAATTGGAATTACAAGTCCTTTTTCCGTGGCACGTCGTTGATGGTGTAAGTGAACTTGATGCGCTTCCGCTCACAGTAACGCCAGAGTGCCTCCTGCTTGTTGCGGTTGGGCAGCTTGCCGTTCTTTTCAAGCCAATTGGCTGCGGAGTCCATCCAGGCGCTATCATACCCATAGGCATAGTCCACCTTATGGGCTAGTTCATCGTCAATCATGATGACGACGGAATGATAGGTCTGCCCTTTGCGCTTGTTGAACCAGCGGCAGCCGTGCAATTCGAGCGTTTTCATGTTAGTTTCCTTTGCAATGCGGGCAAGCGATAGCACCGACGCCAGGGACAGCGGTTTTGCCACGGTAAGAATTGGCACGCACCCGCGTTTCATTCTTGCAGGCACCGCACTTATAGACGAACACGGTTCGCCAAGGCGGTTGGAAATCGCGGACACGTTCGGAGCGTACTGGCGTTGACAGGTTCAGAGTGTTCATTTGGTTTCTCCTTACCTATACTGGTACAATTGCAATTAGAGGACAATTGGGCGATTGCCTCCTTACAGTAGAACCACCACGTTCATTCCGTCCAGTCGCCGCTCAACCCACTCTAGCACTTCGGCCCGATACAATTCGGTGACTTCGTGTTCTGCAAGCAACACCTCGCAATAGGCGTTGATGCTGTCATCGTGTTCCTTGATACGTTCGTCCTGCCCATCGGCGTCGAAATGGGCATCATACTTCAAGACGGCATCAGCGGCATTGTGGCCAGCGATGACACCTTGGACGCCATCACAGTTCTTGACGTGGAACACTGGCATTGTCATTCTCCGTTTGATTGGGCACCTAATATGGTACAATTGCAATTAGGTTTGGCCAAAAGAAAAACCCCACGGGATTGTTCCCGTGGGGTTTCGATCAGCCTTCCCCTCCTATATCGGTGTAGAGGTCATCCAGCCACTTATCCTGCTTTTCGTCGCTCGGCACCGTCGTCTTCGTTTGCGGGTCGCTCATTGGCGTTTCGTTCCTCGAATTGTCGGATTTGTTCTTTCTCGGCACGGGTCCAATCCTTTTCGCCACGGTGAACGGGTCGAATCTTGCCACCACTCTTGTCATACTGATTACGGTTCCAGCCCATGATACTCTCCGTTGATTGATCGCCACTCTCTGTTTGGTACAATTGGAATTTACAGTGCCTTGATACAGAACCGAATCAGGCCGTAGGCAAAACTGCCCATCACCACGATGTAGAGCAGGACCAGACCAAGTTGATTTTCCATTCTGCACCTTTTGGGTTTGAGTTCGTTGCACCTTATCTGGTACAATTGCAATTAGAGGATGATACGAAAAAAGGCAAGGGGTGATGTCCCCTTGCCTCAAATTTTAGTTAATTGCCCTTTACGGGGGCGGTCTTGCGGCTTTATTGCTACGAATTGAGGTCGGCAATGGTGTAGAGCCATTCAGACTTAGGAAGGCTGAGCGTCTTGGATTGAGCAATGCCAAGCTCGGTTGGCAAAATACTCCAGTAGTTCCCAGCGCTTCCTGTTTGGCGTATGAGGCCAGCATCGGACAAGTGCAACAAAGTAAGCAAGCACTTACGAAAACAAACACGCCAACCAGAAACATGATCGCGGTGATTACATTCCTCCCATGTATGCACAAGGTCAAGTAGGATGCGACTCGCCAGACGGTTCTGAGCCAAGTTGAGCATGTTAGCCCTTTTTGCGTTTCTTCTTCTTGCCACACTCATCTTGGTACAATTGCAATTCCTGCTCGCTCACCTCGTCGTCCGTCCATTCAGGCACCACCACGGGCGGCACGGGCTTCAAACTGGCGGAACAGTGGACGCCATTAGGCCGCAAACCCCCGCCCTGATGATCGACAAAGCTCTTGTCTGGAGTGTAAGACACCAAACTCCTACACTCCAGACAGTAGGCCACGCTATAGACCATCCTTCAACTCCTCTTTGAAGTCATCCCAATAGTCGTCGGGCAAGTCATTCTCTTCGGGCGGATACAACTGAGCCATGATGAAAGCCGTGTACGCCGCCGTTCCAGGCTGAGGCCCATTCGGACCAAAATCCGTCTTGATGCCCTGGCAACACACGCAGTCCTTATGACAGGACACAGCACGATCTTCACACGTCTCATGATCGTTATGATCGGGATGTTCGCATTTCATGTTCATGCCCTTTTTGGTACAATTGGAATTTAGGCCGCTTTCCCGATGACAACCTTTGCCATACCCATCAACGTGCGGGCAATGGCATCCTGTCTGTCAATCGCCTGCACCTTGTAGAGCGTAATCAAGGTAGGCGACAACGCATCCTGCACTAACTTGCGGAACACTCGCACCTTGTAGCCCTGGCTTGGATAGCACGGATGATACACTTCGACGTAGAACTCTTTCATGTTTGTTCTCCTTACCTAAACTGGTACAATTGGAATTAGAAGGGGATTTCTTCTTCCACTTTGTTCCACGTTGCCCGATAGGTAGCGACTCTGGCGACTTCATCGCTCCGAACCCATTCGCCCTTGAGTTGCGGGGGCTTGCAGCACAGTATCAACCGATGAAAGTTCCCTTCCTTCTGATGCGCCACCACGTCATCCCCGAACTCATCAATCGTTTCGTGCATGTTTGTTTTCTCCTTACCCAAACTGGTACAATCGCAATTAGCCCTAAACGAAAAAGGGCGGGATTGCTCCCGCCCCACCCCTACTTCTTATTGAATAAACCCTTCAAGATGGAATCTTCCGCCTTCAACCATACCTCCTTGAGCGGAACCTTATGCTTGCGGGCATTGAACAACACGCCAGTAAACACCGTCTCACCCTCAATCAAGATGGCAAAATCCTTCTGGTTCTCTTCATCCTTGACGCAGTGCCACAACGATTCCAATTCATTGTAAGCACCATCTACCTTGCCCTTGTAATGCTTGAAACAATCCGTAATTTCAGGATACGTCGCAAGCAATTCGTCGCCTTCACCCTCCAAGATGAACGGCAACAGAGTCGAAGGATTGTAAAGCGCGTCACCATTCGCACCCTTCATCTTATGCAGCGATAGATAACGCTTGTTCTTGATCTTCCAACGACGGTTCGCGTCATCCTTCACAACGCAACCTTCCCACGTCGCTTCTGGCTGCGAATTGACGTAATCCGTTACGTCGTCAGCACTTCGGAGCGAATACTGGCCAACCGTCTTGAACAGTGGGACATTTTGCGGGCCAACTTCTTCTTCGCCACAGAATGCGGAAAGCTGGTAGACGCACGGCTGAGCATACTCCCGAACCACCTTGTTCCAAAGGGAGCAAAACTCGCAAGCGTAACTCAACGAAGGATCAAGGTACAATTGTAATTCTTGCAAGTCCTTGATGCCCAGCGCCTGTAAGATACCTTCCTTCCAGGTGAAGGAAGCTGGCATCTTATGGTAGTTCGCCTGCCATTCGGTGTTGAACATGCCCATGTTCGCGTAGGAACCACGGGTATTCACACGCCATTCGCCATCGAAGTGATAGAACAGCAGCAAGCTGCCGTCTACCTTCTCCAGCGCAACAGACTTATCCCAATTGAACAGCGGCATTTCGTCCGCTACTTCACCCCAATTGAAAAATCGGGGGAAGGCACGCGCCACCAGCGAATGGTCCTCAGTGTTGAGAACTAAGCCACGGCATTCGCGGACAATGGGATCAGTCTTCGGAGAGTCGATTTGGCTATAGTTCAGGATAGCCAGGGGAAGCGTATCATGGCGATTGACGGAGATATGTAGTTCCGTTTCCAGGTCCGTCAGAGTCTTGCCAGAACGCAGATAGTCGATAGTCTTCATTTTCTTTCTCCTCTAATCTAATTGGTACAATCGCAATTAGAGGAGAAAGGGACGGCCCCTTATTGGGGGCCATCTTCCTGCTTTCTCCTCTTTTTGGGTGTTGCCAGTGGCATCATGGGAGGCATTCCGCCTTGCTGTTGCTTGGCACCGTCCTGCTGCGCCTTGACGAACTCTTCCGTAACACGCATCAGGTTCAGGTATCGACAGTCCAGGGTCAGAACAGGTTCACTCGGATCAGACAAAAGTTTGCCCACAAAGTAGGGCAGGCAAATTGCCTGAATGTGCAAGCTCTGGCCCATGATCGGCGCACCGTCTTCCGTCTTTTTCAGGTTGTAGACGCAGACGTACTGGCCAACCTCAAGATCGTCTTCCGCCAGCATCACCCCCACGCGCTTGCGAGGCGTTTCTTCCATCGCGTCGTCATAGTCTTCTTGTTCTTGTCCAATCATCGCTTTCTCCAGTTAAGGTTAGTTACACCCTAGATTGGTACAATTGCAATTAAATCGCCATCCGTTCTGACAACCAGTTAGGAATGGAGTCCGCTGAACCGTTGTATACATACTGCCCATTACTAGACCACTTGAAAAAGTGAAAGTTGTCGTTCTGGACATTATAAACGGCAATGCGGTCTAAGTCAACCACGTTAAAGTAGCGGACGCCATAGAACTTACAAATCCCTTCGACCGTTCTTAAAGCGTCCACCAGCTTGATTACTTCTCCCAAGGGGCTTTCGACGCTAGACACCGCTCAACCGTTAAAGGTTCACAGCGGTTTCGCATCGCCTCCACCTTGTCCTGCGGCACCCCATGCACGTTCTGAAACGAACCGTGACAAGGGAAGAAGAACACTGGCACCCCAAGCTCTTGCGCCATCTCGACATACGGCTTGGCTTCCCATGCCTGCGTATTCGTATTGTCGATAATGACCGTCTGACCGAACTCCAAGGCTTGCCGTGCCATCTTCTGATTGATAGCGTGATACACGCCAACCTTCGACGGGTCGAATTTATAAACGCCGTCCACCTCAAATTGCTTATCGGTGGAACAGACCTTCACATCATGACCCAGCGCCACCAGCATAGCCCGAATCGTCTCAGCTACGGTGGACTTGCCCGAACCACTCGGACCCTGCATGATTGCGAGAATGTTCATGTTTGCTCCTTTTGATTGCCCATTATATCTGGTACAATCGCAATTAGCAAGAGAGGGGAAAAGGGCGGGTTTGCTGTCCCCGCCCGCATCATCAAAGCTGTCTAATTAAGTGTCGGCACTTGATTTCGGGCGCTAGAGGCCAACCCCCTAGCGCCCAGCTATCAGCCGCAGAATAGGTATGTTCCTTGCATTTAATATCATTTAAGGTTTCCTTTGTTACGCCGCTGCTCGACGTTGCCCGATGTGATCGTTCAGGGCAGAAATGGAGCAGCTATGCCAGAACTTCTCAATCAATAGCGGACGCCAGCCCTTCCCATACCAGATTTGCGCAATCGCCAGCGCCGTCTCACGCTCTTTCGCCGTAAACTCCTGATAGAGTTCACCTTCCACTGGATGCGTACCCTTCAAGCCATACAGCATTGCAAGCCTCCGAATAGAGAAAAGGTCAGTACCGCTAGGGGGATTTGAACCCCGCATTTTCTGGTTGAAAGCCAGGTGTCCTATCCAGATTAGACGATAGCGGCATAACAGTGAGCCGAGTAGGAGTTGAACCTACAATGCGCTAGCTAGGCGCGCCTGGGTTACAGCCAGGTGGACTTGCCAATGTCCAATCGACTCATTTGGGCGACACCTAGTTTGGTACAATTGCAATTACGCTTCCTTGTAGTAATCGTCTTGCGGCTGCCGCATATCGAAGGGAAAGTATTCCCGTCCCGCCAGCGGCATATCCTCACTGTTAATCGGGTCGCCGTCTTCCGTTTCCCACTCAACGCCACCATGATCGTGAATCTTGAACTCTTGCTTGATACATTCCCCCGCGTCATTGAACGTCTGTTCCACAACGCCAGGGGAAAACTTCTTGAACAGCATGTTAGCTCCTTTATTTGCGAAGACGCTCTTTATGGTACAATTGCAATTTCTCTTCCATCTTCGCCACCAATTCCGCTGGTGCCTTCACCCATTTCAGCCAGTTGATTGTGTTCTGCCCATCATTGAACCAATCGAAGCGTTCGATCAGTTCAGGATGGGTCAGAACAGCACGCACAATCATGTTACGCCGCCTTCTTTGTCTGCTGCTCCATCACAGTTAGCTCCAGATAGATCGGGAGCAGGTAGACGTTCGTGGGCTTGCCCTTCTGCCCTTCCACCTTGCGGGGCTTGCCCATCTGACAGTGGCCCAGCTTCACCAGCGTTTTCAGGAAACCCTGCGCATCCATGTAGTCCAAACCGTTCGCATCAGCCAGTTCCTTGATGCTCACCTCATGCACGCAGTCATAAGGCTCATTCACTTTCAGCTTCTTCGGAATCATCGTTTCCCCTTGTTTGAAGTTCGTTGCACCTTAACTGGTACAATCGCAATTAGAGGATGAAAAAACAAAGAAAGGGGAAGGGATTTTACTCCCCTCCCCCCTTAGACGTTACGCGGCGGGCCGACCACGCTTGAACGTGATGCCCTCGGCTTCCGCAACCTGTCGGCACAAGGTCAGTGACACCTTGAGCTTGCGTTCCTTGCGGAGAAACTCGCGGCCCTTCGTGTAACCGAACCGCTTCAGCGCCGCTGCCACGATTCGACGGTCAGTGCCGTTGTAGACGCGGGGCCGACCTGGACCACGTTCACCCTTTGCCTTCACCTTGACGGGCTTGACCTGCTTGCGGGGGCCACGTTCCACCCCCTTATCGACACGCGGCATACGGTAGACATAAAAGCCCTCCGTAGTCAGCTTGCCACGGCACTGCGGGCCGACTTCATCCCGCACAACCCGCCCACCAAAGTTCAGTTCGTTCGCAGCCATGAGAAACCTCCAGAGAAAAGAGAAAGTTTGTTACTCGCACTTAGTTTGGTACAATTGCAATTGGAATTAGAACCTTACCTTGTTCCAAGTCCAGACGAACGGATACGCAACCGCCGTCTTGATTCGTTGCCACGCAGCCGCCTTCATCTCAGCGATGATTTCGGCCACCATCCCCCGCACCACTTCCTTGTTCACCAGCGCCGCACAATGTTCCTTCACTTGCGCCAGCACCGCTTCCTTGATGTCATCATACTTGCTCTCAATGCAAGTCTCGATTTCATCCTTTGCCTTCACCTCGATTTCATCCCACCAGTCGTAATCCCGCACCGCATCATGGATTGCGTCGGAGAAGTCGTGGTCATTCATCGCCTTCTCAACCGCATCGTCCACGTCGATTTCGTCGCGGATAGCACTCTTCACCTCGTCGGAGAAGTCGTGATTCTCCAGAGCCGACTCCACCTCATCCTTGAAGTCACGCTCACCAAGATACGCCTCGATGCCTTCATTGATGATCGTTTCCAACTGCTCGCCAAGTCCGCTCATGTGTTCCCCTTGCGTTTGAGTTCGTCACACAATCATTCTGGTACAATTGCAATTAGGTGGGATTCCCGTTTTCATCCACGTCGTTCCCGTCAGCATCTTCGATACTGAACACGTCGAATGTATCTTCGACGTACTTCACTTCGTCATCTTCGGGAATGTTCATGTTCGCAATCAGGTCCGCAAGGTCTTCGGGCTTACAACGTATCGTTGTCTTGAGCCGCACTTCGACCTCGACCGTGTATTCTTTCTCCATTTGCTCCCTTTCATTTTGAAACTCGTTGCACCCTTACTGGTACAATCGCAATTAGGCACTGTACAAAAAAATAGGGCAGCCACCATTGGCTGCCCTACACACAAGGGATTGATTTACGCGGCTGCCTTGTCCGTCCCGAACAGCAAGTCCTTTGCGTAACCATACAGACGGTTCAAGACGCCTAGCGGACTATCACTCACCCCTACCTTGAGGTGCGATAGGAAGTGAACGGGACGCAACACCTTGATACAAGCCAAGATGCCTTCCTTCGAGGGAACATACATCGCCAACCGCTCGAAGAATCCATCCTTAATCTCATACTTTTCCACTGGTGCCAGCATCAAGCGCCGTTCGTCATCGCTGAAATTGTCCATCAGCAACTTCATCAAGCGGCCCGCAAGCTCTTGCTCAATCGGCGCACCCTGGATAAGCTCAGAAAACGGACGAATCGTGGTCTTATCTTCACACGCAACCTCATTCGTCACCAGCTTATCCGCCATATCCGCCGTCAAACCCGCCTTGACCAGCGCCGATACCAACTTCTCTTTCGCCCCGCCCTGGCATTCAGGATCAGCCTGCGGATAGAACTTGGCCTGCACTTGGAACAAGCCCTCAATATCCGCCTTGCCGTCCCGCGTCACAATGAGACGGGGATTCGTCGGCTTGCAACGTAGCTTGGACAAACTCTCAGCGAATGAGTCAATCAGACTCTCTTTCAGGATACCCTCTTCCGCCTTCATACGGGCCTCAGCCTTTTCGTAGATTTGCTTCGCATAAGCAAACCGCTCAAAGGACGGCAGCAACGCGGCGGATACAGGAACCTGCGGACGATCTTGCTTCTTAGCCATCGGTCGTTCTCCCCTTTTGGTGAAAGTGTCGGAACACCTAGTTTGGTACAATTGCAATTCAGTGGACCAGTCGGGAATTGAACCCGATTCCAGTCGATTTGCTGACAAACTACGCTACTTGTGTTGAGGCATCTTTTCGCGTCTGACCTACCACGGTCAAGCCTGTCACTTGGATCGCTGTCGAAACCTGTCTGGCCCGATTGTGTAAGTTAGCCCCTAGCGGTTATCGTCGCCGCACCTACCTGCAAAGCCTAGCGTACCATTGGCCACTGGCACGTCCTACATGGCATGTATACCCACCATTAAGAGTCGGCTCCAGGTCGCACTACATTATGCGATAGGGGCAACTTAACTGGTACAATCGCAATTACATCATGCCCTAAAAAAGGGGAAGGGCTTTCGCCCCTCCCCCTCGGCCCCCTTAGACCGCAAGCCCGCTGGCCATTTCCACCGCTGCGGACAGCGCCAGCTTGTTCATGGTGTTGTTCTGGCCAAACCAGAGCGAATTGAGTCGGTTGTCCTCATTCCGCCCGTTGACGTAGCTGAGATACTCAGTCACGCCATTGTAGGCACTCCAGTACGTTCCCCGAACGCTAGGCAGGTTGTTCCCCTTGCCCGCTTCACAAAGCTCAATCACCTCTTCCAGAATGTTCTTCTGGCGTTCGGAAACCACTTCCTTCAACTCCTTGGAACGCTCCCCCGCCGTCCAGATGGCGCTATCCTCCGCGTCCACCTTGAACACCCGCTTGACATACTTGCGGAGGTCATTCTGGTTAATGCTCTTATTAACCAGCAAGCGATACTGCTCAGCAGTCGCCTCGAACTCCGCATTCATCAAGTTCATAACGTCCCGAAGATTTTCGAGATTCGTATGAATGTTCTTGCTATGCTTCAAGCGAATCAGCTTGGAAGCATCAGCGGAATGCGCCATCGAAAGCGTATTCCAGCAGACCACGCGAATCGGCGTGAACCCGCAACGAACCGCCAAGCTACCGTCGTGGCTATGGCTGAGAAGAATGTACTTCTCAACCACATCCCCCGCCGCAATCTCCATCGGATCACGGTTCAGCTTAGCCAGCGCCCAAATGCGGCTGCCTTCAAACAGCGCCCCACCAGTATGCAGGGCCGCTTCCTTCTGGTCCAACCACGGTTGAAACCAGCCGAACGCCTCTTGATTCTGGAGAATCGTGTAGCGCTCACCCACCATGTTCGCCAACACCTTGCCATCAGTGGAACGAACCACTTCCCACGCATCAGCAGGCACCCACGCATCATTCACCTTGCGGGCCAACTGACGCTTCTCCGCGTCCCAATTCAGGCCAGCTTTCTCGATGAACAACTTGTGGTCATACATCGCCGCCTCTTCCGTGACCGCCGTACCCAAACCATGCCACGGCGTTGCACCCACGAAAGCCATCGACTCAACTGCTGCAACCATGTTTCTCTCCCTTAAAGTAAAGTTTTCGGTTCCCTTGTGCCTTAACTGGTACAATTGCAATTTGGCCAAATCCAACTTCCCTTATCTTACCCCAAAAAACACCAATGTAAAAAGGAAGTCAGATTACGCCGCCGCCTTCAAATTGTCTGGTGTACATGTTTCCAGGTCCACCACCGCAGCCAACGGATTGTCCACCCTCGGCTTTAACCACGCCAAGAACTGTTCCCTTGTATAGCTTCCTTCCTTCACCATCTTGCAATCCTCAACCTTGATCGGCGTCTTGTCCCACCACGGACGCTCTGGCTTCTTACGTTCCTTTACCGAATAAATGTTGCCAGCCTTCCTTTTGACCAAAGTAACGCGGAAATAATCCGTGAAAACGAAAGCCCCATAAATGTGCATCTTCCGCACATCTATCGCCATCGTCTTCGGATTACCCGTCTTCGTAAATTCCCCCGTCTCTATGAAATAACGCTGGCATTCCGCCATCCACCGACTATTGTGCTGCTTCATCTTCCTTCCCCCTTGTGACCGTTGTTTTGCCCAAATCGAACTGGTACAATCGCAATTTGCAGCCTCCTCTCTATTAAAGAGAACATTCCCCACCCTACATCCTAACTGTAACCATAGCAAGAGCTTAGATAGGGACATAGAAGTAGCCATTGTCCATGTATCCTTCTCCTTTGTGCCAGGCGGAATTTATTATGTACTAGAGCCATAAGGGGTTACGTCTATGGTACAAATAAACCAAGACCTCCCTGAGATGAACTGAGTTCAACGGGAGCGTTCATAACGGTGAACGCCAGCGTTTGTCCGATTATTGGCAAGTTTTATGTGCTAGAGCCGCAATGACTTAGGGACAATCTTTTTTTAGGGTGATACGGGGAAGACAAGAATACGTCCTCTGCGCCCCTCACGGGCGAGTGCAGGTACACATGTGCATTATTCCCCGTGCGTAAGGTACGGGCGTCACAGACGGTTAGGGGAAATAATAATTTGGTTGTCAGAAAGGAGAGATGAGCAGCGTATCTGTTGAATGTGGCCCTGTGCAAAAACAAAAAATCCACTTTACTTTTGCGGTTTGCCTGGTAAAGTAATTGTAGTGCAGGTCAGTGATTGGGCGACACTGACCTGCACAACGGTATAGTCTGGCTACAACCCAGGCTATACCAATACAGGTAGCTAGGCTACCGATATGCAACGTCGCATACCCATAGCTTGCCCTAATTAAAAGATGCCAGGTCTGCCGACGAAGCATATTCTTAGCTACAAGTCCTTTTGGTTTGGGTTCAAACAAGCGAGCATAGTTTTGCTCGCTTGTTTGTTTTAATGGTACAATCGCAATTCTCCCCCGTATGTGCATATGAGAGCATATACGCACATCACACATCCACATCACAGATTATAAACGCTTATACCCACCCGCACCACATATCCATCCCTTAATTACCCTGAAATTAAATTGGAATCTTTTCCTGTGACGTAAGTGCTTATAATGTAACGATTTATAACATTTGGAAACTCTTCCACAATGCCTGTGAAATTAACTCACAATAAAACGGGTTAGACCCCATATTCCCCCTCCCTGCCCCAAGATTTAAGCCAAGCGACCTAACACGTTTCATCACAACGACTTGCGCCATACATTACTTCGACCTTCAATTTGACGATAATTTGGTGTTCCTCACTTGTGTTAGGGCAAGTTAATAGCACAAGCCCTACAGAGCGTCTACAATGCCCCAGGACGAGTCCGAGCATTAAGGGTGGGTTTGTGGTGGTAATATCCATTAAGTCTTGCCAGGGAGCGGATATGCACGTCCATAGATACTTATTTGGGCATCGGGGATAGTATCATGGTGATTCAGGAACTTATAGGCGACTTGTCCGTTGCTCATTTTGCATACAGATTCTTCGGTATCCTTGTTGGGGTCGAAGGGGGTGATGAATTTTTGACCAAACTGCAAGGATTGGAGAGTACAGTATTTCATAGTATATCCTTTTTAAGCTGGTTTAGTTCGGATTGGATGATACGTTGGGCATCGCCGCCTTGGTACAATGGTAGAATTATTTCTAATTCGATGATTCTGGCGAGTTTGATGATATGGGCATCGACTTGCCAGACGGCTTTATCGCCGTATTTTTTGGTAAAGGCATTGGCTAGTTCAGTGGGTTTCATGGTGTTCGCTCAGTGGCGGGCAACAGCGGGATTCAAGGACGTAGTAATTGAGTCCAGATTGCAGGACGACAAATGAGTTATTAGCTTCTTTGACGAAGGTATAAATCATTTTTTCGCCTTTCTTCATGATCCAATTAACTTGATTGCCGAACGTGACCATAGAGACGTGGCAATCGTCTGTTAATATGAATTGTTTTGGCATATTAGTTACAGCTAAACAGTGGTGACGCTTTGCCTTCCTTTAGGACATTATCATTAGGGTCGAGTAGGCGGAATCGACCTACGGAGTAGAGTTTGAGTTGTTTCTGGTAAACATCTTCGGCGTAGTCCTTATTAGGATTGGAGCAGACGGTTTTCCATTCGCCTGCGGCGAGTCCAGCGCGTTGCACTTTGAAATCCATGATAATCTCCTTTTGTTCTATTTAGAGCGTGACGACTTCAATTCGGTTCAGGTCGGGATGATTATTTGGGCGAATCCAGGGATCAATACTGCCAGTATAGTGACGGGCGACTACCTTTTTACCATTTGCTTTAACAAACTGGTAGGTAGGGGAACCGTAGTGGTCTGGCATGGATTGTATCCGATACTTCTGGCCGTTGTCTAGTCCTTTGGTCATAATCCAGCCGTGGACAAGGATAACGGAGCCGACTTTGAGTTTGTTCATACTTCACTTGGTACAATTGCAATTGTTGGATAGATACAGTTGTGTCTCAATTCAACTTCTGGTTATATCGCCGCCACAACCGTCTTAACAACAATCGTATATTTGATTACAAGTATTACTTGGAGCGAATCAGGTTATATTGGCGTGGGCGTTAGAAGCGTTCTTTTATAGCTTCTATGAGTGTATCGGGTTGATTAGTTTTGATATAAATATCCATTATACCATTACCAGCGTATCCTTTTATTTTAATTCCGCCGTTTGCGGTCATTTGGAATCTTATAAAGCCAGGTTTATAGGCATGACGGGCGGTTTCGGTACGATTAAGGATAACACGTTGGACGTATGGAAGGGATTCGAGCCAGCGTATAGCTGGTTTGAGTTCTTTCATAACGGTTTGGTGTGATCCTTTTTTATTCATCTTGTTAATTTAGCGCCAGGGTGTCCATTCATTCCCTTAATCAATTTATTAACTTCTTGACATTCTTTATCCTTCTTATATGGATATTTAGTCCAGCATTGGGCGATAAGGTGGGCGGCATCATCGGGATTTTCTTCATCGGCGTGGGCCTGAGCTTCGTTAATAAGCTGTTGGGCGGCTTCGGTACGGATATAGTCAAGGACGTGGTGGAAGTTACTGGCATCGGCGTGGGCACGTCTGCCGTTATCCCAGGACGGATTACAATACTTTTCCAGGTAGTTATTGACCATACGGTGATCGACAACGGCGGAAGTGGGGTGATAGAAGCAGATTAGGTGGCCGTTTAATTTGGCCCAAAAGAAGGTAACGACGACGGGGCAATCTGCTATTTGGCCGATGGTGGAGCAGGTTCCCATACAATCTTGTTCCCAGCGAATTGTATTTAATTCGGTGGGGTGTAGTGCTTGGGTGGAGTAGCGTTCCCATAGGGATTGACGGGCGTAGTCATCGGCTTCGACAACAAATTCGGTATCTTTGAAGCGTGGGTCAACTTTCATGCTGCCTCCAATAGTTGTAGGACGCGCCAGCCGCCTTTATAGCAGGCTTTGACTAATTCGGCAATAGGGGCGTTTATGGGTGTATGCCAGCGGTCACTAACCCAGCTGGTTCGGAGTAGGTAGCGCCAGACAGGGCGATGATACGATAATTCTCATCATGGGTGAGATTATTACCGCCAGTGATTTGTGGGTGGGCGGTTTTACCGTCGATAACTAGGAACATTTATTCTCCAGTGGGCAATCGCCGTAATGAAATAAATCCCAAACTTCTCTGACGCCATCTTCCCAATCGGACTGACGACCATCGGATTTAACGATAAAATCGTCACCGAAGTAATGTTTCAGGATAGTGAGGCAGCCTGTAACTAGGGTATCGTAAGGTTTTCTTGCTGTTTTACAGAAGGTGAACAGTTTGCCATCTGTTTCTTGTCTAAAGCTAGGTTGAAAGAGTTGTTCGACGCTAAAGGTTTCGTGGCCATCTTCTTCGATACCATTGAATCGGATGGTATTTTCTGAGAAGACGGGTGGTTCGTCTATATCGTATTCAAACTGGACGGGGATATTCAGGCTTTTGGCGAGCAGGGAGCAATCCTTGCTGGCTTTCTTGAATTTATCGGCGTCGAGTTTTTCGGGGCGATACCAATAGTGAGTGTAGCCCATTATTAACTTTCCTTTTCGATGTTAATAAGCTCTTGGAGAGCATTAGTGGGGAAGGGAATATCGAATGATTCGACTAATTCGTTGCAGCAATCGAGGTCGATTGGGGCTTTTTCGTTGGCTAAAGAGAACAGGAGCATGGCGAGTTCGCCTAATTGCTGGGCATCCATTGGGACATTGTTAATAGCGAAGGTATTATCTTCGCGGTTACAATAGATGTTGATTTTAGTTTCTTCTTCGACGTTATTGGGGTTAATAGCGGTGAAGAAGATGACTTCATTATCCATGATTGCACCTTTTGGGTTTTGGGCACTTAGCTTGGTACAATTGCAATTAGCGGGCCTAGCCATTCGCCGTCGATTTCATCTAGTTTACGTTTATCATAAAGACCTTCGTGGCACCAGCGGGCATAGAAGACGCGGTTTTCTGGTTTGATATTAGTGATAGACTCATAGCGTGAGACATTGGGGTTCGATTGTCTTTCTTTTTCGATGGATTGATCGTGGTCGGTGAAGACGTAGTAGATGGATTCTGCTTTGTATTTATTTTTTCGCCACCAGTAGTAGCCTGATTGGGTGGGTTTGGTAGTGGTCCAGTCCATTATTATCCTTTCACGGCTTCGCCAAGGAAGACATAGGTATATGTGTGGCCTACCATAGAGCCAGTGTGTTCATAGCGGACGAATTTAACACGGATAGAGCAGGATGAGCGGTCCCAGCCTTTGATCGTGGAGTGACCGTTTTCGGTCATGCCGAGTAAGTGGGCAGCCATAGTATAGGCTTCATCGCAGGCGCGGTCGAAGTTAGCTTCTTTGCGGGTGATGAAGATTTGTTCGCTTTTAAGGATTTTCATTGATTTGCTCTAATTCGTATTTGATTTGCTTGGCCAGGTCTGTTTCGAGTTTGGAGTACCAAGTGTTAAAAGCGCCTTCTTTATTATCTTCTTTGGAGACGAATTTAACGAAGTCTTTAGCCAGGATGCGTAGAGCTTCTTTACGGGACATATTCATCCTTAAAATTAGTGGGGCAAGATTCATTTGGGCAGAGTGAGCCTTGATCTTCGCGTTTGACATAGCCGCAATCGGGGCATTCATCCTCGAATACGACGGCGCATTTATCACCGAAGATATTATCCTCGAAGAAGGTTTTAATTTCTTTGCGGACGGTATTACGGTCGGCGTCACGCCAGATAATAGCGTCTTCGATGGTTCCAGGGAGTTCGATGCTGGCGTGTCCATCGGGGATACCTACTGAGCTATCACCACGGACGGTAAGGTAGATTTTCATTAGAATGGGATTGTTGGGTCTATTGTGGGTGGTTTAGGGTTATCGAGGTAGTCGATTTTGGTACGCATATTATCAATTGCGTCTTCGGTATCGGTTCCTGTAGCGAACAGTTCTTTGCCGTCTTTACGGAAGGTAATTTCGGTCCAGTATTCTTCGCCGCCGTAGTTAGGGGCGTGTTTACGTTCGGTATGGAACCATTTCCAGCCTTTATATTCATTGCGGGCGGCTTGTTGGGCGGGGATGGCGAGGTTTTTCATGATACCCATTAGACGCGCTCCTTGAGAATCTTGATAATTTCTTCGAGAATGTATTGTGCCTTATAGGGCATACCTTCATCGGGAGCGTTGTTTGCGGCGAGGTTAATCGCCTTGAGGGTATCTTGGGCGATGCGGTCAGCTTCGGAGTTCAGGTGTTTGTATTTGGTATTCATGCTTAGTTTGGTACAATTGCAATTAGTCGTCTTCATGGCAGAAGACATGCCCGCAGGTGCATTCTTCGCCTTCGGTGGCATCAGCGGGGATTGTTTCCTTACAATCAGGGCATTCGCCGTTTTCGTAACAGTCTTGCACTTTACGGGCGGGCAATTCGCTTTCCAGGGCTTCTTTCCATTCGGGGGAATTTTGGTCGGCAATCCAGTTAATAATGGCTTCAATAGCGCCAGGGTTATCTGAGAGAAACTCAATCAAGTCGCCGTGGCAGCCATCTTGGGCGAATTGACCACGGTGCATGGCATCTTGATAGCCCATCGTATTGACGAGGCGGCAGAGGTTTTCGACTCCTGTAGAGCCTTCCATACAGTGCATTTTCTTTTCGTCGCGGTATTCTTCGATCAAATTGAGCATATCCATCGTTATTCCTTTTTTAGTCGTGGGAGCCGACGCAGGTTTTGCCATGTTCGGGGCATTGGAAGCTAATAAAGCATACGCAATTGCACAATTCAGCTTTCTCGCAGCAAGCGTAGCGTTTCTTGTCTGCGGCCTTGATACATTCGCTGGAGCAGTTCTTTTGTTCTGCTTGATCCAGGGCGCGGGCGAAGGTATCGTCGTCTAGTGGTTTGCCGCAGGTACGACAATTAGCATAGCGTGCGATCCAATCGGCGCTTAGGGGATATTCTTCTGTCTTCCAGCCAGGATAGACCCAGCGGGCGACACCAGCGTTGCGGTCGATAGTGATGGTTTTCATACTTACCTCTGGTACAATTGCAATTTCACTTTGCAAATTGGACAAGAAACAAACCTGTGCGGACGATCTTCCAGCCATGAGCCTTATACCATTCGGCTCGTTTCAGGCCAGCCAGCGTGCTAGTGTCAACGGTTTTATATTTCACTTGGCGCACTCCGCAAGCCATGCTTGCATAACGGCTTGAGCCATTGCATTGCCTTCGCAGGAATGCAAGACTTTATAGTGGCCATTACCAAGATGGCGGGAAATATACTTGCCATGAACGACGCAATTGGACGGATCATTTCCGAGTAACTGAATCCAGGTCTTCACTTGTGTTCTCCTGTTGGTATGCTTTGATTGGTACAATTGGAATTTTCTGGCATACCTTAATCAAGGCATCGCGGAGTTGTTCAGCGATGATACGGGGGAGCATCATACTGCTACCGTGCCTGAAATGAATCCAAACGTCATTAGATTCGCTGGCGTAGCATGGTTCGACCATGATAAGCGGGCCAGTTTGGTAATCATTTTCAGGTGGTGGCAGGGATTTAGGGTCGTGGAGTGGGCCTTGATGTTGTCTATGATCCTCAAATTCTTGCCCATCATATCGCTTGCCTGGGAAGCATTTATGATCGTAGATATAGGTTTCAAAACCAGTTGGGTTGCTTGATGGCATTATTTATCTCGATTCTGGAGCATTTTGATAAAGATAGTACGGTCTTCGGGTGGTAGAGACAGGGCGAAGAGGACTGCATCGCTCAGCGTGTTATTATGGATCAATAGTTCGACCACATCTTTGCGGTTGCCATTGGTCCAATTCTCAAGCATTTCGTCCATCATTTACTCCAGATAGGGGCAGAAATCGCCTTGGGTACAGCCAGGGACGGGGATTAGGGTATTGCTACCTTTAACGTCACAGCCTTCCAATGCGGCGAGGGCTTTGAACCAGTTAGATTTAGGTGTATTGGCGAGTAGGACTAACAGGTGGAAGCCGCCGCGAGTTTTAAGGATTTTGAACGCATTATCGGGCAATAGTTCCTTTATTTTAGGCAAATGGAGAATGGGTTCGATGTTATCGTAGTCAAAATCAACGAAGACTTTACGGTTAGTGGCGTGGTGAACGGCGGTGCGGGCGATGGAAAGCGGGTTGAAATCAGCTTTTCCATCGGCAAAGCACTTGGCGAGTTCGACCAGTAGTTCTTTGTTTGCCTTAACTATATTACGGGGATTTAGCGCAATGTAAAGGGCGAGGGCTTCTTGGGGAACGTCAATTCCGTCTCTTTTGTAGCCACCGAAAGAGCATTCCAGTCTAAGGATATGTTCTTTTAGGGTATCTTTGCTGCTGGTGAAGCGGGCGAGTTGGTTGTCTTTGAGGTTCGGGACACTGGAGCAGTATTTGTGTCTAGCGAACAGGGCGAGATAATAGACTTCATCAGCTTCCAGGTCGGGAAGGAAGCTAATGAAGTCATCTAGTTTAGTTTCATCGAGCAGGACTTTGTAGTGGGTCATGCTTACCTTGGTACAATTGCAATTCTTTTTGCTTCTTGATCCAGTTGCGGTGCCGCTTGCGTCGTTTCTTTTTGGTTTTGGTTTCAAACGAACTATGGATTTTATGTTCTTTATCAATCCATCCTCGTTGTCTTTTCCATGCTTTGAGCATGTTTTTGAAAGCGTCAGGTTCCTCCTTTCGCTCTACTCTGAGCCGAACTATATTTGCCATTTATAATGAGGGGTACGTTTTGCCCTCATTATCATTATAGTTACTCTTGCGCAATTCCTTCCAGAGCGGCGACCAATCGGGCCTTGGTAGCTGGATCATTACGCAATTCCTTGAAGGTATTTTCAAGGGAGAATGATTTGACAAGTTCATTGACGAGTCGCTTGCGGAGCGCCGACTTCAATTCATTCTTAAACTCAGGTTCCTGAATGACTTCATGGACGGTTTCTTGGAGAAGGGACGACAGCCCTTGCATCTTGCTTACTGCATCCTTAATAACGCCATCAAAGGGGCTATTATAGCCGAACAGATTACGTTTTAGATAATCTTTCAGCCCTTCGTTGACGGCGCTGATAACAGCGGTGTGGGTCAGGTCCACGACTTCGGTTTCAATACTCATATTTGATCCATTCTACGGCTGCTTGGTTGTTAGCTGGGAAGAACGAGATAGCGTATGCTTGGGCTTCGTAGAAATTAGCGAATGATTTAACGAAGGCCGTTTCGGGCAACAAAGGTATTTTATAATCTTTGGCGTAGACGGCATTAACGGTAACATAATAGGGAGTTGGGCCATCGAGTATGGTTACTCTTCCTATTTCGATTGGGCCAAGGCGTGCGACATAATACATACTCTATTTAGTCGCTAGTTTAATTTCGGTGATGGACAGGACGGCATTTTTGTTAATACGGATGGTAGTGGTGCCCGTCAGGTCAATCAGGGTAACGCAATCGGGTTCAACGGCGACGATTTTATGGGTGCCAGCGCCGTCGAAAACCGTGATCTTATAGCCTGCCGTAACTTCTTTCACAGACACATCTTGGCCCTTTTTGAGTGGGGCGAAGAAATCAGCGAAGGAGGTGGAAGCCAGGGCAAGAATCAGGATAAGGGAAGCAATCTTAGCCATAGACCAGTTCTCCGAAAAGGGCGCATTGGAGTAGAACGTCAGCGGTTTCGGCGTCGTCATTTTCATCCACGATGTTCTGGAAGTGTTGTGGGTACTTTTTGGCCATAACATCGAAGCCAATGAACAGTTTTTCGCGGGTTAAAGTATGTTTTGTATTTTCGCTATCCACGATACCCATAGCGCCATCCTTGATGGTAGGCAGGATATAGGCGGGGTGCCAAGTTGAGCCAATGGAATCGGGCACTGAGCGCTTGCCGCCTTCCTTGAAATCATCCAGGGTGGTGTCAGGGGGACAAATGTACTTGTCCAGTTTCATCCAGTAATTGCTGCCGCCTTCAAAGGCACTGACCAGCAGATTGCGGGTGGTTTCCAGGGTGACATTATGCTGAATGGTGACGGTTTTGAAGGTTGTTTCAGGCATTATATTTCCCCGTAGTGGTGAGACGCATTACCAAAGGTTTTATCTTGGGCTAAATCATCGAACAGGGTGGGCGGTGTTCGGATATTAAGTTCAGCCAAGACAGTCTTGACTTGCTCCAGGGTCATTGCGGGATTAGGAAGATTAAGGTTGCTGAAAACATAATTATCGTTTTCAGCATATAAATCCTTTTCATCTTCCACGACGAGGAAATACTGTTGTAGTGGGCGGTCCCATCCCGTCATGATGTGGAGGTTATCTTGCTTAAACCGACGCTGGGACATTCTTGTTCTCCAGATAGGCGTTAATACCCTTGTAGGTATAAGGGATATTAAGGCGTTTGCAGGTGGCTTTGATTGCGCGGCCATCCTTGTTATAGGTGCCAGCGCGGAACGCTTGGATCATTTTGGCGGCGACGGTTGGGACATTTTCAACAGGCCAGACGTACTCTTCGGGGTACTTGAGGACAGCCTTTTCAAGTTCCTCGGTGTAGGTCTGAGCGAAGGTATCGAAGTTAGTCATTTGGTTCTCCATGCTATGATTGGTACAATTGCAATTAGGGGGCTAGGCAGCTAGAGAACATTATGCCCCTCTAGCTACTCAGCTAAGCACCGCTTACCCCCTAATTATTCTGCTCCCCAGCCCGCGAGCAAGGTATTAACCTCGCCATTTCGCTTGAAATAAACCGCAACGACGGTTTCCCATTTCTCAGCCTGATCCAAGCAGAACTCTTCGGCTTCCTTGAACGATTCAAACTCTTTATGGAGTTGGTAATCGACAGAGCGAACCGTCTGGAAATCACCGCTATAGCCTTCCTGATGGCCATTTTCGGAACGGTCATTGTCTTGGCGTTGGCGGAAAGCCTTATCAATATCGGTACGGGTGGCTTTACCCTTAATAACGTGATTGATATTAGTTGCGCCCATTATTAACCTCCTAGAATTTCGTAGGCTGCTTGGACTTTAAGGAACATTTTCGCCGCATCTGCATCGCCAGGGTTACGGTCGGGGTGATATTTCATTGCCATTTTGCGGTAGGCAGTTTTAATATCAGCCATCGTAGCGGTATTGTTAATACCTAGAATGTCATAGGGGCTAGAGCCGCCGACGACTTCCTTTGCCTTGTTAATACCCATACGGGTATTGAAGTTAGAAACCCATTCTTCGGGTGAGCCGTGGCCTTGGCTAGTATCATAGCGTTTCTTATAAACGCCCATGAAATCTTTCTTTTCCTTCATCGTGCCTCCAACTTAACTTCATGGGGACGTTCGTAGCAAGGAAGACGCAGGACTTCGAGGTGTTTACAGTGGCGATAGCGACGATAGCCAGGGCAAGAGCAAGCGAAGTGTCGCTTATTCTTATTCTGAGCCACGATATAAACGCGGTCAGACGTTTGGGACCGAATCTCAAAGCGATTGGTCCATTGAGCGTTATCGGGAAGCACAGAATCGACACGAAGGACAGGGACATTGGTACGAACAGCGGGAACAGTGTTCATTGTTACTCCTGTTTAGTGATCGTTGCCCCTAGTTTGGTACAATTGCAATTCGTCTTGTCTTGCCTTTATTTCCTTTTGGAGTGCTTCCAATTTAGCTGTATTCAAGCCTAAATGGGGAGCGAGTTTTAGTTCGCGGGCCAGACATTCATCGTCCATCTGGATCAATTGCATTTTGTATAGCAATATACCTGATGTGGGGATTAGAGTCTTTTTTGCTGGTCGCATGGTAGCCGCCTGAAAACGAATTTATTATTCAATAGGGTGTAGATGATAAGGGTATTACCATTTTCCACCTTAAGTCTTGGCTTCATTACAAGGTCATTAAAGCCAATGCCGTCTGAATAGAAGACAAGGTTGGCGCGTTGGCCGAGCAAGTCTTCAAATTCATTGTCGCTGACTGCGGTTAATTCATACATTAGGCTACGCGGCGAATAACCGCCTCCGTCCAGTTGTCGGTATAGGAATTACGACAATCTTGATAAGATTGGTGTTTAACGATTTCGATGATACCTTTGTCTCGCAGGGCGATCATGGCATTGAACTCACGATTGCCGTAGCTACCGTTTTTACGGTGGGTACGATAGCCGTGGAGGACAACGGTGATTTTATGCGGGTTGGCGTCGATGCGGCTTAACAGGGCTTGTTCTGTTTTGTTCATACCTTGACTGGTACAATTGCAATTACAGAGCTTCTGCTTTAGCCTTAACTTGAGGTGTTAATTCGCGGGATACTAGCACCCATTCGCCCGAATTGAGCATATTATCTAATGGGTTCCATCCTTCTTCAAACTGGACGTGATTTTGTTTCTTATTAACGGACTTCACCTTACAGAAATAGCCGTGTTTATATCCCTTATTCTTGGGTAATACCCATACATCGCCAGGGAAAACCTCTCCGATGGTGAGCGGTGCGGTTCTGACCTTACGTTGTTCAGCCTTGAGTTTGGCTTTAAGAGTTTTGAACTCTTTGTTTAGTTCAGCCAGTTTTTGCTCAAGAGCTTCCATGATTTAACCCCAATTGATATAGTGCATTGCGCCTTCTGGCAACTTGGAACGGGTGATGCCTTTGATCTTCAAAACATCCTCTGACCGATCATCGGGAATTTCTCTCCAATCGCCAGTTTTATGAAAGCTGAAATATCCTTCTGGCATGTAGCCAAGAGTACGTTTCAGCTTTTCCCTTGATCGGTGAGAGGTGGTTTTAATTATCATTAGATTCGCCCTTTAAGTTCAGGATACAATTCAGCCAGAGTTGGCGTGCGGCCCAATTCGGCAATCAGTGCCCGTTTTTCGGCATTCAGCTTTGCGGACATTTGACGGACATGGGTTGCCGATGCTTCGCCGTCACAACAGAGATTTTCGGGACTTAGCCCATTCTCAACGGAGCGTAGTTCATTGAGAATTTCCGCTTCGGTGCGCTTGGCTGCGGGTTTCTTACCCAGGTAGAGTTTCACACTTGCCGCTGCGAATTTATATCGCTTCTTATCGCTGAGCGATTCGGCAATGACGGGGTAGCGGGTAGAGCGTGGCTTGAGGCCAACGATACGATAGGTGCGAATGCCATCCCGAAATTCCTTGCCCAAATCATCGGGAGCAAGGCCATAGCGATGTGCCATGTATTTGAACTCATTAGCGGCGCGAGTCAATGCTTCGCCACTTTCGGCCAATTCAGCCAATTCAACCTTGAGCGTCAAGGTGGTGGAATCGAATTTACCACTGCCGATAGTAACCTTAATGTCATGTTCCTCCTCGAACGCTTCGAGGTGGGTTTTCAGTGCTTCGGACAGGGTGCGAGCGGTGGTCTTATCCATGATATTCTCCTATTGGTTGTGCCTAGTTTGGTACAATTGCAATTTCAGACCAGCCCGCCATTTCACAGCGGTAGAGTTTATTGTTTAGTTCCAATACATCGCCTACGGAGGTAGAGCGGCCTTGCTTGACGCATTGAACGTCTTCATTGAGCCACCATTCATTACTAATATGGTTGGTTAGCTCAAAGGCCACGTCTAGGTCATCCGTATCGACGTGAGCAACTAGCTCATAATCGGTAGGGAATGCTAGTTGACTAAAGCCGAATGTAGGCTTAATAGCGTGCCAGACTTTAATCACTTTACTTTCTCCAATTTGACATTGGTGCCGCCCTTGGCCTTAGCTTCTTGAGCCAGGGCCAGAGCGTCCTTTTTATACCTAATCTGGCGTGGGAAATGGTCAGCCTTGAAATCCCAGCCCTTATTGCCGCCACGATAGGGAGCGGTCGCATGAACAAGATACATTTATTCTCCTTTAAGTGCCAACGAGGGTGCCGTCTTTGCGTCTGATTGTCCAAGCATTTTTGCCATCATCGGAGCGTGGCCACTTACGAGCGTAAGCAAAACTCTCCAATGTATTCAATTCCATTTGCAGAGCAAATGAAATCATATTTTCACCTCTGGCACGGAAGTAGGCTAAGAGACAATAATGGACTTTAAGAGCCTTGAATAACTCTTCATCGGTCCAAGCAATCTTAGTTCCCAGGTCTTTCGCCACTTCACGAAAATCGTTCGGTGTCATTAAAACTCCACGACTGGAAGATGTTTGACGCTATGAGTTTCTTCAACGTAGGCATTTTCCGCATTCCAAGTATGGTCTTGGCTGCTGCGGTTAAATGACCGTACAATTTCTAATGCCTTTTCAAAAGGCATTCCCTTGGACCGTCGTGATTCTTTGTAGTTCTTATGAACCACTACGCTGTAATTCATCATGCCCTCTTTGGTACAATTGCAATTAGAGCATACGACGCACTTCGCATTCCATGCTTTCATTATGGCTAAGATTGCGTGCTAGTTCATCTGCCGCCTCCCTAGTCAAATCCTTCTTAACTGGCACTGCATCCATGTGGGCTTCAACAACATCTTTAGCGTCTTTTAGGCCAGCACCAGTAACGGCACGATAAGCCTTAATAGCCTTAATCTTCTGGTTGGCGCTCCAGAACATGACGACTTGCCACTTATTATCGTTCAGGATAGTAAGTTTCTCAATAGGTACGTCAACGTGGAAGTTACCATCAAGATCGGCCACGATGGTCATTACGAAGCCATTCTTTTCATAAATGGCACGAATCTTACCAGTGGTTTCGCCTTCGCCGCCGACGTGAAAGGCATTGGTTTTGATGGTGGTATCGAGCAGATTAGTAATCATAATTACCTCTTATTGGTATACACTTTGAGGATAGTATATTCGCAATCGCCCATCAGGTCAGCGGGGGTTTTGTCGATATAAGCGATACATTCGCCTTCGGTATCGGCACGGTGGACTTCATTCAGGCTTTCGCCCCTGATTTCGGCCACGATATACCTAGTCTTCATTGTGCCCTTCATTTAGTTCTCCTATTGAAGAAAGGGCGGGTTGGCATTCCCCGCCCTGCGAGTGTTTACGCATCCTTCATGGTTGGCATGAGCCACAGCTTTTTAGAGCCGAATACAGCATTAGAAATAAGGCTGAATCGCCCCAAGAGAGCAAGCGTAGCTGGAGTATCATTTGCAAGACACTTATGCAGTTCTTCCCGCTTACGTTCATCGCTGACATTAGCCAGCCGTTCCGCAAGCACTTCATTTTCAAGACACTGCACAATATCTTCGTGCAAATTGAAACCCTTAACAATCTTGAAGCGAATCGCCCTAAGAAGTCTGAGCGAATCTTCAAAGAAGCGGTCATACGCTTTGCCGACGCAACGAATGAGTCGGTTATCAAGATCAATTCGACCGTTGAACGGGTCGATATATTCGCCAGAGATTTCGTCCACGGCGATAGCATTCATGGTGAAGTCACGACGCGACAGGTCATCGTGTAGAGTGCCTACACTAACGCTATCGGGTCGGCGTCCATCCGAATACTGGCCATCCTTACGGCAGAGAACGAAGTCTGCTGGCAGCTTGCCCTTGATATGGGCACGAACGGTCCAGAATTGGGGAGATTCAAGGTAGATTTCGCCTTGATTCTTAACCCATTCGACCATAGCTTCGTAGGACGGCGCTTCCACGGCGAAGTCTAGGTCTTTGGAACGGACGCCCAGGAGTTCATCCCGAACAAATCCGCCCACTCGGTAAATTTTGATGTTCATTGTGTCCTCCTTGCTCAACTTGGTACAATTGCAATTCAGTCCCAAAAACAGGTACGCTTGCATTTGCCGCAAGTGAAGAAGGGATAGTTCGGGTCATTCTGCGACTTGCCATTCTCATATAAACACGCCCCGCAATCGCAAAATGCGTTATGTTCGTGCATTTCCTTGCATTCGGTGCAAAGTTTCTTGCGTGCGCCTGATTCTACAAATTCCTTGGCATGTTCATAATCAATAAAGCCTTGCTCAATGATTTTAATATCATCAATCAGGCCAGTATTGACGCGACAGTGCCAGAGGTTGAATGTAGTCAGACTATTATCCCGCTCAATGGTGCCTAAGATAATATCGCCCCGCTGAGCCTGATAGTGGCATTCGTGTTTGCCTTCGGCGTTTTTAATCCACTTAAAAGGACTCTCAGTACGGGTCATTATTATCCTTTCGGGGGATTAGGGCATCATAAAGACAGTCGGTGTCTTCAATAATACGCACTTTCATTTGCATTTGGTTTTGAATGAATTTGGACAGGGCATCAATGTTAGAGCCGCGCCGTCCAACTAACATGCCAACACGTTCTGTTGTAATACAGAGAGCATTGGCATTGATTTCCAGCTTTGTAATACGCAGATCGGTCAATTCCTTCTCAGTGGCGACATAATCGCCTTTATTCTTATTGAGATAGAATTGACCGATTGCGGCTGCGGCTTCTCTGACAGGTAGTGGCAGCATATTTACTCCAGCCAAGATTCTATAAGTGCTTCGGTGGCAATGTCTTCGCTTTCTACTTCGACATACCAGCGGGAGAACGGCACTTCATCCTTAAACTCATTATACTGAGCGAGGAATTGTTCCTTATCCTTAAACTCATAGGACTTGACATAACCAGCCGATGAATCCTTATCGCACGCAGTCAGAGTGAACATTCTTTTCCCCTTGTTCAATGGTAACAGCCACTTCATGCCACTTGAGTTTCTTCTGTAGTTCAAGCAGCTTGTCTACTTCCTTGTAAAACTCGCCCGTATTTTGGTGATTCTTACAATTCAGATTGATACGATGGACGCACATTTCAATCTCGCCCCAAACGCACGCCTTCTCATAATCAGTCAGTTTACGCTTTTCCAGGTCCATTAGATTATTCCTTTCTCTTTGAGCCACTTTTCGTAACCATTTGACTGCAAGAACTTTATGGCATTTTGTCTAGCTTCATCGGGAACATTGGGTTGTTCCGTAAAGAAATATGTAACGGACATTGAGCCTTGATAACCAAAGCTACGGTTGATACCGTAGGAGATATGGAACTTATGGTTAGGCGAGTGTTTGGGGTCGCCTCCATTGCCCATATTACCAGGGAGCATACGGTAGCGTTGTCGGCTACTGCGTGTTTTGTTGAGTATCATGCTTCACTTGGTACAATTGCAATTCAGCACATGGCATAGGATGCCTTAGAAGAAATCACGATCTTAATGGACTTCTTATATCCAGGTTTAATATCCATGAATATAGTTTTCTTAACTACTTCTTCACCGCAGACGTAGCGAATTTCAATTTCTAGGCGAACTGGCTCCGTGAGTGGTTGCGTCTTATAACAGGTGTTAGCTTCGATTTGTTCGCCGTTTATAAAGAGTGAATAGGGTGTACGGCTTTCAACAGCAATTTCAAATTGTGCGGGTTCGGCTGGAATGAGACTTGCGGCCAGTAGAATTAAATTGAACATATAGACTCCTTCTATTCAATTATAATCTATTTGTTGTATTTAATCAATCCTAATCCACGGTTGATCGTAGATGCAATTAGGCTCAAAATCAATTGGCCTTTCATACTCAGGGACAGGCTTATCACCTACTTGCCAGCCAACTTGCCGCAAATATCGCTTGCCATCCTTCGTGAAGACTTGATAAACCTCGTTATAGGTGTCTTCAATGACCGTTGCGCCGTCAGGCACCTCGTTCCAGTGATTGATATACATTTTAATCCTCAATTTCAATTTCTTCGTCCAGGTCCAGGGAACCGCCCAGGCCAGGAACGCCATGAATCCATTCGGCGGTAGCAACCGCAATGAATGCTGCTCCATAGGTTGGAGAGAGTCTAGGAAATTCTTTAACGTGGGTGAGTTCGTAAACCTTTTTTTGACCAAATTCACGCACTACTACCTTCGTCCCTATTTTTAATTCTTTTGCTTTGACAACCACGTTTCCACATCCTTTGTGTCCAACATAGATAGCACCGCGTCGGGCTTAGCGCGGAAAATCGCCCTTAATGTTTCCGCCGTCGATTGAGGAATGGGTTCATCCTCTTCAATAACATACATTTCGTCTAGCTTGTCGATAGGGACGCAGCACTTACTGGTCACGTCATCGACATAAATACAGCCACGCGAACAGTTTGCGGGGAGAGTTTCATCGGGCCGTGCGATGATCCGCATATCACTCATGAAGATATTCGTTCCTCTTACGCAAAGATACTGTTCGCCGCTGTCATTATCCAGGGCAGATTCAGGATTCTTTGCATAATCAGTCAGTCGGATATGGAGCATGGTTCCCCTTAGTAGTCGAAGGTTAGTCCGTCGTGTTCGCTAAGACGGTGGCCATCGACCGTAATATATTCATCGGTCAGACCATTGGCATCATCGGCGTCTTCGGCATTCTCGGCGTCTTCAATATCGAAAACTCGCCGTTCCACGTCATCATACTTGGCCTTAGAGACGCAAGTAATCGAATCATCAAATACGCTGGTGTAGGTGACTTCACGAATCATGCTTTTGCTCCAGGTAGAAAAAAAGTGTTGCGGCGTGAGAGTTCTACTACTGAGTCTTCACTAGGTTTCGCTATGATTGGTTTCCCAGGTTTCCTAGCTATCATTCAGTCCACTCTCAGCGGCGGTTTATTACTCGTTTATATTGAGTTGCCTCGCCGCAACACTTAGTTTGGTACAATTGCAATTCTTAGAACGCAATCTCCACGATAAGACGGAACAGGTAGTCCTGCAAATCGCGGCTCATATCGGTCGCACCCGTAGTATGATGTGCTACTTCCTCAAGCATAGCCTTGAGCAACGTATAGCCCATCGTGGCATGGTCAGTATGAATGTATACGATACCATTCTTATACATTCCGCCCGTTTGTGCTTCCCCGCTCATAATGGGATTGAAGCACTTGACAGGCGGCTTTTCCCGACCGTTCAGCTTACCATAGGTTTCGAGCAGATTCCAGACCATATCCAGTGCTTTGAGGGTATCTGGAGTAGCTTCGGATTCGGTAAATCCTTCCTTTTCCAGACCATCCAGAACGTCATCTTCCGTCTGAATGCCCAATTGCTGGAGCGTTTGGAACCAATTACCTTCGATCTTAACAGGCTCAAAACCCTTCTTTTGGACGAAATCGCTAACAGCCTTCTTGCCTGAAACAAGAACAGCATTATCACCAGCAACCGTCTTGAAAGCGGCCTTGAACTTGTCCGAACGAGTCTTCTTAACCTCCTTGTTATCATATTCATTATGAACGTAGCTGGTTTCCAGCTTGCTTTCAAAGACCTTGCGGCCTTCAATTTGCGACTTGAGAATCTTGGCCAAATCGCCAGCTTCTGCCGTGCTAATTGCCTTGGAGCAAGCATAACGCACGTCCCAAACTTGCGCATTACGCGATTCATCCAGGGCCAATTCATCGCCCAAGTTATAATCGAAGACGCTTTCCTCTTCGACGCGGGAGACAAGCACGCCCTTCTTATAGATTAGGACATTCTTGCCAGTGCCCAGCTTCGGGAGAATCTTCGTGTTCAGCAAATGCGGCTGAGAGTAGTGAAGGAAAAGAGTTCCCAACTGCGTCCAACATTCCTGAATTTCAGGAGTCAGCGGCAGAAAGACAGCGGTATGTCCTTCCTTGGCACGAACCTTATCCACCACTTCAAATTCCACGTCCTTATAGCTACCACCAGCGATAGTAGCACCGTCGATGGCATTGGCGACAAATTCGCGGAACGCCATTGCGATCTTAGTCCAATCTTGGACACCCCATTCCAGGGTAAAACCCAAATCTTCGGTAGCCGACTTCAACGTACCGTCGAAATCCTTGCCACCATACTTGACGCAAACCTGATTGAATTGCTGACCGCTCACCATACGCGGCTTAGAGAAAAAGAACATCTTGAGGGTGCCAGGACAAATGGCAACGTCATGATTCTTACGCAAAAGCAAAGCCAGACCATTCTTGCTGCCGCTACCATACTGGCCGATAGTACCAGTCGCACCAGCGGAGCGAGTAGTAGAAACGCCCAGCAAGGTAAATGCACACGGGTCAGCAACGCCAGGATTGCGAATCATCAGGTACTGGTACTGCATTGTTCTATTCTCCATTAGGGAAGTGATGCGTCTGCCTAGATTGGTACAATTGCAATTAGACTTCTTCTTCCTCGTACTCTTCTTCCCGCTCATACCGTGGTTCGCAATCCAACATATCGTGATAGTTCTTACGATATTCGGTGCGAGACTCGATATGCGTAATGATCTTCTCCAGCGCACTCACCAGATGCTTTTCGTAATCTTCGTTTTCGGTGCAGTTGCTGTTGTTTAAGTCTTCCCGCACGTCGGGAATGCCAAACTCACGCAAGAAAGACTCAGCGGGACCAGCGGTTTCGATGCCGTAGCCATCAAACCAATAGTCACCATCGTTGTAATAACGATAGATGATACGATTGATAGCACGCAGCGTTTCACCTTCCAGCGTTTCGCACTTGCCGCTTGACGGAACTAGCTTGCTGAACAGCACTTCATTCCGCTTTTCCAACACGTCGGGAACCATGATAATCTCCTGTTTGTGGGCAACAGGACTGGTACAATTGCAATTAGTAAACGCCGTGCCCAATGGAAACGTGAAGCGGGATTTCTGGTAGTCTAACTAAACCTAGCTCCTCTCTTATATCCAGAGCTAGATTACACTCAACGGGGAACCAGTAGTAATCCCCATTAGTACCTACGCATGGGATAATCTCAAATTTCACTTCCTGACCGTTGTACTTTTCCCAGGCTGTCTTATTGGGCGGTTCTTCATCGCGGACAACGGTGATGTGGGATTCCCATGCTGGCCGCTGTAATTTATAACAGCGATTGGTCATCAAATAGAATAGGTGGCGGTAATACTTCCCCAATGCGGGGTCACAGTCAATTACCAGCCACCATTTAGACGAACTAGCCCCAAGTAATTTGGGGCTATATCTGAGCGTGCCAATCATGTTATAATCCAGTTACAACGACTAATGTACTCCCTACGCGATAATTAGCCCGAAATTCCGTGCTTTCTTCTGGCCGTAAATGCTCATGCGGCACAAACCCAGGCACCGCCAGCGACAGATAATCAAACAATTCTCTCTGATTATCAAACTGCCCCCAATAATCAGGCTCATTGGGAGTGTAAATGCAAAAATCGTATTTACTCTTGCGCATCCTCTTCCTTCTTAATTAGTTGACGTAACTTCTTACTGGAGTGGCGTTTAGCACGTTTGATCTTGCCGCGTTTAGAGCCAATAGAGGTTGCGTCGTTGCTTTGGGTAATGGTTTTAGTTTTAATTTCCTTGCGTTTCATAGAGCCTCGTAGGGACGGTTTGCTTGTAGTGGTTAATCCACTTAATCACAAAAAATGGCCAGCCGAAGATCATGATGATGTAATTAAGGATGAAATAAGGGACAAATCGCCAATCCTTGACATGCTCCCAGCGCATATCGACCAGCGAAATAAAAGTAACTACAACGAACCAACAAGCGATCACAGTATTCCAGTCCATAGTTAGTCGTTCCAGATTGTTAATTTGATACTATGGCTTATGTTCTCATAATGCCATGCCTGAATATCGCCTTCGTTATCCTTGTCTGTTTTAAGATAACGAAAGACGCGAGACTGCTTGGTATCGGGGTTGTCAATCGTAATGAAGTTAGGCACAGAGAAAGCGCCCCATTCATTACGTCCTGGCAGATTAGACAACTCAGTAGTGAGTGTCCGTGTATCCTTATGCCAGTTGAAATACTTCAAGTCTGTTCTGAGGTCTTTCATGCTCTCACTGGTACAATTGCAATTGTTTGTCGATCTTCTTGGCCAAGATAGTTTCACACCTTTGGCAGCGATTCTCCATACGGACAGGGAAGCCGCCGAACAGCAATTGGCGTCTGGACGGTTGTAGTGTCACAGTTTTCTTTTCTTTGCCGCAGATGTTACATTTCATTTAGTTACTCTCTTGCGTGATAATGGTACATTTGTTACATTGGAGACTGGTAATGGAACAATACAGATGCAATATTTTGGTGGCAAACAGCGAATCGCTAAGTTTATTATAGCCTATCTGAACCGTATCAGAAAGCCAGGGCAAGTGTTCTTAGAGCCATTCGTCGGCTCAGCCAACATCATCATTGGCATGGATAATCCCCGCATAGGCTCAGACTTCCACGAAGATTTGATTATGCTGCATAAAGCTATTCAGAGTGGGGAATTTGTATACCCGTCTGAGATTAGCGAGCAGCAATATCACGATCTTAAAAAAGCTGGACCTAGTGCCTTGCGTGCATTGGTCGGGTTCGGTTGTTCTTATTCTGGCAAATGGTTTGGTGGATATGCAAGGGCGGGCCAGCGTAATTATTGTCTTAATGCGGTTCATAGCCTACAAAAGAAAGCTAAGTTCTTTGATGGAATAGAGTTCCATTATAAAGATTACCGCGATTGGGAGCCTGTTGATTGTTTGATTTATTGCGACCCGCCTTATAGGAATCACACTAAGATTCATAATAACAGTTTTGATTCTGATGAATTTTGGGATATTATGCGTAAGTGGTCTAAGCATAACACCGTGGTTACATCGGAATATGAAGCACCAAACGACTTCACTTGTGCGCTGGAATTTGCTACTAAGACGGACATAAGAGGCAAAGAAGGCAAATTCCAGCGCACGGAGAAGTTGTTTATCGAAGCGGCGTTGTATCAAAGCCTAGCTTTGTCAGACGCATCTTGATAGCGGCGTCAAAGCGTTCGGGCTTGCCACCGCTGGCGTTGGCCTTGTTGCGACAGAGCAACGTCTTAGCACGTTTCCAGCCCCGCATCTTATCGGGGTTGGCCAGTGCTTGCGGATACTCACCGATGAGAGTATCCAGGTCATGCGAAGGCAGAGCCTTCTTCTTAGCAAATCCAACTGCGCGGCCAGTGTTGTGATTGACCATTGGTTTCGGCCTTTCAGAAACTCGGTTAATAGGACAATTTGATTCCAATGTAAACAATAACATTGGATTACTGTTGTCCCGATACTGGAAATAAGGCTTCTCTTCGACGGGAACAAAATGGACTGAATCTCCAAACAACTCAGTGAAGATACAGATATAGGTTGCTAGGCGATAGTCTCCATTGCAATAATACATATACGAAGTTCGCAAACTCTGTTGCGACTCATCAAACTCTTCACAGCGTTCATCAAGGAAAGGAACGCTTGGCCTCCAGGCATAATTGAAACAGAAACTAATCCTGAATGGATGCACCAAATGGGGAATCAATTCTGATTTAACCCACTCGTATAATTTCTCATCCATCGAGCCAATACAATCCAAATATGCGAAGTCTACTTTGGAGTGTAGTTTCAGCGTATGCAACTCGCCTATATGGAATTTGTAATCATTAAGGTGATGCAATTGCGGCTTAATGATACGGGCGGTACTGGCGTTATTTTCAACCAGATATAAGTTCTGGTATGGATGAATTACGCCTTTATCCAGGGCTAGATTCACACAGCGGCATTTTGCTCCAGGCAAAAAGATAGCTGAATGCTGGGAACAAAATGAACCCATTGCAATATCGCGGGCTATTTGTTTCTTTTCACCATCCCATTCACTAAGCATTCTTCACCTTCTTCTCGAAATGCCCACCGAAGATACTTTCAGTCTGCGCTTCGGGATTGGAGCCAGTGCTGATTACCAGTGGTTCGGCAAGAGCAAGGTCAATATGCAGGATTTTACCAGTTTGAATATCGAAACTGATATGCGGCTCAATACCACGTCGCTTGCCTTCACTCTGCTTCACCGAATTGGTAGCCTTATCGGTACGAGCGCTACGCAAACCGTTAGTGGTCTTGCGGAAGGCGATAAACACTTCGTTCTTAACTCCAGGCTTACGCGGCTGGACGTTATTGTACTTATAGGAAACCGCATCCTTACCCTTGGCAATTTCAGACAAGTAATAGCTCGGAACCTCATCCAAGCGAAGCAAGCGGCACCCGTACTGGCTTTCCAGACATTGCATAACGATCTTGGAGAACAGGAGGTCGAATGGCACCCATACGCCACGCGGACGACTCTTTCGCTTAGCCCTAATCTCAGCCGCCTGCTTAGCAACAGTCTTACCCAAAACCAGGGAAGCATTCCTGAACAGAATAGCGGCCTTTGGATCACTAGCAACGAAGGAAATGAATTTACGCTCATAAGCCTTATTGCGAAGCGCCCGTGAGTGTGGCTTGAGTTTGTATTCCTTGCCCAGCGTGCGGACATAGGTATCCAAAAGCTTCTTATTATGGGCGCTCAATACCACGGTGCGAGGTTCACCATAGATGGCGGCACGGCCAGCCAGCCCTTGAATCATGGCGGCGGCGGTCGAATACCTCCAGGTGAAATCCATAAAGATTTGGACTTCCTTGGGGAAACGATTCGACATACGGCCCTTAGCCGTCACCACGATCAGAAACATAATCTTGTTCTGAGCGCAATGACTGATTTGCTCCCGCAATTCCTTATAGCTCATTTGCTGAGTATACTTGATTACGCAGAGCTTACCGCCAAACTCTTCCTTAACCTTTGCTACGATCTTATCCGTGCATTCATCATTGTTGATAAAGCGTGCGCAAAATCCAGACTTGCCAAGGGTGACATAATGACGGAAGATACGATTGATACGCTTCATCAGGAGCGTGAAATAGGTATTACAATCCTTCACGCCGAAGTCAGCCCAATCAATACCATAGGTATCGCCAATCTTCTCCAGGGCTTTATGAGAGAAAGCAGCCTTGGGATAGAGTGGAATTAGGTCTGAACCTTGCAAATCATCGAAAGAATAGATATGCGGCGTGACAATCGCCACGTCCACGTCTACATGATGACCGTTAATCATATTGAATCCAGTGTACTTCAAACCCAGCTTCAAATAGATGGGTTCGACATACTTGGACCAATGATAAGTAAACGGCGTAGCAGAAACAAAGATAATCTGGTGGTTCTGATTCGCAAACTTCTGGCGAACTTCAACGCCAAAGATAGCGTCGGCAATCGACAGTTTGTTCTCTTGGACGTGCGCTTCGTCCCAAATAGTAATGAGAGTCTTGCCTTGCTTCGTGAGCGAGTTCATACGCTCAATAATTTCACGCTTCAAGGAAGCCTTGTTGGTCATGCTCCAGATATGCGGCTTGAAGCCACCGTTCTTACCAGAGCCTTTATCACTATCACCATTCTGGATGACATGCCCATAATTCCTAATTTCATTGCTGGAATTTTTCATATCAACCCGCTGGAGCCACTTCACGAACTTATGATAAGTGTCAGCGGTCATTTCCTCAATAGTCGTGTCGCCAGGACAGACATAGAGAAATTCGCAGTCTTGCTTATGAAGGTCATGCCACATGCGCTTAAGCCAGAGAAACAGGATGCAAGAGCCATTCTTGCCACCCTGAACAGCATTAACGGCACTATACAAACCATTGGCTGGCTTAAATAGCGTGTTAATGCCCGTCGTCTTGACAAGCATCAAGACAGCGGATTCAATTTCGTTATCATGAATTTCAGGTGGACCGCCAGCGGTCATATAGATGCTTACTTCGTCAGTAGTAAGCTCAGAAGGCGGCATAGTGAGAAGCGGAACATTGTATTTCTTCAAATACTTGTTCACTCGTTCAGTAAAACTAACAAACCACTTCTCAAAGATTGGCTTTAGTTCATCGTACATAGAATTGTCCAAATCGGTAAAAGGAAGTTTTAGTTCGTTCTACGCTTATCATAGCCCAAATTTCCAGTTTGTCAAAAGGAATCTTTGGGCCACCAACCACAACTTCGGGCTTCTGCAAACTCTGGTACAATTGCAATTACCGCTCCAGTCTTTCTTGAGCAAGTTTAATCTCTTCGGTCAGCGTGCGGCCACCATATAGAGAATCCTTGATCTTGTCGTCGCCGTGAGATTCCACCCTAGCCTTGAGCTTATCAATGTATTCTTGGATGATTTCTTTCATGGTTGATACCTGATTATTTGGTTTTTACCCCAAACACCGAACTGCTTATTGTTAGTCAAGTTAAGGTAAAACCAATCACTGTTAGCTGCTGGCTGGATAGCGATTGTTAATACCTTTTCCCATGTCCCTTGCGGGGTCGGGTCGCACGGATTGCTCTTACAGTGCATTTGAGCGCATGTATCGGGTCTTACGCAGCCCTGCTCGCATATACACTTAATAATGTCGCCAGGGCGAACTAAATCAGCGGTTATAATTTCTTCCATGATTTATTTAGTGTTTTAGGTACATATCATTATGGGTGCAACAAGTATAACAGGTGTCGGTCCAGGCGACTCGCATAAAAGAATAGCATATCTCTCAAGGGATTTGCCTAAACTTGAAGTAACTGAGACAACTAGCAATCCACAAGACCTTATTACAACAGAAGTTTCTGGTGGCGGTGATTTTGGTACTCAGTGGGAGCTTATGTATTCTCGCGCGGTTCCAGTTAGTGACCCCAATGATGGTTCGCCAGTGCCGAGTGGCGTTCTTTTTGATCCTTTATATGAGTGGGCATTTGGAATACATGCTATAGTTTATCCTATGGTTTTTGCCCTAGTCCCTATTACCACACCACTTCTTTTGTCAGTAATGAACCTCAATACTACTCTGGATTATGTTGGTATGCAATGGTCGCCTGACAACGGTACTACGGTATTCAATTTTTTGTCCGAACTTAATGAAATAGCTTTCTTAGCTGTTGGAGCATTATTGCCGCAGTCCACCGTCGTTCTAAATGAGGCGGGGAGTGGTCCTAACAGAATAACTGTAGATGGCACAACTGGAGAGTTTTACACTGATTATCAAGATGCGGTAACTGCTGATATTTATTTCGTTATTGCTCGCCGTAGAATTGTTGCTCTTTAACATTATTCTGACCTCATGGTTCCGTATTCTGACCTCATGGTTCCGTCCGCAAGACAAACATGAATACCACCAGGAGTTCGCAATGACCACATGCTTTCGTCTGGCTTCCAATCATCAAACCTTTTGCATATCAATTTGCCGCCCAAATCAAAGCTAAACGTGGTTGTTGCGTCTCCATCTATATCAATGGACTCTAATTTCTTGCCTTCGAGTCGATGGAGCGCAGCCTTAATCGAATTAAAACTACCTTCATAGGGTGAATCAATCGTAGCTGCTATATCATCATCTTCCATAATTATCCACGAAGTCAACCATAATTGAAGGCCGCATTCACCCTTAATACGCACCCATCGAGTACGATGGCCTTTATGTACTCTTTCTTTATGGGCAACCAGGGATGGATTACCAAACTCAATGTTGGTGCCAGCTTGGTTGTCCCACCACGTTCCCCAAGCATAAAGACCAATAGCAGGTTTGAAGATTTCTAGCATGAGTAGATTTTTTCCAAGTATTCCTTAGCCTTCTCATATCCCCAAGCATGAATATAATTTACTTCTTCATACTTGCCGCTCTTGGTTACATCTTCATTGGGGAATAGTTCTTCGGCCTTCTTCTTCTGATTGGTGCGGGTCCAGTCGATCAGAAGAACACGCTTGCGCCAACCGATCTTAATATGACCAATTGGCGTAGTGACAATGAACCACGGCAAGCGGGAGCAACATGGATCATTACAATAGCCGTTGGGGATTTCTTCAACAAAGATATTCTTGCCATCGAATAGAGCAAGAATCTCTGCTTTTTCCTTGACGGCACGTTCGCCCATGTTCTCATCAATGGCAACATTCTGTTTCCAAATTGCCTTAAACATCTGTTCACCTAGATTCCAAGCCACTCGTTGTTCTGCTTCGGTAGGCTTAGGACGGCCAGTAGCTATGAGAATACGCACGCCCATCGGCCTTCCATTATCGAAGGTTTCGTGGGAGTGCGCTAGAACGTAATCAGTGTCTTTAAGCATTATTCGCCTCGAATGTAACCACGCCGTTTTTGACAGACACGATAACTGGAATATTCATTCCGCGCACGCCCGACTCACTTTCAAACTCGAAGTTCTGGTCATTTATGGTAAAGCGAACATTGTAGCCGCCCCAAAATCCCTTATACTCACCATCAGGCGGGACTACTTCCGTCCAAACCTTACCTTTAGCATTCTTCATATTGTATCCTTATACGCTGTTGACAATTCGCAGATGCGCCACCAAATTCTTCCAACGGGGAATATCGAAGAACGGTGCGCCGTCTTTAATGTAGCCGTTAATCAGGCCCATGCGTTCAGCAACCTTCCACTCACCTCTTTCGAGCAAATCGAGCAATTCAATGCCATTATCTTCAAGCAGCATCTTGAAGAAAAACTCTTCTTTGGTTAGAGTAAGATTCTGCGACTCAGCGGATTCTTCGGTAGGCTCAATAGAACCACGCAAATTGTCCAAGAAATCTTTCATTAGTTCCTTTCAGGCTCCAAAGCATTGAGCGTATTTTTGTTGCTTAAAGGGATAATCAGCCATTGCCGATTACGGATTAGACGTTCAGCCTTTAGCGTCCATGCTTCGGCTTCTTCGCCTGTATCAAATGGACCAAATACCTCATTAACTTGCTCAGAGAGTTTCAGTGTTTCGCCCTTGTGTGCAGGCTCAAACATCACGACGACAAACATTATTTAACCCTCGGTGGGTTGTCGCCATAGCCGCCAGCACGCCACGCTTCGCTATAGGCTTTACGCTTGAACTTCTCGCCTGTTGACGGACGAACGGTATAAACCACCTTCTCGCCCTTAATACCCTTACGTTGGCTTGATCGTAGCTGACGCATACGGTCATTTACCTTGGGAAGAGTATCCGTCATCATGAGGGACTCTTTGCCCTTGCGAGTCTGGATTAGGTCAAACAACTGGCTCATTTTTATTTTCCCTTGACTTGAACAGCAAGTGAGATTCATCAAGCAAGATATAGCTGCCCAGCCGTCCTTTTTCAATAAACTCAACAACGCCATCATAATGCTCAGTGCCAGCATAACGGCATTTAAGAGCATGTTCACTGACCGCAGCGTGCATCAGGACTTGTCCCATCGGGGACACCATAATAAATTCATTCATTTTCAGTTACCATAGGTGTTCAGCATCATGACGCCCCAAGCGATTATAATAGGGAATAGCACCATTATAATCGCTACTGCTACACGGTCCCTAACCTTAGTGTCCATTGACTTCCTTTCGCCATAGCTCAATTAAATATACGTTATCTTCCACCAAATGCCCGCAAGAGAATCCGTAACCAATTAGATCGTGAGGATAATCTTGGGGAAGACAGTTAATGCCAAAGATTTGACCCAGGATACACCGACTCCAGGTGCGAATATCAAGTGTATCGAAATTGATTTTAGCACGCCAATCCGAACTATGTGCATCAAGCCACTCACGGCCCTTTTGCACCGCTAGTTCATTCATCTTCGTCGTCCTCCTCTTCCCACTCATCCTTGAAGTCTTCATCGAAATCGGGAAGATTGAACTTCTTAACCTCGGAAATGACTTCGGCCTTGATAAGCTGGTCTTCAATGATGCTGAGCGCACCCTGTACCTGATTGTCGAAATCGACATAACTCAGAACCTGTTCCTCAACTTCATCAGCGTCGATTATATCGTAAATGTCGCCGCTGAACTTAACGCCATGCGCATCAAGGACTTGCTTCACGTCGTCTTCGGTCACTTCCCATGCCATGCTCATTGTTCTATTCTCCATTGTGTACCCTGATTGGTACAATTGCAATTACTCGTAGTCGAACGTCTTCATTTGACCGTTATCGAATACCCGTAGGATATAATAACGACAATCAGGTTCTTCTCGCTTCAAGTAACGCAGTTGGGCCATTGCTGCGCCAGGTCGCTTATAGGGCACGATGGTATCTCCATCTTGCCCAAACTTAATCAGGTCCATTTGCGGCGTTACTTGGACGGCCCAATAGCCAACGATTTTTGGCTTAGTTAGCACCATATTATTCTCCTCGGCACATACGGGCGACTACTTTACATGCCTTCTTAGCCCATTCAGGGTTCATAAACATGACAGGCTCAGTTGTCAATTCTTCCTTGCCACGCCGAACGCACCGACCGACTCCGATGGTCATGTTTGTCAGACCATCCGACATTTGAATTGGGCAGCTTTCAATGACGGAATTAGAAAGGTTATCCATCAAATCAAACCATACTGGTGCAAGGAAGACTGTATCGCCTTCCATTTCCTTGAGAACGCACCAGTAATCATGCGGCTTCGGCTTGCCACCATCGTCATCGAAGGTCCAAAAGCCATCATCTTCGTGGGCAAGTTGCGGGTTATTATAGATATAGCCTCTCACTTTAGTCCATCCTTAATAGTGTGATTGGCGGTACGACGCAGGCGGCGGGTCAGAATACGTTTACGGTACTTCTTGCCATCCTGCCCCCAAACTTCATTGCCAGGGCCAGCAGGATCGCTCTTAGGAATCTTGACGTGGCCACGCTCAACGTCCACGGTATCACCGTAGGTTAGCCAGCCAGGAATGTTGCGTTTTGTGTTGCTCATACTATCCTCTGGTACAATTGCAATTACCTAATGTAGCCAAGAAGAGTGCTATACCGCTTTCTAATTATTTTTCTCTCGTTGACTTTAACGCCACCATGCGCCCATAGACATAAGGCAATTTCAAACAAATTGTTGTCTACTTTATGGATTGATTCTACTTCCCAATAGCCGTCTTCAAACACCAGTTTCATTGTCGGCTTAATATCACGGACATGAATCGCTGGCACCCTGCCATAACCCGCAATGGCAATTTCAATCTCATTGCATTTTGCCAGCAATTCTCTTTCAAAGGCGGTGAGTTTGTCAGGGGCAGCCCATTTAAGCGTACCTTCGGCCCATTCAAGGATTTTAATGGCACGGTTGCCCGTCATGCCTTTTCCCATAGTTGTCTCTCCGCATCATTACAGAACTTCGTGCGGACAACGCCTTTGCTTTTTTCAAACTTAAAGCAAGCCAAATCATGGGCTTGCATTCCTTCGTGGTCCACCCAATTAAAGCCGCATTCACAATGACGGACTGGCGTATCGCAATTAAACGTATCGCCAGCTTGTCCCCATTTAAGCACTTCATGCTCAATGGTAGTCGTGATATTCTTACCGCCGCATTCAGGACAATCCATGTTCACCTTTCATCTTAGCAATATGTTCCTTAAGCCAAATTAACCGTTCTTTCTCATCCATTAGCTTTGTCTTAGCCTCACGCATTGCGCGGCCATTAAGACAAATGCAATAGTTCAGACGGCCAGCCTTGATGCCAGCACCTGAATTAGCAGTTTCCCGCGTGTCGATCACGCCGCTATTACCGCACAACGAACATAGCCCGCCGAAATCGCAACAGTCAGTATTGTTGTAATATTTATCGCAATAGTCATCAATGACTTTGCCTTGGAGTCGCTGAATGTCAGCGTTAGATAGTTCCTGGCGGTTCGGCATTTGGGATACTCCGTGGTCTTGTGTTTACTTTGTTTCTTAGGACGTTCATGGCGCGGAGCAATTCGTTTTGACACCGCATGGCTTCTTCCCAATTATCTCCATAATCACCGCCCGTCGAGGCATCGGTTACAGCTTTCTGGAGAAGAACGTAAACATTTTGAGCTAGATTGTTAGCTTCTTTCGTTAGTTCAACGCTCATAAAGCTCCCAATGATGATCGAACCCGTAATCTTCGTGCGAATCGTTTAGCTCTGGAGTTGCCTTTGCCTTACTTGGACGGAAGAGTTCCTCTTCGTCTTCACCGTCTTCCTTGGAGAATATCTCTTGCAGACAGTCGGCACAGAGATTAACCTCTTGCAAACCCTGGCCACGCCTATACTTATTGAGACAATTCTGGCACGTTACGGTCTGCTCGCATTGTCCGCAAAGCTGGTCCCAGGCTAGCGACTCATTGCCACATCCGTTACAAATTGCTGGTGCGTTTTCCATAATTACATTCCTTGTGATTAATTATTCTATTTTCTAATTCTTCGGTATTTAGGACTATTAACTCGTCAATATGCCAGTCTTTTTCTTCTGGAGTCTCCGTTCCAAACTCAGGATCGTGCATACAGCCGCAAAACAATTTTACCTTATAGACCTCTTGCGGCGGGTCATACTCTGAATCAATTCTTCGGACAACCTGCCCGAACGAATTAGGCATTCAGGTAAATAAATCGAAATCTTCGCAATGGTTAGGAGTACGGGCAACCCATTTGCCTATCATCGCTTCCTTCCAGTCTTAAACCAGGGCAATTCAATAGGAGCAAAATAAGTATTGAACTTGAAAAGTTTGGATTTCAATACCTTGATTGCCCACCTATATTGCTCCTCAAATAGCGGGTAATAGCACTTAGGAGATTTAGTGCGTTCGGCAACGAAATTGACCGAATTAGCCCAGCGGTCAAAAGTTTTACGTTCCGCTAACTGAATCTGCACGTTTTCTTCATTGTCCAAGATACGAATATAGAACAATGGAGTCATAAACGTGGCATAGCCGCCTGTGCTATAAGTCTTAGTGCAGTTTGGGATGGCTTTAACTTCCTTAACTGCTTTCTTATAGTCATAGGACGGCACTACGCTAGTTTTACTTGCGGACACGTTCATGGACAAAACCTTATATTGGGGTCCAAATAGTGTTTATAAGCAACAGGCTCAGAGACTCCATACTTAACTATGTTATTCATAATGGTCTTTTTAGGAACCATTACGCCAATATAAACTGAGTCTAGGCTATTGCTTTCAATCTTCTGACGGGCGAGTGACCTGTCCCGTGCTTCAAGCGTGAAATCTACTACCTTACCGTCAATAACGATCCACGCATGATGCACGGGGATTAGACTATCGTAACAATAACCCTCAAAGTATTCGCCATGCTCGCAAGTTAGACGATACATTTGAGCATTATAGAAACATTCTTTGCTCTTGGGCCGACGACGCTTCTTCCATTCGCTGGCTTCTTTCAGAGTCTTGGCTAGAATAGACTCAATGAAAGCGGTGCCTTGTTCGAGGATCAGGGTATCAAACTTGGCAATAGCGTGACCCTTGAACGCCGTTGAAGTTTGCGTAAGGTAGTTTCGCAGTTGCTCAAGTTTTTCTTGTTTGTCCATACTATCACTGGTACAATTGCAATTACTTGATGATTTCTTCGTCAAAGATGGTCAGGATTTGTTCTTTTAGCCTAACAAACCTGCACGACGCCTGCCGTGTATGTCGCATCCCCGATGATCGGCTTACACCATAGGTCTTGCTGGGTCGATAGAACATAATGCGACTCTTATCAACATACTTCAAGCCGCAATGGGTCGGTGCCTTGCTGGAATAGATGAAGTAATCCAATTCCTTGTCTTCATCAAAATACTTCTGAGCAACCGTAGCACCCCTTAGTTTAGGATCAACCCGCCCACGAATGAATAGTTCCTTTAGGAACAATTTATTCAATTCGCAGAGCAGAAACGTATCATTACTACCCAGCCAACCAACACGCACCGAATCAGGCAACGCCAACCTATCGACCAACGCGGTCATTTTTTTACCTTCTTCCATTGTTTTACCCATTCCAAGATTTCACTTTGTTTTATAGCCTTGCGGCCTAGCTCACCCATTCGTTGTCGAATAGGTAGCTCATACATCGCAATGGCAAGCCAACGGTAGCCAGTAGCTGGACTAATTTTATACTTTTTGCAATATTCCGTCATTTGTTTTCTTGACGGTGGTTTATTGTTGTTTTCAAGCTTATAAGTGTCGCGTACATCAATTATCGCACACCCCCATCTGACCCAACAATCAAAATCTCCCCTTCCTACAATATGATATTCCTCAGCGGCTTTCTCGAAATTAAACAGAGCCTCTTTTATTGAAGGAACGGCCCGCAACGAAGCACGAAATATAGCAGAACTATCAAACATTTACTTAATCTCAATGTTGGTTTTAATCATCTTGAACTCACGGCCACTATCAATGTTTGATGGAGAAGTGACCACAACATATTCGCTCTTATCCGTATAAAGGATTAAGGCTGGAAAATAACTCATACTCCCTTTCCTTACTTGTATGTCTTGGGCAATACCTGAATCGACAATGGCAGACAATACATGTTGTCCACCAACTAGATTGTCAGTATCATCAACGTCGATGAATGTTACAGCGGGATCAAATTTGCCCGCTCGCATTGCACATGCAAGTTCATGCGCCCGTCCAGCGGACAGAGGGCGAGCGCACTTATTGCGACTCAGATAATACAGGGCAAGTGATTTTGTAAAGTTCATTAAAACATTGAATCCATAATGTTGCCGCGTCGAATACTCATAAGTTTGCGGGCAATGCGTTCAACTTCTACTTCATCCATAACACCACGCAATCGCCCGCAAGCCGCACCGATGGACAATTCACGCACGTCTGGACTCATGGTATTATCAAGCAGAGCCTGGAACAGTGCCATTAGAACGAGCCAACGCTTCTTGGATGATACGTCTTCGGTCGGTGTTGAATGGGGAGCAACATCCTGCACCGAATGCTGGAGAGAACTCCCAGCCAGGGGAATCAACGATTTGTTCGTAGATTCCGCATTCGTATTGCCCATTTTTATCCTTTACAAGATGTTTACATTGATGTGCTAATTCATCCCAGGTGCCAAACCCACATGGAGCTTGCTTACAACAGAACCCGCTCCGCACGCATTGTCTAGCCCCTGGATAAAGCGGTAGTGGTTGTTTCATTCCAAAACTCAGGATGATACTTTCTTGACCATTTATGGGCGCGTTTAAGTTGCTTCTTAAATCGGCTCATTCTCCGCTTCGGCTTAACCTTTTTCATGTTCCCCATGATCTATAAGCATTCTGTAAAGCCATTCTAATGTTCTGCGCACCTACAGGATTCTGACTATGGACCCTACAGCGAATACTAGGAAGCGTGCCATCATGGGCATGTTCCTCTATCCACTTCGCAACATCGTAGCCAGTTTCAACCTGATTACCCAGGTCATGATCCAATGAACACTCAATCACTTCTCCTGTTTGGAGAAGTTCAATGGCTTGTCGGGCGGTCTTGGCCCAATGCGTATAATGCGCTGGCATTTCACGCACGTCATCCAACCATAGGATAATGCCTTTAGGTTTAATACGATCCTCATACGGCGACCTAATGCAGTTGTCCCACGGTTTGCCATCAATCTTGAAGTCACTCATGTTTGGTACAATTGGAATTACAGACTAGGTGTTCCAACAGCAATGCCAACGCATCAGGGGCGGCATTTGCAATGTCTGGCCGATCCTTGGCAAACAGGTCCATAAACATTTTATAGAAAACCAGAAGGCTTGTAACGATGCCTTCCCCCATCAATTCACGGAGAATAGCTACCCGCTGGTTGTTGTCGATGCTCATGTACTCGGAGCAATAGGGGTCGAAAATGTCCCTAAACGCAACCATTGAGCTACGCTTGACGGGATGATTAACGTCATAATTGAGACACTTCATCCGAATGGTGTTCAGCATTTCTTGATGAAATTCACTCATATCAGGCATATTAACTCCTAAAGTATAGCCAGATTGCTATGCCGACAGCGATTAGGACTAGCAACTTAAAACACCCACAGCCGCTCCGTCTCGCCGTAGGTACTAACGGCTTAACGGGCGGCGGTGGGGCCATAGTCGCGGTATATTTTGTCGGTGGATCATTACGGTCTAGTTCAGGTTGCGTATCCACCTATTGTCTCCAAAGGTCCGCATGGGTATCCAAGTCATTAAAAGCTGATTTACAATCCTGTCCTACAGCTTTAATGGCTTCCTTGAACACGTCAGGTTTGTTCTTGTTAATCCAGAAAATGAAATCAGAGATACAAAGCAAAGAGTTTCGCTTGATGCCTTCTCCATTTTCAGGGATTAGTGGACTCAATCTGTTTGGCATCTTCGACAACCCCTGGATTCTCTCCATTCATTACCAGCAACGTCACGATTAAATGCAGTGCGAATGGGAAGTCTTCATGTTCTTTATTACGGATAAAAAGATTCCTTTTCAGCCAATGCAGATTAGGAGTCGTTAATTCCTTGCGGCCTTCTGGTACGTCCATCTTATCCAGACTCATTCGCAGGTTTTTTTCGATGGCTTTCATTTTTGATTCTCGCGTTACATTTTCCACAACGAAGGCATTGAAGACGGACGCAGTTTCCATACACTTCAACCACCTCGTATTTATGTCCAAAAATACGGCAGAGTATTTTCATTTCTTTGCATAGTCGATGATGTTAAGGACCAGTGCCGTCACCAACAGCACACTGAATCCAAGGTTAAGAACCGCCGCAAATAGGAGAGCATAGATACCCTGAAAGAAACCTTTATCGGTATCCAAACTCATGACGCGGTTCATGCGAGAGACTTGGTTGTAACCACCATAGAGCATGGTTACAACCGCGCCAATCAGCCAGAGCCACCAGAGATTAGCAATGCTATCCATTACTTCTTGCCTTTCTTGGCCTTAGCCTTGACCTTAGCGACAGGCTTCTTAGCCTTAGCCTTGACCTTTGGCTTGACCTTCACCACCGTCTTCTTAGCGACGGGCTTCCTGTTATTCTTGAGAACCACCACCTTGACCTTGCTCTTGAGCTTCGTCTTCTTAGCCTTAACAGCCTTAACAGCCTTAACAGCCTTAGCCTTTGGTACGGCCAGCGGCAGGACCGTCATTGACTGCGGCACTTCTTCTTCGACACGCAGCCCAGCGGCTTCGTTAGCTTCATCAAGGCTCATATTGTGGGCAAAAACAACCTTATTGTTGTTGACAATATAACCCTGATTAGTTGGGAACATAAGTGTCAGAATTTGGGCAGCTTTGTCCACGTCTACTGACGTGCAGGTTCGCTTGCGGTCCCCGTTAAGAATGAAAAAATTAATCATCTTTTTGCTCCATGTTGTTTGCCAGTTCGTTCAATTTAGTTTGCACTTCCGCAAGATCGTCGCTCACTAGAGCGATTTTCCAGCGGGCCTTGCCCCGATCCCTGATTTGCTTTTTGTCTGGCTCATAAATCAATTGAAGTCTGCGCTTTTTGGTAAAAAGCACGAACTTCGGATGTTGCGCCAGCAACTCAATGTAGTCATGCGGCTTAGCCATCGTGAAACTCCGTTAGTCGATTTCATCGTAAAATTCACCAACGTTGATAGCCTTATGTTCGTATGACCCGTCCTTAAAGGATGCCATTTCAATCTTGCCATCCTTGATTACGTCTACGAACACCCAACAATTTCGTGGGCAAAAGCAACGGACATATAAGTATCCGTCTTTCTCCATCGCCCAAACAGGGATATTAAACCTGTCATAGTCAGGGCGATTATCGGTTTCAAAAAGTCGCAAGTAAGGATAGACCTTCTCAAAGTCCATTCTACCCGACCGATTGAACCCTTTTTCCAAGCCAAGACAAATGCGGCCCACCCCGCCCATAAAGGTAGATGGACGCCAGTTTTCGCAGGCAAACCAAGTATGGTTGATACCACTCTTCGCAGTATCTTGAGTGACGTTCAGCTTATACTGAGGACACTCTTGAGGGTCCGTGCCGTGGATGCAGCCTGGACATTGGAAGTTGTCAACCATTTCTAGCTGAATCTTGTTACCTTGAATGGTACAATTGGAATTAGCGTCCATCACTCAGCCTCGATTGTTTCAACGGCGTCCAGAGAAGGTTTGAGAGTAAAAAAGAACCGCTTCATACCGTTGGCATTCAAGCGGGAGATACAGAGCGACTTATCATCCCGCGACACCCGCAAGTTCGGGTCATCGCACAACGATTCGAGCAAGTAAGCCATCAATTCTTCTTCGCGTCCCTTGATTTCTTCTGGTGGAACGTCGAAGTTAGAATTAATCGGTGATTGCGTGAAGGCAATCTCAGCAGGAACATCCTTCAAAGGCGTAGGAAAATCCCTGTTGATAAATGAAACCACCCGCTGGCCCGCCACCTCCATTACATGAACGATAGGCTTATGCCCATCAACTCCAGGCTTATTCCAGGTGTAATAGCCATTCGGCACCGTTTCCTTGTTATGCTGCATTGCCGCCTCCTTGAATATTATCTTACTACGGTTTTTCACTTTGTCAAAAACTGAGTTCTACAACTTGGGTAGTATGCGGCTTGAAAACCACGACAAATTCCTTCTTAATCGAAGGGTTATCGCCATTCTCAATATAAACTGGACACTTGAACGTGTCGCCACTGTTTTCCCATGCTCCCGTATCCTTGACTACATCAGGCTCAAAGTCATATTCCCCAAACAGCCGATCAGCCACGCCCAAACGCTTAGTATAGAAAAGCGTCTCAGCATTAAGCAGCTTGCAGTTGTCGGATGGAATATACCATAGCCCATCAACCTTGCCACGTCGATCATGGAAGAAACTATTAGGGCCAACGGCGTCAGCATGTTCCTTAAACAAATCAGGCCGCTGCTTCCCCCACTCATCGCCGCTCTTAGTTTCTCCTGGCTCAGCATCATGGTCAAACTCTTGCTGTCCATCTTCAAGATGGATGAATTGAGCTAGACCTTCCTCAAGGGGATAGTTTTCATCTACGAAGTGATCGCAATGCTTGCACAAACTGTATTGAGTATTATCCATTAGTACCTCCTACCCTGTTTGGTACAATTGCAATTGGCCACTCAAACCCCATCGCCCGAAGCTCAACACGCGCTTCAGGACAATCGTTAATAAATTCGGTCAGTGCCTTGATAGTGGCAATAGGCGGGTCATAACCATGAGTTAAAACCAGCCTATTGCCAAGGTCCATCAAAACCTTTTTCAGATTCGTTTCAGGCATTCGGATACTTCTCCCTCAGCAATTTCAACTGTGCAATCTCACGGTCCTTGGACTTTTCAACTTCCTCCGCGTATGCAGCTAGTTCACCTTCATCCATCGGGCGCTCACCAACGACGTGCAATTGCTTAGTATCATCGTAGGTTTCCCGCCAATCCAAACGCAGTTTAGTAAACTTGACGGTTTTCTTATTAACGCCATCAAGATACTTGGAATACTTGCCGAGGTTAATTTCTTGTGGTTCTTCAAGATACTTCTTATAATTGCCGTATTCAGCCATAAAGCGATTCAGGACTTCTCCAAAATCACCTTCAAAGTCATAGGTGTCCATAGTGCCCAATGACTGGCTTGCCGTCTTGTTCCCGTAATTGTAGTTAATCATAGTCAGGCTCCATTGCTTGTTCGGCAGCTTTGCTACAAATACGGTTAAAATAGCCTTCTAGCTTAACGCTATCATTAACCATCTTGTCAAATTTAGCCGTAAGTTCCTTGGACTGTTCAGGAGTCAGCTTCTCTAAATCCTGAGTGATATTGCCATCTTCATCGTATTGACGATAGCCAACCACTTTGAAGATGATTTCTTCACAGCCGCCACCATCTTCTGGCTCACTGTAGTATGGGTCCGCAGTAAGTACGGCTGGGGTATAAGGAACGTATTCGTATTCGATTTCCAAATCGAATGATTCGCCTTCCTCTGTATCATACTCCCACTTCATCTGGCCTTTCATGTAGCTCCCTTCTGAAATCATCTGCAATGAGGGCTAAAGCCTTCTCTAAATCGTCCTTTTCACGCCAGATTTGACGTGCCATGTAATTGAAGGCAGATTTAGCGTAGGTGACGCCACGCTTCTCACCCTTAACTTGGCAGGCTTCAATCCACTTAGAAATCTCAAAGCCTTCTGGCATGACAGGGATTAAATCTACTTTACCCTTCTCGCCAGCACCAGTGCCAGGGGTGCATACAATCATTAGCTCACCACGATTAACAATAACCGTGGGTTCTGGCGTCTCTTCCTTCTTCTTGATTGTAAATTCAGCACCGCAATCGCATTTTGCCGTGCGTAGGGCGACTTCTTTACCACAGGATTTACAAGTCTTCTTGCCTTTTGCCATTACAGGTTTTCCGCCATGTTTTTTAGAAGCCAAATTAACTCAGTAGCCTTATTGGTCCAAAGAAGATGCAATTGCTGCTTCTTATCAGGATCAAATTCATTGAGATAATCGTCATATTTACGACGAAGTAACTCAACGCATTGCTTTAGCTTCGCCCCAATCGCTTCTGCTTGCGGACCAGCTAATGGCAACATTCGTTCCGTGAAGAGATTGACTCGCTCCACGATCTTGTCAAATTCGTTATTGGCGGCAAAACTGGCTTCTGGATCATACATGGTTTGGTACAATTGCAATTAGGGTTTCCTGAAACAAAACGAGAGATTGGTGACGTAATCTCTCACCATAAAATCAACCTGTTCGGCAACACGTCCAGGTGAGTGATTGCCGCCGCATTCTGCTGGCGTATGATGGTCTACAAGACAATTACATTCCTCGCACCGAGGACATACTAACTCGACCGCTCAGCCAAACCAGATGTAACTACATTTCCAACATCGGTATTCAAACATATTGGATTAGTCTTGTAAAGGAACTCAGTTAGCTCAGGGTCTAACGATTCCAGCCACTCAATCTGGTTGTCACTCAACTTATAAGAACCATAACGATTCTTGCCCTTGATGACTTCCAATTCGCCTTCACCGCAAGCGCACCAATAGGTAGCACTTGCTTCCATGCCCCGATGATTCAGATACACCATCGCTGGCGTATCAGCACCAGGGTCATTAGGAACAACACGCTTACGGTCTAATACGACACGCAGACCACGGTATTCCCAAATAAGGAATTGATCGTCCTTTTGAACAACCTTACTGCGGGTAAATTTCGGCATAGTAACGTGATCCCCTGAAACTATTCCAAACCTTGTCCAAATACTCTACAATGGCCTGGAATGCTTCCCTGGATGTTATCCCCTTGAGATTGATTTCGTAATCACCCGTATGCAAAGTGTATTCGGTGATTGCATCTGTTGCGTCAAGCAATTGACTACGAGCATTGCGAATCAATTGCTCAGTTTCTTTCGCAGTTAAATCCCACCGTTTATTAAGCGAATCCCCCGCCGCTGTTAGCTCGAACAGCTTACTTTCGGGATTAAGAATCAGCTTGAATTGAATCTGAACCATTTCTGGTGGCCCCTTATGCAACAAGAGCTTGTGCATAGCTCCAAATGGTTTTGGCGTCCATATCTTCGGGCAACATGCCCTTCATAGCTTTAAGATGCAATTTCAATTCTGGTTTAGATAGTCTTGGCAACAGCTTGAAGGCGTCTGTCTGGTCCTTATCTCTACCAATAATGAATTTCATAATGGTAAGGACAACTGGATCAATGATTGGGAATGAGACGCCGCCGATAGTGCCTGTCTTAGCTGTCTGCAAGACATAGTGATTAAGAGCGGTATTACCTTCATTGGCGTCCAAGAAATCCGCGTCTAATTGCGGCACGAAGATACCACCAAATTCACCAGTCGAAGCGAGTGGCTGGAATGGTATCTGATTCTTTTGCAGTACCGCCTTCACCGCATTGAGATTGGGTGTAAGGAAGTCAAAATCAGGAGTTAGTTTGCGGTCTTGGGTATAATGACTTACCGCAATACCACCGATAATAGCACCTGGAATGTTATTATCGTGGACAAATTGCATGGCATTCTGTGTCTTGGCGATGGCATTAGGGTTCAAAACCGCCATTTCCTTGAAAAGAAATTGCGATTCAAACAGCGTAGCATCAGCCAGATTGACAGTATCATTCGCCATACAATATTCCTTGAACTTCCTCATGCTATTATCTATGCTTCTAGTTTGACAACCCCGTAGATGTTTTTGAAAGGAATGAAGCCAGATGCACCATTATACAGCTTGGGATTAGGTCCAGCATCCTTCCAACAAATCCATTGAATGCCGATCTTCCTGCCATGATACTTGCATAAGACTTGCTGGCAATAGCCATTAGCTTCCTGTTCCTGATGCTCCCAAGGCAGGACGGTATATGTCTTGCCTTCTATGGAAACAGTGGTTTCAAAGCCCTCTCTGAGCGTTTTGATGGCATCATAGACGGCTTGTGTTTCTTTGCTCATACTAACTTTGGTACAATTGCAATTAGTCGCGGTCATGTTCGTGGTAGGGAACATGATCGTAGTCTGAGTCATACTGACGCCGCGATTGCCGCTGATAAAGCTCTAATTGCTGACGGAGTTGCTTAATAGTCAGTTTTAGCTGTTCGTTCTCTTTTTTTAGTTTTTCTAGCTCATCCATTATCCACACCAGAGAATTTCACTTTCTTGCCAAATAGTCTTCTTGTTCACTCGGAACAGGTATTCGTCTTTCTTCGTGCTATGCTGCTTGAGCAAAACGTATAGTTTGATGGCCATTTCTACATCATAGGTGCCGTGGACGCCTGTTTCCTGCCAACACTGACCACTGGCGCTAAACTCATGCCAGATTGCTTCCTTAGATTTATACAATTCCGCCGAAACCCAGGCAGCATCAAAACTAAGCGTATGCCAGTCGCTGGAGTTCCTGTTGCGAAACTCAATAATGTAGATTTCAAACTTGCCATCTTTGCGCAGCATGATCTATTATACCACAGTTTTTCTTGTTGGAAAGCTGTATTGGTTGGTACAATTGCAATTACTCAGGTCGCCAATGGTTGTATTTTAGGTAATCTACAATCTCCGTTTTCTTACCCTCTATAACATACTCTTTACAGATTGGACAAAATACGGAGTCAATGCCGCATGGATATGCCTCTGGATGCTGGCACGTTAATTCAACCACTAGATCAGACTTATCCAACGCCAAATCGAAATCCAATTCTAACTCTAAAGATAGTTCCTTAATGTTAGATATTAAATATCTTAAAGCTTGCTGTTCGTCTACATTGTTGGCAACCGCTAATTCAGACAACAGTAATTTTAGTTTTTCTATCATTTCTTCTTATAGGCATGAATATTCCCTAATTGGCCAATCCACCGCCAATCAGTGCCTGGACCAGTGCCTTTTTCTGATTCAGTAACGACCCAATAAGTACCTTTATTATAGTAAAAAAGCTTGCTAGTGCTGGCAGTAATCTTAGAAACGTCAGCATGAAGCAAATCGGCCAAAGTCTGGACTTTTTCATTCATTTTCAAATTCCTTAACCTAAATAGGTTTATGAGAACATTTAAGGAACACTGCGACATTATTGATGAGGGAATAGTAAGAAGTCTTTTCGACTCCGAATATAGATCACTACCCCCAAAGATTAGAAGAGACTACGACATGATGGATCAGACTGCACACGCGGCTATCCAGCAGTCAAAGGAGGCTAAGAAGATTTCATTACTCCAAGCCATACAAGAGTTTATGGCAGAAGCACCTGCCAGAGCGCAATGGAAGAAGTATAATCAAATGGCAGGGTCAGAGCGTCAAGCTTATGGGGTCAAGCCATCGCAATATAACTTCGGCTTAGATTCAACAGGTCAAAAGCCTTATCGTCCATAACGAGCTTCTCTTAATCGCTGTTTAACCCAGGTCATATCGACTTCAATAGCCCCTAAAGACAGAGCAAGCTGCCTCCTTTTAACCGTTAGGTCATAATGTGGCAGCTTTCTGTCTTGGAACCAAGTTTTCTTCATCCCTATTTTATTTGCAAACTCATGCAGTTCCTCTAATGAATCTGCAAACATATGACAGGATGAAGTCCATCGCCACCCCTTCTTAGGCGTACATGGTTTAAGAGCGTCAATATAGACCATTACCGCCCCATCATTACATTACCACTAGCATCCACGCTACCGCCGACATTACCGCACTTGACACTACCACTCGCGTCTACATTGCCCTTAACGTCACCGCAACTCACTGAGCCACTAGCATCCACTTTACCCCCGACGTTACCAGCGATAGTTGCAGAACCGCCTGCATCGACATTGCCAGCAACATCACCATTCACGGTGACACTACCACGGTCAGTTTTCAGGTTGATTAGACCACCTTCAACAACAATCTTCAATTCGTTGCTGAAAACGGCGCTATCTACCTTGCAACCATTAACAATGATTTCATTATTAACGACGGAGACAGATGCTCCATCGGGGACTTCAACAGTAGTACCATTAACAGTAACTTTCATTATTTGTTCCTAGTAGTTTGATGTAAAAATAACGGTTATAGAACTCAATGAGCGATTCCCTAGCCTGTTGCGAAGGAATATCTTTGAAACTGGTGATAATAGGGTTTAGTCCTAATATATTATTTGACTTTTTGTTATCATAATAACTATTAGGTTCTTTCATATTAAGAAAGTCGAACACCCTGCCAAGGTTTCTGCTTATGTTATGGCGATAATAGTCCTTTCCTAATGAGTTTTTTTCTATTAGTTTATTCCACTCGACGTAATACACGGCGGCACGGTCTATTGGGTTGGCATAATTCAATATCATCGGAGCGTGCTTATAAATGAATTTATGATAATCCTTCATATCTTCATTCTTTACACAATCCCGCTTAAAGTAACCAAGCCCATATATGAAAGAATTTATAACTTCCAAAGGATGCCGAAATACATGTATTACCTTTGCGCCGTCAAATGCGGGGTGCGATAAGAACGGTGCGGCCATGTAACTCGAATCAGCCTGAATATTTACAATGCCGTTGGGAAACCAGATTTCATCTTGCCATGTTGATAGTTCAGAAATCAAGCTGACCTTGAGCGGGTCTGGTTGTTCCAGTCTTTCCAGTGCCCGTTCTAAACCATGATAAGAAAAAATGGTTTCATGGCCGCAGTTTATGCCCAAACTTGTCAAAAATTTGGCAAAATAAACTGTTCCGCATCGTCCTGTTCCAGTAACAATGTATTTTAGTTTACCCATATAGTCATATATTCAGCATTAGAACAAATCCTTAAACAGCTTATCCATTTCCGCAAAGATATTGTCCATTCGCTTGAACGCGCCATCTGTCTTGTCCAACTTCTCTTCTGCCTTATTGAGCCGATCTTCGGCTTCCTTCTGAGACGTGCCACCATCGTTAATAATGGTGCGTTCACGAATGACCTTGCCATCCTTGTCAAACTCTCGGATGACTTCCTTGCTAACTTTGGTAATCTTAATCGTTTTGGTTTCAAACATGTTTCACCTATGGGGATAACGGTTGTATTCATCAATCAAGAACTTAAAAGCATCCAAATGCTCCTGTAAGTCCTTATCAGACATTTTCTCCAAATCCTTGCCCTTCGTAGTACGCACGTCCTTATGCCCACGACCTTCCCACGGCGGGCCATTGACCATTACGGAATAAGTTCTGCCCCGTGGCGTAACTGAATGCCACGTCATGGGTTCCGTAATTTCATAACGACACCATTTCGTCAAATCGAGGGTCATTACATGGTCAGGCTTCTCAATATTGGACTGAGAATAACCTACACCCATGCGATAGCCGCCACTCAAGATTAGGAAAGCACCAGGCCAAGGGTGAGGATGGAAGAATGATTCTTCTTCTTCGCAAGTATCAAACCTATGAAGACATACGCGAACATCTTCAAGCTGCGTATGCACCCGATAGGTGAATGGCTTACGACGATTAACAATCAATGAATCCCACTTGCTCTTATCATCGAGCAGCGGTAGCAAAATCTTTACCACTTCGGCCAGTCTGTCCAGCATTTTAACTCCTATATCATATAGCGGGAAATAGTCAATCCCGCTTCCCTTGCCCACTGGTTAAGCCAGTATTTATCACTGGCGTTTGCAACAGCATTGTATTTGCCGCGAGCCTGAGTGATTGACTTATTGCTGTTGCTGACTTCGATTGTCAATCTCTTATCAATTCCAGCGATAGAAACCTCTTCAAACTTCCAGATTGAAGTTCGCCCTTGGGCGCATGAGCCTGCATAGGAACCAACGCAGTGCTTCATGGTGCGACCTTCTGTAACCAATTCCTTTTGGGTACAAATCTCTTGAATCATGCGAACCACATTTTCGCGTTCGCTCTTGCTATAGAAGCCCTTAATACCGCTGGCTGGCCAGGAGGTGAAGCCGCCCTTCTTTTCCTTGCCAAGCTGCCTATGCCACGCTTCAACCTGATTAAGCATAGATTCGGGATCACGTCCCTTCATGCTCAAATTAGGCTGAGCGCAAACCATATTGCCGTTCTCCATACGGCATGGCACGAACTTCTGATTATGAATGAAATCGACAATCGGAGCATAATGCTCTACGTCCAACATTGGATGCTGGAGCAGCCAACGGAATACGCTTGTCCAAAATTCATTATTGTTGAAGTCTACAGCAATTCTAGTTTTGAAAAGCTGACGAACGAATCGTTCGTTGCCGCCCATGTTCAAAACTTGACCATATCGAATCGCCTGTGGGATATTAAAATCCTTCGGCGCTTCCATTGTAAGGTGAGCTTCCTTCTTTGTCAAAGGAATAGGCAACCCATTCATCGTGCGAATGTTATGCCCTTGCCCAATCTGAATAAACCAATTCATATACAAGCCCCCAGGTCCACCCGTCCAGGCAGAATCCATGAAAGCTGGAATATAGTATTTTGCAAACAAATGGCGGGCAAAGGAAAAAACCTGTTTTTGCAGGTTATGACTGGATGGTTTCCAGTCTTTAACAGGGCGAAGTGCATCACCTTCATAACGAGCCAGATTGGTCAATATATCAATTGGTTCGGTAGTAGCCTGTCCGTTGTATCGTGGTGGCTTATCAGCAAATTCAATTCTCAAATCAGCAAAGTGAAGGAAGATTTCCTTTAAGAATTTCGGGTTAGGGTGTCCCGCTTTGGCACTGATTACGTTTTTAATCTTGCGTTCGCCGTTACTGTATTCTTCCCCATCGAATACAGCTTCAATTGCCGCTGGGAAATTACGGACTCTTTGCGAGAGAATATAAATAGGGGACGGTGCCCTCTGTTTCTCCGTCTCTTCCAGAAGGCGGGCGCGGTCCCTCTTCGCCCGTAATTCCTTCTTTTTCATTTTGTGGGATTTCTGTGCCCTAGTGTCCTTCATAAATACTCTCTATTTACCCCTCATATAGCTTCTTAAACAAACTTTGATAAAGCAAATTCGGGGTATAATTTCCAGTATGTTCCCTTTTAAGCAGACTAATCACTCCAAGATGGGCCGAACGCTCATCCTTAGTGTAACGGTGACGGGTCCGCTTCTCTTCACGATACAGGATGCCTTGCTCTTGAGCAACCCCTAATAGAGTACGAAACTCCAGGTCACTTCTTACAATACCATCCTTAGACCCCATTATCCACCGATACAATTCATCCATTACGAAATAATCCATTATATTAGTCTGCAAACTACGCTTGTCTACATTCTTAAAGCAGTCCTGGCATACCGCAAAAGAATGAGCCTTAATGTTAAAGCTTTCGCATATCTTCTCAATATGGGGATAAGTGATAGGAAGGCAGCTTTTGTCTTTGAAGCAAATGCTACAATTTGCTTCAAAGCAACCATCTTCATTTGGCTGCACTTCTTTATCATTTAAGAAGAATGTCATACGAGTAACCTGCAAACAGGGATTGCGACGTACCCCGACCGCACATCACGGTTTGTCCTCTCTACTACGCCTTCCTTGACCAAAAATTCAACCATTCCTTCGTTTTCGGAGTAATCCTTGATGAGAACTTCATCATCGGCAAGCGGTTCTTCTGGTAGATTGACAGTGCAAGTCGAAACAGGTTCGCCATCATCTGCATCAATCAGGCAAAGAGCAACACGCTTGCCGTGTTCATAGTAACTCTTATTCAGATTGCAATTCCAGCCCTTGTAGACGACTTTCTTAACAAGTTGCATCAGTCTTCCCCTTAATGAGTTCCGCCACCATGTCGTGGATTTCAGTTTGTTTACGAAAAAGCCTACCGAACAAAGGTTCATCCTTGGCCATTTGTGCGCCACTCAGCGCTTCGCTCAGCTTTTCAGCGCATTCGACCAACGCCTTGACTACTTTAGCTTTGCCATATTTTTCTGTATCCATTAAAATACTCCACAGCACAATGCAGCCGCGACCACGCCCATAACCACCAAGAGCAAGCCGCAGCCGCCCTCGCCACCACTGTAGCCTGTTTCACCACAATTAAAGCAAATTGGTGCAGTTGGTGAGATTGGAGCGCCGCAAGTTGGACATTGGTACATCTGATTACCCCTTTCAAGTTTTGTTTTCGGACTCTCTAGGGGTACTGGTACAATTGGAATTGCCTTTTTTGATTTGGTCTAAACTACGGAAATCGCCCGCTCGGAGCGCCACCACCATTTTGCTACAGAATGGACACTCAATGTCTTCTGGCCTAAACCACGTTTTGGGAATCAGGGATGCCCATTCATGCCCGTCTTCGCACCTACAAAAGAAAGTTGGAAATTGCATAATCACCTTTTATCAGCCATCTTATAAGCGGCTAGATTATCATAGTGAAGCAACTCTTCCTTTGTAATAGGCTTTACTTCAAATTTACGCTGTTGAAACAAATCCCATTCCTCATTATCAGACGGAGAATTGACACTGCGGACATTAGCTGGTACGAAATAATCTACCTCAACGTCGTCGCAGTCCTGGTAGTCGATAGTGCCACCGAAAAAGTCCACCAGACGATGAGCAACAGCAAGCCAAAAAGCAGTAGATCGAGGATTAAGCGACCGACCATTATTATCGCTTTCAAAATGATAATTGACAGTGTGCATAGCATCACCATCAATGAGCAAATGTCCGAGAGAACGGATGGCAATTTCAACCATTTCGGGGATGATTGTATTTGTAACGTCTGCGCCTGGCACTTCAACCCACTTGGCCCCATGAGAACCGCCCCACTGTGGAGTCAAGCCTGCCGCAATACCAATAATTTGCGCAACATCCTTGACCCGAACATTGTCAGGTAGATTAATACCGCAGTCAACACCCATGATTTATTACCTATTTTTATATGGTTGATTGTGAGGTTGCCCGTAACCGTATCGTTGCGAACCCCTTTTAGATGCGTGCCACTTACCATTGTGTCCTTGCGTCCAAATATAAGGATGCGATGGATCAGCATTTAATGCTTCATATTCTTCTGGTGTACGTTCTTCATCATCGTGCGGAGCGCTTGGCAAATGACGATATACTTTGCCGTCTTCGCCTCGATAATAGGTGAAAGCTCTAGGGTTAGGCTCTGTTCTTTTATGCCCCAACATTCTACCAAGACCGTAACCAGCTACACCACCAGCCACCGCACCTAAAGGATTACCACCCGATAGAGCATATCCTACATATGCACCACCAGCGGCACCACTCCAAGGTCCAGGTCGCCAGCCTTGCTGCTGTTGCTGTCCATAATGGTCGCCATAACCATATTCTTGATAAAATTCCCTAAAGTTCAATTCCATAAAGTTATTTAGCCTTTATGGAATTAATTTAACTCACCTTTCTGTAACCTTATTCCCCCTTCACCTCTGGTATTAACTGGAGTGAATCCGACTTGCGGCCCCACCCGCAATCAGCAATCTTCTTCAAATCGTCCAGGTTAAAGATACCCTTATCCAAGAGTAACTCAACCATACGCCCCATTGCTTCCAATACCTTCCCAGGTTGATCTTCAAGACGAATCTTATCCTTACTTAGAGAATTATACCTCTCCTCATAAAGAAGTTCATCATAAAGAAAACGAGCAATACTCTGTGTTTCTATATCGACATTGCCCTTATAGCTTACAGATTCATATTGTATTTCCACGATTCACCTCTTTGTATTAGTGGCGACGGAAGGATTTGAACCCCCGACCTACCGTTTAAGTAACGGTTGCTCTGACGACTTTTCCCCATTTGTACTTCATGGAGAAGGCCGTACAGGTACAATTTGCAACTTGTAGCCTGTCCTCTGAGCTACGCCGCCGTTTTGCAAGCATCAATTAGATTCTGAACTTTGTTATGCCTTTCAGCTTCCTGATAGACACTGAAAGCTACACCAGAAGGATCGCCCTGCCAACAAATGCCACTTAACTCTAGGCCAGCCTTGTGTGCAACCACGCCGATGCGGTCAACCCATTGAGAGACTGGCCCTTCCCTAGTTGAATCAATCACCAGCCTAACCACTTCGGCAATGTTCATATCAACCCTTCATAATTTTAAGACGGAATTTAGCCTTATCCAACTTGGCTTTTTCCTTCTGATACTCTTCGGCGGAAACATTCGTCTTGTAATTCTTGGAGTCAAGCCGCTTACGCAGAAAGGCAATGTATTCCTCAGTCTGCTTGATTTCCTGTGCCTTCGTTAGTTTTTTCTTCATCTTCTATCCATTGCTGACGGGATTTCAATGCTAATTGCGCCCAATTATATTGCTCCGTCTCCTCAAATGGGATGCCATTAAGCATATCGCAAAGCACTTCGGTATCATAAACTTGCAAAAGACTATCTATGTCGTCTGCTAGTATAATGACCTTTTTCCCTTGCTTAAAAAGCTGGCGAGCTTCGGCAAGCTTAACCTTAAAGGTTTTAGGGTCAGAAACTCGAATGATAGTAGGTATTTCCATAGTAGCTAAGGAGGGACTTGAACCCACACGTTCATTTAAGAACAGGTTTCGCGTATGCCATTTCGCCACCTACCCATATAGTGGGCAGGGTGGGACTTGAACCCACACGCTCTTGTTCAGAGAGCAAACCCCGCGTATACCATTTCGCCACTTAGCTAAAAATTGGGAGCGGGCCACTCCCTAAGTATTTACACGACCTTGACTTCCTTCGTCTCAAAGTAAGTCTCGCACCGCTTCACGAATGCCTTAACCTGTTCCTTGATGGACGGTGGCACCGTGGACTTCTTTGACTTCTTATTCTCAAGCCGATCATTGATACGGCCCTCGGCAATCTCCAGACCCCGCGTGCGGTTAAACTTATCAGGAGTCTTGCCAGTCAGCTTGCACTTACTCCAGCCGACCAACACCTTCTTTTCCTTGCCCTTCTTCACCCGCTTAGCGAGCAACACGCCCGCCTTGAGCCGCTGGCCCTTGCGCTTCTTACGGACATACTCCATCAACTGCTTCATAAAGCCTCCTAATAGTTAAAAGTTAAACAGATTGCTTTTCCTTGGCACGCTTCTCAGCCGCTTCCTTGGCACGTTCAATAACTGGACCTTTACCTTCCATCCACTGTTCCAATTCCTCGACCGTATACCAGCCGTAATAATTCTTTTTTTGTTCCCTCGGATTCAACCAGTAATGTACTGGATGCGCACTCTTGCTTTTATCTTGCAGCCAAGCTGGACTCAGAGCATAATAGCCGCATGGCATATCCCACGCCGCGCGGAAATCACCCTTATGCTTTTCATTATATGCGTCATTAAGGGCATCAATCTTAGCTTTGATGCCAGTATTGTCCGATGCCACCTTTAACTTAGCACTATCAACGTGCGCTTCGTGCATTTGATCCTTCAAACGCTGGGGAATAGCACTGATAATGCCGATCACTAACCCAGCATTCTGAAAGACGTGGCCACCGCCCAACCAAACAGCCGCATCTTTGTCCTGAATAGCCTTGTAAATACGCTTGAGCCGCTTGATATTGACTGGCTTCTTAACCCGAATGCCGAAACTGCCACCATCCCACGCCGTAGCAAGCTCAGCATCCCCATACATGGAGAGTTCACCACTGCTAATCTTGTCCAGCTTCTGACCAGCAAGATACTTCATATCGCACTGATATTTGAGGCAAATCAGCGCCGCATTGTTCTTGTTCTCTTCAATAATGACGATTTGATCCATATTGGGGTTGTTGACACGATAGCGGTCAATGCCCAGCACCTTTTCGTCATTTTCTACGCCAAGCGTGCGATAAAGGTCTTTAATACCCCATTCATGCTCGGCAGTAAAGTCTGCGCCAAGGTTAATGGCAATCATCTGTTTGTTGTCGTCTTCCATCCAAGCACTATCATGCCCACGTCGCATATTTTTAGTCCTCCTACAACAATTGGTACAATTGCAATTGTCTATTCTTAGCCAAACTTAATAGGCATTCCAAGTGTTTTTTGTATATTGTCAAGCATAACCTGCCCAATCGGGTCTTCGGAGAAAGATCGCTCCAAGCCATTAGCTTGCAGTGTATCATTCCAGGGCTTGAAGAATAATCCATGAACAGCCGCTTCCGCCCAAACAGGATACCGACCATTAAGCAAATCTTCAATAGTCAATTTCATTTCAATCAACCATTGGTTTTGCCCTGGCGTCAGCAATGAAACCTTAATCAGCGCAACCTGTTGTGGTTCCTCACCTAGCCCAAGCTGAACATCTTTCCAGCAAGCGATATAGCTATGATTCATCCTACAGCCCCGCCAAAGTGACTTTATCCGCAGGCTTAAACTTGATTTTGTCGATTTCTGACAACTTATTCAAGATTTCAAGAACAGCTTTATGGGAGCCGTGAATACCCTGTTGCCCACCATTAGCCGTTATCTGGCTCTTTTCATCGGTGAAGATCATGGTAATATCGGTATTGTCACGCTCCGCAGTAATAAGGACGCGGCCCGCACAACCCCACATCATTACCTTAATCTTACCGACTTTGGCTTCGTGACCCCGCAAATTGGTATCATTCCAATACTTCTTCAAGTATGGGAGCCAATGTTTGTTCTCAAAATCACGAATGGCATCTTGAATCTTATTGTTGCCAGCCGCAATCTCCATCAAATCCTTCTTGTATTTGGTGTAGAAATGCCGACAATCAGCACGCAGACGGTCCATAGAACCGCCCTGAGTATAATGATGGGCCATTGACGCTTCCATCGACAAATGACTGGATACATCACCAGTTTTACGATAATGCTGGATTTCATCATCCACTTCGCAATCATCGCATTGAAGATGCTTAATCTTACCGCTATTATCATCTTCATAGATAATAGTGAAAAGATCACTTGCGTTAATCTTTGCCTTACACTCCCCGCACGTTGCGTCTTTCGGCAACTCAAAAGCCTTACCCATATTACCTCCATATACCAGTTGAGCGAGCATGATCTGCTCGCTCAACTGGTACAATTGCAATTACACTTCGAGGTCTTCGTCGTCCTCTTCTTCATCATCATCGCCAAGGTCATCGGCTTTTGCTGTAACCTTGAAGTACAGCACGTCATTGTCGGCAAACAACACCTTATGTTCGATGCTGTCTAGCGTGCCGCCGAGACGTTCGGAAAGATCGTCAACGACCCTTTCCATTGATTCATCGTCCAACTGGCCGATGATTTCACTCATGTCCATTGCAACGATGGCTTCCACCTTGCCGCCTTCCGCCAACTCTTCGGAGATTTGGTCTTCGGTTAGCGGAGTCTTCTTGAGCATCAAGGGCTTCAATTCGTCCACGCGAGCGCTGGCACGATTGAGAAGCTGTCGAACGTCCTTTGGTTCAACTTCCATGCTCTTAGCCACCGTCTTCATTTGGTCTTCGGTCAGACCAACGGCGTTAATCTCGTCCAGCAGCCGCGCAAACTGGACATAATCCACGTCCAACATAGGAAACTCCTATTCAGGCCACGTTACAACAGGCTTGACGTTCTTCCATGACCCATCACGGAAAACATAACGCCAACGTTCAGAGTCTTCACCAGTAAATTCGAGATAGGAACCAGATTCCACATGAGCCGCAACAGCATTGCAGAAACCGTCGAAATCGCCGCGCTTCTCCAACTCGAAACTGATCTTATCAATCTCCCCATCCGTGCTTGGAGTAAACTTAAAACCCCAAATGTTGCTCGCCAATTCAATTAGCTTGAGCAGTGGCGGGATATGATCGAAGTATTTGATGTGCTTTTTGGCATCCTTGACCGCTGATTGAAGCCACTTGTTGTCTGTATTGAGCATACCACCCAAACAAGACTCAATCTTGTTCGCTGGAATGCGGAATTTTTGACCAGATAAATGAACACAGTAACCCATGAATGCCTCCTTTTGCCCCACTAACTTACCACGAATCACGCCAATGGAAAACTTGGTACAAACAAAATTCCGTAAATTGTTTGAGGATAACGAGTTATCTATTATGGTGATTATTACCAAAAACGGAAGTTTGCCCATAAAAGATAACTCGTTACCATAAATACAGTATGGACTTCAAGTATTGGGAAACCTCATATAGTGCTAATCGTGTTTTACGGAATGTTTATCTATTTGAAGCTTCAGGTGCTGCTCAATCAGATACAAAACGATTCTGGCTCTCGCCCAACCCAAGCGAACCGTTCTATTCCTGGCTACAACAGAACCAAGTTGATTTCCAACCAGGAATATTGCCGAGATTCGTGGACGGTGGAAGCGGGCGAGCATATTTCGTCGGTGACAAAGTAGTAAAATTCACTCGCAATCGTGTTGAAGCAAATGTTGCCAAGGCCGCTATTGGTCAGGACGCACCCGCAGCAGTTATCAATGTTTGGCGCATCCCTGGCGGCGAACCATTGTGGGCAATCCTCCAGAAGTATGTCAATGTCAATGTTGAGCAAGAACTAAAAGATGCTGCCGATATTGCTACCGCATTAATGGATGATTTGAGAGAGAAAAACCCAAACTTCACCCACTTCAACAACAAGCAAAAGCAGTTTTTGGCAAAACAAGCCTTACAACGATATGGTAAACCTATGACCCTATTACCCTATGTTGTCTCCGCTATGGATGCCATCAACCAGTTGTATTTTAGAACTGGATTTACCCACGACGATGCTGGACCTACCAATATTGGTAGAGATATGAGTACGGGCAATATAGTCTTCCATGACCTCGGCCCTAACCTTACTAAGAACTTTAAGCCGCGAGACATGCTGGACAAAATACATCAAAACAGAGCCGCACTTGGCCTACCAGCATTAGCGGAAGTTTAACTAATGTCCCGTCCCGTATGAGGACTGTATAGCCATCGCTTTTCTTCGTAATCGAAATTACCTTCATTACGAATCTTCATGACCGTTACATTAGGCGCAATATGCTGGAGAACCTCATCCATATCATCAAAGAAAACAGAAATCCCTAATCGGTCGATTTCCTTTGACTTTTGTTCAAAAGAATTGACCATAATGATTTCGTTATACTTGATATGGAATTTGGCTAGATCATCTTCAATGCTCTCCAAATTATCACGATAGGTGATGATATAGATTTTGCCAGGCCAAGAGCTTGTCAAAATCCTAAAAAACACTGGTGATTCATCAATAGTTCCGTCCAAATCAATGCCAATAGATGGCTGCGGGCACTTATGAACGTTCTCCAGAATGCCTAAAACATTAGCCTTTGACAA